CCAATACCAAACTCTTGTATTTTTATTTATTGATCCAAAATCAAATTTACCACCCGGTACATTAAGTAAGTGTACTATTTTAGTTCCATTTGGACCTGCAGTTATTCTATATGTTAAATCACCACCAATTAATCTATTTTTTAAATTCCTATCACCCATTCTTAATAATAGGTCAAACGCGGGTAATAAGAAATAAGAACCTGACGCACCTACTTGTGCGAAACCCCCGACACCACCAAATGCAACACCCCCAAGACCACCAAAACCACCTAAAAATGGGTCAACAATAGAGTCGGTTAATGTGGCCCTTGTAAACCATAATAATTCATTAATTTCACGTCCTGCGGGGATTACATATGTTTGTTGATTTTGTACTAAATCAAAATAATCTTTTTTAAGTTCCCATGGACCGTTTGCTTGTAACCCCACTATCTTTGAATATGCGTAAGTGTATTGAGTTTCATAATCTAAACTTCTATTTGTAAATGCCCTTGTTAATGAGTTGTTATCAACGTCCAAATTAGCCAATGCAGACCATTGTGATTCGATTAACCAATCGTTTACATATTGCTCATATTCTGATATCGCCAGCTGGTAAATAATTTGTCTTTTTCTTCCGGTGTTATAATAGTCGCCGCCATAATTTGTTTATTTACTATAAATATCTTATATTTCGGTATTATGACATTACAAGAAAGATTAAAAACATTAAAAATCGATCCTCTTTTAAAAATGTCATTAAATGACGAAATTTCTAAAAGTTGGCAAAGAAATAATAGAATAAAATTATTTTTAAGAGAGGAGATAAATAAAATTTTAAGAGAAATTTATGAACCATTGGGTATGTGGAAACAGAACCCGAAATCAGAAAAAAAAGATATTGGTGTTATAATAAATAATGAATGGTCGCCATTAATGCAAGCAGATACAAATTACAGTTGTCATACAATAATTGCTAATAGGTGTAATAAATTTTTAGTTAATCTTTATAGGGTAAAAGGTATTGAAGAAATTATAATTGATAATGAGATTTTTTCATATAAAAATCAAATAATTTTTAATATTAACGACACTGAAAGTGAAACTATAGAAAAAATAAAAAAATTTTTAAAAATTGTTAAATATAAGAAAAACGATATTTTTCTTATAGGTTCTCCTATGTACCATGAATTGATTGAATTATTTAATAAAACGATGGGTATTGGTGATAAAGCACAAAAATTTTATGAAGAAAACATTAATGATTTTTTTGACGATATCGTAAATTATGTTTCAACAAAAGGTAGAGGTGATTATAATGATAGAAAAGAAGGTATTGATCTGTGGTTAAATCATCAATCAAAAAAAACAACACATCAAATAAAAAGTATATGTAATATTGAGGAACATGACGATTATTATTTTCTTGATGTTAGTGTAAGTCAGACATCAAAATGTAACTATTACGTTTTCGTATGTATCGGTAAAAGAATTGTTATTTTTGAAAATAATAAATCAAAAATTGAAATAAAAAACAATGGTGTTTATTTTCCTAAAAAATTATTATATAAAGAAAAAATATATGATAGATAAAAAAATAGACGAACTATTTAGGATATGTGTAATAAATAATTTTGATTTTATTTTACAAAGAGAAGGTGAGAATAATTTTATAAATCACACTTTAGAACCTAAAAAAGAAATTATTGTAAATTTTTCAAATAATGAAGATAAAAACTTTGTAAAATTGTTAGATGAAAAAATTGAAGAATTAAAGAATATTATTCAATAATTCAGTACTGAAGTTTTCAGAATATTCACCGTCACCCATTACCTGATCAATAATACCCTTCTTTTTATTTAAGATATTATATATTATCATTTCAATAGTGTTTTCAAATATTGGATAATATACGAGAACACTATTTTTTTGTCCGTATCTGTACGCCCTATCTTCCGCCTGTGAATGGTGAGCGGGAACAAAAGAAAGATCATTCATAATAACCCCTTCAGCCGCAGTTAATGTGATCCCAACACCACCGGCAACAATGTTAGAAATAAAAACTTTTATTTTACTTTCATTTTGAAATCTATCCACACTTTCCTGTCTTTTTTGTTTAGACATACGACCGTCTAATATTACAGAATTTTTCTTGTATTTTTCTTGTAACAGTTCTAATGTACTTGTGAAATTAGTAAAGACAATTACTTTCTTATCTTGTTCAATAAATTTGTCAATTAACTCACAAGTGTATGGTACTTTTTCTTGTGCGATAATTTGTCTAACTTTCATTAGACGATTAATCGTGACACTCAGACTTTCTTCTTTTTTATTTTCTTTAGATATTCTCATGAATTCTTCTAACTCTTCATTATAAAAAGTACTTTTTAAATCCAAGAAAACGGGTGTTATTATCTTTTCAGGTAGATCAAGAATATCGGTTTTCATTCTTCTTAAAACAATATTCTTAGTTCTTTCACGTAATTCGTCTAAATTACTAGCGCCACTTGTATTCCACACTTTTCTATTACCAACCCTGAATTGATACCCCTTACAATATCTGTAAACATAATGTTGCCAATTTAAAGTTAATGGGGATTCCACAATCTTTAAAAGATTATAATAGTTAATTGGTCTTGATGTCATTGGTGTGCCTGTTAATAACCATACTTTAGGTATCTTACTTAAAACGTCATTTAACAATCTTGTTCTTTGTGCTGTATTGTTTGAAATATAGTGTGCTTCATCGACGATTGCAAGGTCAAATCCTGCGTTAACCAATAATTTATAATCTTCACTATCTTCACTATTATCCGTTGTGTGATAGTTTTTGATTATATCGTAATTTATAATATAATAATCAAAAGTAGAACCCCACTTCCTACCCTCAACAATTAATATTTTTCTATCACTATAATTTCTTATTTCTCTCTCCCAATTTATTTTAAGTGAAGCCGGACAAACAATTAAAATCTTTTTTGCTTCAGACTCCAAAGAAGCGATGACAGCAGATGTTGTTTTACCTAATCCCATATCATCCGCAAGAATAAATTTATTGTTGGCCAATAATTTTTCGATCGCCACTTTTTGATGTTCTAATGGTGGTCTTTTTTCATATTTTGAGTAATCAATGATTCTATCTAATTTTTTCTCTTCTTGTAGTATTGCCCCTTTTGGTAACCACATTGCGTGGTTTTGTTCAGTGTCTAAAATCTTACCCCAAATGTGATATGCTTTATCTGTCTCACACAATAATTTTTCACACCAAATCTTTTCAGGTACTTTTGGTAATAATTTATCTTCTCTGATTTTTTCACCAAAACTTGGTACTAAATTCAGATATTTTCTAGCAACTTTAGGTTTAACCGTATGATATTTTAATACATAATCAGATTGTGGTCTAGTTAATTTGAAATTTTTAACATTTACAAATTTATCTTTCCACTCTAAAAGTTGGTTATTAAACCCATCATAAACAGATAATATTTCTCTGGCTTCTACTTCTGGTATATTTTTCTGCATATTAACTAATATAAGTAAATAGAATGTATTTTTAAACTATTTATTAGGTATGGACAATAAATTACCTATAACAAGACTATCCAAGTTTTTCTCTCAAGAAGATTTTGATTTCAATTTAGAATTGGGTCAGGAATACTTACATGGTGATGTGAACATGAAAGTAGTTGTATATCGTGTTGATAGACAAAAAACAGATAATGACAATGTTTATGGTGAGGTTGGTATGGACGAAATAAAATTTTTTCCTCCTGTTGAAATAAATGCTTTGGTAAAAATAGAAGAACCAAAAAATAATTCATATAAAGGGGGTTTGATTCGTTATAGTGAACACGGGAATATGACAATTTCTGTATACATCAAACATTTAGACGAATTAAAAATAGATATAAAATATGGTGATTATGTGGGGTATCCCGAATCTGAAACTAAAATGAGATACTATCAAGTGACAAATGACGGTAGAGTGACATCTGATGGTAAACATAAAATGTTCGGTTATAAACCACATTATAGAACAATAACTTGTGCATTTGTACAAGAAGGTCAATTTAGAGGAGTTTAAAATGGGTATACCTAAAAAGAAAAATAATATTCAAGTTTATCTCGGTAAAGAATTATTACCGAGAAGACAGGAGTTGTTAGATTTTATTACTAAATCAGATCCATACTTACCCGATTCTATTTTACATGATGATTTGGATAGAGGTATGTTAGATTATGTTGAAAAGAATTTTGTTGTTGTTTCTGATGGTAAAAAAATACCCATGATCCCAAGAATTTTAACAATACAAAGATGGGCGGAATTACAAAATACGTGGGAATATAGTGATGAGGAGGGAAACATAAATTTACCTTTTATTTCTGTAGTTAGGAAACCAGATGTTCAGCCAGGTACAAATCCATCCGTATTAAGGACTATTCCCGATAGACATAGATTTCATTATTCTACAGTTAAAAAACAAGATGCTAATGGTATGTTAGGTGCTGATGTATATAAAATACCACAACCAATACCTGTAGATATTAGTTATGACGTTACAATTGTTTGTAATAAATTCAGAGACTTGAACAGATTTAATAAGATGGTTATGCAAAATTTTAGTTCAAGACAAGATTACACAACAATAAAGGGACATTACGTACCATTAATTCTTGAAAGAATTGAAGACAATACACCTATGGATACAATTGATGGTAGGAGATTTTATGTTCAAAACTATCAATTTATTTTACTTGGATTTTTAATTGATGCTGAAGAATTTGAAGTTAAGCCAGCGGTTAACAGAACAATTTTATTAACCGAATTTGTTGATACGAAAAAAATGAGTAAAAAAGTGGTACCAAAAAATATAGACATAATAATCACAACATTATATGGTAATGGTATTCAGACTATATTTGGTGTTGGTGAACCTATGGATATATTATTTAATGTTGCAATAAACGGTCTGATTCAACAATTAGGTGTTGATTATTACCATATTGCGGGAACATCTAAAGTAACCTTTGTTACACCGCCTCCACCAGGTAGTGTAATAACAATAACATACTATAAAGGAACATCTAACGCAATTTTAGTTAACAATCAAGGTTTTGTTTTACAAGTTACCACTGAAAATTTCACATATGACGGATCGTCATTAATTTTTACAACATCTAACCCAATTAACGATATTGTTACATTTACAATAAATGGACTTATTGAAAGTGATGATATAAGTTTTAGTGTTACCGGTACAAATACAGTAGAACTAAGTTTTACACCTATTGTTGGGTCTAAAATTGGTATAACTTACACATATTAAGTTTCACCATATAAATCTTTTTTCTTTGGTTTACATAATTCTTCTATCATTTTTTCCACGACCTTATGAATTTTTAAACCATTTTTATCACAGTGTTTTTTTAACATTTCGTGGTGAATATCACTAATTTTTATGTTTTTTATTTTCTTTTCCATATCTAAAGATAAATAAAGATAATAAAGGATAGAATACTATCTTTTATGTTGAAGATAAAAAAATCTTTGGTAAAAATAAAGATATTTATAAATAAAAGTAATAAAAATATTTTAATCAAAAGAAAAATCAATGGCAACTTCAAACAGAGTATTCGTGTCACCAGGTGTGTACACATCTGAATTAGATTTAACATTTGTTGCACAAAGTGTTGGTGTAACTACATTGGGTTTGGTTGGGGAGACATTAAAAGGACCTGCTTTCGAACCAGTATTAATTACAAGTTTTGATGAGTTTAGAACATATTTCGGAACAACATCACCTGAAAAAGATGGTAATGGTAATCCAAAATATGAATTAGGATATGTTGCAAAATCATATTTAGAAGAATCTAATCAATTATTTGTAACAAGAGTTTTAGGTTTAACAGGTTACAGACCTTTTAACACTTTTGGTATTAGAACATTAGGTGGTGTTACTGTAGATACAACCGCAACTCCTACAACCACAAATGGTGGAATGTCAACAACAGCAGTTACATTAAGTGCGTTTTATACTGAACTATCAGATAAGTTAACAACAGATGGTACTACAATACCTGAGTATATAAGTGGAACAACATTTAATGGTGGTAACTGGTTTACAGTTGGACCTGTTCCTAATTCATCAGTATCTGGTTTAACTGGTACAACAATATCATCACCAATAGGTACAAACAATGGTAAAAATTGGTATAATGTTTATTATACTGAATCAACTCCAGGTGTAGATACAACAATTGATGGTGTTTATTCTTATTTATTTGTTTATCCCGATACAGGAAATACATTTACCGTAACTAGATTCAAGTATCCTGCTTCTTTAAATACGGATTATTCGAATGTTATTGTTGCGGCATTAAGATCTAGAGGTAGATATGTTGGTCAATCTTTAACATTAGAAGTGACAAATTCTTCAAATGTTAATATCACATCTTCTACATTAGATTCTGATCCTTTAAGTGAATTCAAATTAAGTGTTAATGGATTAACCGGTGGTCTTAAATCATATCAATGTAGTATGGATTTAACATCTTCAAAATATATTGGTAAAGTAATTGGTAATTCTGTATTTGATAAATCTTATGTTGAATTCCCTTTATATCTTCACGAGTCTTATCCTAATTTAGTTAAAAATTTATATAAACAAGGTTTAATTAGAGGTTTAAGTACTAGTAATGTTTATAATTTAGACCAACTCGATTTCGCGGAAAGATGGAGTACTGCATTGTCACCAACAGTAGTATCTGAAGTTCGTGGTGGTAAAGTTGCAGATCTTTTTGATGTTATCACAATATCTGATGGTGAAGCGTCTAATCAACAAGTAAAAATTACAATTGCTAACATTAATTTAGATACAAAAGAATTTGATTTACTTGTTCGTGATTTTAATGATACCGATGAAAATGTAGTGGCTCTTGAAAAATATTCAAGATGTTCTATGGACCCTGAAGTTCCGGGATATATTGCTAAAAAATTAGGTACGAGTGATGGTGAATATGAATTAAAATCAAAATTCATTATGTTGGAGATGAAAGAAAACGCACCGGCAGATGCAATTCCCGCAGGTTTCAAAGGTTTTTCAAGTAACACAAGTTTCGGAACAAATTCAATATTGGGTAGTTTAATGTATAAAACAGAATACTTCGATGCGGGTGATATCGTTGGTTATGAATCCGACGGATCTCCAATCACAACAAATGGAGATAAACCAAGAAAAGTATCTTTAGGTTTTTCAACTCAAGAAGGGTTCAAGTATGATAACGATCTTTTAAAATATAAAGGTTTAAGTTCAGAAGATACAACAACATATGCATTCCACTTATCTGTTAACGCCGCGTCAATTACGGGTATAACATATAAAACAACCCCATATGATTTAGAAGGTTTAAATAAAGATAAGTTAGAAAATATAACTTTCCGTAAGTTCACATTCGCGGCTTATGGTGGATTTGATGGTTGGGACATTTACAGAAATGTAAAAACAAACACCGATCAATACATATTTGGAAAAAATACATATGTGTCAAACTGGGAAAGTAATGGTGGTGTTTTCAGTTCTACTGAAGGTAACTCAGATTATTATGCTTTTCTAAAAGGTATTGAAACATTCTCAAATCCTGAGGCGGTAAATATAAATGTATTCGCAACGCCTGGTCTAAACTTTTATGATCACAATTCATTAACTAATCAAGCAATTGATATGGTTGAAGAAGAAAGAGCCGATTCATTATATATTATAAATTCACCAAATGTAGATGATGCCGAAGAAGTTGTTGGTATGTTAGATGATTTAGGTTATGATAGTAACTATTCAGCTACATACTGGCCTTGGATACAGGTAAGAGATGGTGATAATGCAACACAACTTTACATACCACCAACAGGTGAGGTATTAAGAAATGTAGCATTAACTGATAATGTTTCTTATCCATGGTTCGCGGTTGCGGGTTATTCAAGAGGTTTAGTTAAATCAATTAAAGCTGTTAAGAAATTAACATTGGACGAAAGAGACATTCTTTACAAAGGTAGAATAAACCCAATTGCGACTTTCTCAGATACAGGTACAATAATTTGGGGTAATAAAACCTTACAAGTTAGAGAATCTGCACTTGATAGAATTAACGTAAGAAGATTATTATTAAGAGCAAGAAAATTAATATCTGCGGTAGCCGTTAGATTATTGTTTGAACAAAATGATGATCAGGTAAGAAATGAATTCTTAAGATTGGTTAATCCAATAATGGAAGCAATCAAGAAAGAAAGAGGTCTTTATGATTTCCGTGTTACGGTATCAAATGCCCCTGAAGATATTGACGCTAACACATTGAGAGGTAAAATCTATATTAAACCTACTCGTTCTCTTGAATTTATTGATTTAGAGTTCATTATAACACCAACAGGTGCTTCATTTGATAATATATAATCTAAAAGGAGATAAAAATAAAGGTGGTCTAGTTGACCACCTTTTTTATTCTAAAAAATGTTTCACGAGAAACATTTATTTTATAAAGATTATATTTTTATATTTCACCCAGTATACTAGATCCAGTATTCTAGTTTTATATTATTTATAAACTTATTTTATTTATTGTAATATTTATACTGGGACCAGATATACTAGTAGTAAAAAACTACGAAAAATATTTGATAAAATCAATAATATCTAAAAATATTTTTTGATTTACGACATATTTATAATAAAGATAAAAAAAACAAAATAATCTACAATGGCAGATTTACTAATGAAAATGCCGGTTCCTTACGAACCGAAAAGACAGAACAGGTTTATCCTTCGTTTCCCTTCGTCTTTGGGAATTAACGAATGGTATGTAATATCAACACAGAGACCATCAGCAAAAATAAATGCAACTGAGATTCCTTTTTTAAATACCTCAACATATGTTGCTGGTAGATTTACATGGGATGAGATGAAAGTAACATTTAAAGACCCAATTGGTCCTTCTGCCGCACAGGCGTTAATGGAGTGGTTCCGTTTACATGCAGAATCAGTTACAGGTCGTATGGGTTATGCTGCTGGTTATAAAAAAGATATTGAATTAGAAATGTTGGACCCAACAGGTGTTGTTGTTGAAAAATGGATTCTTCAAGGTACATTTATAACAAGTTTAAATTTTGGTTCACTTGATTACAAACAAGATGAAATTGCATCAATTGATTGTGGATTAAGACCAGATCGTTGTATTCTTGTTTATTAATACTATAAATTTTTTATTTTTAAAACCAATAGATATTTTTCTATTGGTTTTTTTATTTTAAAAACTTTACTTTAACATAGTTATTTATTAAATTAACTTATTATGGAAGAATTAAGAATAGACCCAACAATCGCATACGATGTGGTAGAATTACCATCAAGAGGAATACACTACCCAAACAATAAAAAATCAGTAAGAGTCGCATATCTAACAGCAACAGATGAAAATATATTAGCCGCACCTAATATTGTTAATACGAATGGTGTTGTTAATGAATTATTAAAAAGAAAAGTTTTAGACAGAGACATAACTATTGACGAATTAATTGATGAAGATATTCAAGCGATTTTAATTTTTCTTAGAAACACTGCTTTTGGTTCAGAATATAAAGTAACATTAACTGATCCGAAAACAAATAAAGATTTTAATGTAACCGTTGACTTAGGTACATTAAAAATGAAAGATTTCACTTTAACACCAGATTCAAATGGTGAATACAAATATTTTATGGAAAAATCTAAGGTAGATGTTACTTTTAAATTTTTAACAAAAAAACAAGAAAGTGAAATAGACGAAATTCAAAAAAGTTGGAATGGTTTAGGTGTACCACCGATTATGACAAAAAGGCTTGAATTTATGATTAAATCTGTTGCAGGTAATAAAGATATGATGAATATTAAAAATTTTATTGATAGATTACCAATTAAAGATGCTCAGGACTTTAGAAAATTTATAAACGATAACAAACCAGGTTTAGATTTAACACAAAAAACAATCGCCCCATCAGGAGAAGAAGTCCTATTTGTTATAGGTTTCGGGGTGGACTTTTTTCGCCCTTTCTACGGAATATAGAAAGGATCAACTTTCAGAGATATTATTTTTGGTTAAAAAAGGTTTTACCTATTCGGATATTTTGTCCATGCCTATTTATATAAGAAGATATTTCATAAATTATATAATAGAATTAGAAAAAGGTTAAAATAATGCCAAATTTAAATTATTCAGCGTTAGCAAGATTTTCAAATGATTATACTGACGTATTTAATGAAGCTTTAAGACAAAATGGTGGTAATCCATTAACTTCCGATGAAAAAAGAAGATTAATGGATGAATGGAATAAGGTACAAAAACAATCTAACTCTGGATCAAGTTCATCTAGCACAAGTGGTACAGGTACTGTTAGTACCGGTAGTGCAATTAAGGATGTTGGTACAGCATCTTTGAACGCTGTTATGGGTTTATTAAAAACTCAAGAATCACAATCAAATACTTATTTACCTAATTTACAAGATCAATTGGTGGGTATAGATGATCTAATGGAAAAAATTAAGACAGGAACTTTTACTTTACAAGGTATGGGTAAAACACTTGTCGAAATGGTGGCCAAGGGAATGGAAAGTTATTATGCACGACAGACAAAATTATTAGAAGAAGTTAACTCCAAAGCACTTTTAACAGGTGATCTTTCTAGAGATTTTAGAGAAACAATAACAGACGCCAACCCAAGATTAGTTCAACTTGGTATTAGTTTTGCGGAGGTGGCAGATGCTGCAATTTCAATTGTAAATGAAAGTGGTAGATTTGCATTGGTCAATCAACAAACATTAGAAAAGGCGGGAGAGGTTGGTAAGGCATATTTAGGTTCAATGCAAGACATGGTTAGCTTATATGATGATTTTGAAAAAATAGGTATAGGTGCACAAGAAGCAAATTCAGCAATAGAAAGAGCGGGTAAACGTTCTATGGAACTCGGTTTACAATCTAAAAAAGTAATTGGTGACTTAGCACAAAATATGGACAAAATAAATTCGTATGGTTTTAAAAACGGTATTGATGGATTGGCAACTATGGCAAGAAAGGCAACTGAATTTAGAATGAGTATGAATGAAGTTTTCCAAATAGCGGATAAAGTTATGAATCCTGAAGGTGCGTTAGAATTATCCGCTAATTTACAAGTATTAGGTGGTGCAATAGGTGATTTTAATGATCCACTTAAATTAATGTACATGTCAACAAACAATGTTGAGGGACTACAGGACGCATTAATTGGTGCTGCAAAAGGTTTGGCAACATATAATTCTGAACAAGGTAGATTTGAAATAACTGGTGTTAATTTACGTAGAGCAAAAGAAATGGCCGCTCAAATGGGTATTTCATACAAAGAACTCGCACAAGGTGCTTTGGCAGCGGCTGAAAAATCATCGGCGGCTTCTGATTTATTGGCTAGAGGTTTAACTTTAGATCCTGACCAAACGGAATTTTTAACAAACATAGCGAGAATGAAAGATGGTAAGATGACCATCGATTTAGGAAAATCACCAGATTTACAAAAATATTTTGGTAAACAAGAAGTTGCATTAGATGAGTTAACAGACCAACAAGCAAAAGAATTATTACAATACCAAGACCAATTAAAAGAAAAAACAACAGAAGACATTGCGAGGGGACAGGCTTCAAATATTGAAAACATAAAAAGAGATGTCAATTACATTGCGTTATTGGGTATGAATCAGGCGGGTAAAAAAGGAACTCAACTTGCGGAAACATTAGGATTTGGACCAACAGCACAAGCTAAATTAGCACAATCAACTAAAACCGAATCGGTTGCAGGAGGTAAATTGGTTACAGACTTTGTTGATAAAATGGGTAATAGTGTAGATAATCAGTTAAAAGAAGGTCAAAAGATAATTAGGGATGGACTTAAGGCTCAAAATATGAACAAAGAAAACAAAGAAGCATCAAACACAAAAACAACCGCAACAACATCAAATAATGCACCACAAACAAATAATAATATAGTATTTGATTACGATAAATTTGGTAATATAATAAAAAGAATAAAAATTGAACCTACAGTTGTATCACCAACAAAAAATAGTTATCTAGTGGTAGATGAATAATTTTTTAATTAAAACCTATTTATAATATAAATTATAGATGCCAACATATTTAGATTTTAATACAACAAGAACATTTAGGGATGCGTTAATTGTTAGAACACTACAACAACCAAATGGTCCACAGACATTTAATGCAAGTAACTATACAGTACAAAATCTAAGTGATTTTTCAAATGTAGATCCGGGTGCGGTAGATACAAATAGAGCAAATGATTTACAACAACATCAAAATTCTAACACATTTAAACCGTTACAATATTTTGTTAAAGATAGGATAGATACAATTCCAAGAAGAGCAAATTTATTATTATATTATAATGGAACACCATATTTTAGAAGTGGTAACTATAATTTAGTTGGTATAATGACCACATCAAATTACGATAATGAATCTGAATTATTTAAATTTGCGGCATCATATATTAGGGATAAAGATCAAAAGGGTCCCGTGTAAGCAATAAATCTAATAACAGGTAGAGAACCGTTAGTTGATCCAAACTATCAAATTACTGTTGCAAAAACATTACCCGGTAAAGCCATTGATTTTTTACAATCTGTTGCCGGTGTGGAATTCCCATTTACAGAAATACCTGGTGATTATTTAAGTAATCCGGCGAATCCTGTAAATGTTAGACCTGATACAAGAACTGAATTAGGTGCGATACTTCAGGATGTCACAGGTGCTTTAGGTTCTTTAATCGGTATTCAAAGAAGACCACAAAGAGACAGGAAACCTTCTGATCTTTTTATTGAGTATATGGGTCAGGGTCAGAAACAAAGATTATTTGACAACTTATCTTTTTCAAAATATGCACCAAATTATACCACAACAGCAAGATCACAAAATTCATCTAAATTATTTAATTTTGTTGATAATGTTGCACAAGGTGTTAAAAATGTTTTAGGTGTTGAAGCACCGGCAGGTATCGCATATATCGGTGATGACAGAGGAAATGATGTAAAATACGCGATGAGTGATTTTAATGATAGACCTGTTAAAAGTAATTTTTATTTAACTTTAATGTTTGATGAGATACAAGCAACTCTATTTCAAAGAACAAAAAATATCGGTGAGGGAGGACAGATTTCAAATAAATTAACTTGGATAAGTAAAAATTCAAAAAATAAAATAGGTGCGAACAACGAGTTTTTTAATTTACAAAAATCAAATTACGATCAGTCTCTATCGAGTGGTTTTGATTTTAGAGAAGATTCTATTTTAGGAGTAACACAAGAACTATTAAATACATTACCAACAAATGGTGGTGAAGCCCGTTCACATGTGGCAAATGTTATTGACCAAACAAGTAGAGTTTTTGGTGAAGGTGATATTAGAATATCTAGAGGTTCTGCAGTTAAATATACAGATAAATTTACAGGAGAAGAAAGTGGTGTTGAGTATTGTAGAGTGTGGACAAAAGATAGACCATACATGACAAGGTCAGATACCATGAAAAGAGGGACTAATATTAGAAAATTTGAAGGTAGTGTTTTAACAACACCTTATAATTTGAATATTGCACCTATGTCCGATGGTAATAAAAGTTTTGAAGGATCGTCAAATATATTTCCAAATTACCCGTATGGTGGTGGATTTTATGCTAAAAAATATATGTTTTCAATTGAGAACTTGGCATGGAAAACATCTAATAGAGAAGGATTTACAGTTCAAGATTTACCATATTGCGAAAGAGGACCAAACGGTGGTAGAGTTATGTGGTTTCCACCATATGATTTAAAAGTAAATGAAACAAACAATGCAAGATGGGAAGAAAACTTATTTTTAGGTAGACCTGAACCAATCTATACTTATCAAAATACATCAAGATCAGGTACAATTTCATTTAAAGTAATTGTCGACCATCCAAGTATAATGAACTTATTGGTTAGAGAAGTCTTTAAGGATATGTCAGATGAAGAGGCGGACAATTATATAAATGCCTTTTTTGCTGGATGTCAAGATGTTGACTTATATGATTTAGTTAAAAAGTACGCAACATTAAATGAAGATGATATAAAACTAATTCAAAGATATTTGAATGCGGGTGTATCAACTGAATTAATACAAAAATATAAAGTAGTAACTGAAGATATTAAACAAGATGAACCAAACACATCACCTAGCGGTGGAGGTACTCAACCACAAAATATTAATTTAGATGTTAATCTAAAATTTGAGAACGATTATCCAAAAATGAGTACTAAGAATTATATAACTGCGGAAAGTTATGAAACTGCATATTCTTATTATAAAGGATCGTCACCCACACAACAAACTGGAGATTATGACAAACAGAAAAATGCTTTACAAAAAAATTTAAATCTTTTGTTAACCGCATATAGTGCAACAACAAATCCTGATAAAAACATGTTAAACGATATAAAATTATTATATGGTAAGACAGATGTTAGAGGTACAAGTAAAAGTAGTTTAATACAAATATCTTTAAATAGATTAACAGATATTTTTAGTAAATTAGATGAGAATTATAGTACATATAGAAAAACAATTGATCAATTAAAAGTAGACATATCTGGAGGTACGGTACAAGAAGTTACAATTGAAATAGGATCATCAACATCCGCGTTAACAAATAATGAATATAACCTTAATTTATCTTTTAGAAGAACATATTCAATCTTAAAGGACATTTTTGAAAAAATAGCAAATGATCCTTCGTTTGATATGGAAAAGTTTAGAACAACAAGATTAAAATATGTATTTCCAACAGATCCAACCACCAATAATATTAAAGACACTAAGTCCCCAATACAATGGGTTAATGATATTGTTACATTTAGAGACATTGGATACGAGATAGATGGTAAATTTAAAATAAAAGTAACAAACTATGGTGAATATGGTAATGTAGAAGAAAATGGATCTAGTGTTTCGTGTACAACACAAGATTTTTTATATCCGCTAAATGTATCTGCAGGTGAAAAATTAGATGTTGTAGCACCAGTTGCGGTTAATTGTAGACAATCAAAAGTAAAGATAGGATATATTAAACAACAGGTACAACCAACACCACCTCCACCACCACCAAATCCACCTGTTTTACCAAAGACATCATTAGAAGAAGATGGTAAAATTGAAATTAAAAAAGAAATAAAGAAACCACCTATTGATGTTATGAAAAGATTGATAATGAAAACATTATCGGAGTGTTTTTATTTCAAAAAATTAGAGGAGGATTCACCAATACAATTTTCATCTTTAAAAGAAAAATTAAAATATTTTCATCCCGCATTTCATTCAATGACACCGGAAGGTTTAAATGCTAGATTAACATTTTTACATCAATGTATTAGACCTGGCGACACATTACCAATAAAAGGATTATCAGATGAAGCCGATTTAAATGCCAGAAACACAACATTTGGACCACCACCAATTTGTATAATAAGAATTGGGGATTTTTATCATTCAAAAGTTGCCATAAAAGATATAAGTATAAATTTTGATGATGCTGTTTGGGATTTTAATCCTGAAGGTATTGGTGTACAACCGATGATTGCGTCTGTCACATTACAATTAAGTTTCATTGGTGGACATGGATTAGAAAAACCAGTTGAAAAATTACAGAACGCACTATCATCTAATTTTTATGCTAATACCGAAATGTACGATGAGAGATCCATACCAACAAATACAAAAATTGCTGGTGTTGATGCGGAACAGTTTACAAAAGATTTTTTAGAAAAGATACAAAAAAACGCACCAAAAACACCTGAAAGACAAGACGATGTTAATAATGGAAATAATATTGTTAATGGTAAATTTATAGGTAAACCTGAAGGTGAAGAAATAAGTTACGATGATTTAGTCAACGGATTATTTAAACAAGTTGAGAATTATTTTGAAAAATATAAGAGTGCTTATAACACATCTTTATTAAAATATGGTGAAGATATTACAAGTTTATTCTTTTCTGAAACATATAGACCAATAACAAAATATGATGTTTATACACAACCAAATGGTGCTCAAACTGTTGTTTTAGATTTAGTAGGTGAATACAAAAAAAGTAAAGAATTACCAATAATATTGAGAGACGTTAGAGAAAGATTTGTTGATGTTATTGAAAATAAAATACCAAGTTTAACAAAAGACCTATTAGACGCAAAAATACCGGATGCTAAAGTCCCAAATTCAGATCAAATTTTAAAACCATATTTAAGTTCAGAAATTAAAAAAATATTTGATGAAATTCCAGAAAAATTTGGGGCAATTGAAAAAGATCTAATATTGGCTAGAAATGAAATTATAAAAACATTAGATGGGTTAAACTATTTAATCTATTATATACATGATGGAAAAATAGAAAATGAAAAATTCACAAAGGTTGATTTATCTGGATTTACATATGATATTTTATTGGACAAATATTCATCGTGCGTTGATTATATTAGTGATAACCATGTAAGATTAACTAATAAAATTTCTAACACAGTTAATTTTAATAATCCACAATCAATAACAGACGCACAAGTTATAAAAATGATTTCAAATTTATTAAGTGATTATAAAAATAATATATTAAATCAATATACTGATGTACTTGTTTTCAGACCTAATGTTGAAAAAGAAAAATTATCCAAGTCGTTAGATAAATTTTTAGAAAAACCTGATGATATTAAATTTAAATTAAAAAAATACCCAAAAAGAAAAGACACATTAAAAATTAAGTTTAAAACAGGTACACAATCAGATATTACCGACACCAATGAAAAAGATATACTTACAAAAATAAATTCTACAAAACAACCTGTAGATAAAAAACTAAATTATTTTAGAAATGAGTAGAAGTTATTATGATAGATATGACGAATTTCTTAGACAGATAAGTATGTTTTTTTTAAAAAAAATCAAACTAGATTAGATAAAATTTCAGATCAATATTATGGTACTCCTGTCTTCGGGTGGTTAATATTATTGGCCAACCCATTAGCGGGTAGTATTGAATTCGAAATACCTGATAATTTTGTAGTTAGAGTACCATTTCCACTAGTTACCTCTTTACAAGATTACAAAAGAAACGTAGAATTGTATAAATTATATTATGGGGAATAAAGATATTTCAAATAGTGAGGACATTCTTGTTAAATCAGATGTAAATAATTTAATTTATGTCGACCCTAACAGTGTTGTTGTGGATGGTGAAATAGAACCTAGATCTATTCGTCCTGAAAATTTGATGATGTATGTTAATTTGGAGGCGGATATTATTCCCAGATCTATTTTAGTTTCTAGTAATGATAAAAATACTTTAATATCTATAGCAAAAGGTACTCTTAATTTTTTAAGAAATCAAAATGGTGATGATTTTGATACGTCATGGACAAATGCATTTTTAGAAAAAACAGAAATTACAAAAAAAAGTACCGACATAAATGGTAATAAAATAAATGTAGGTACTGGTGAATTTTTTCAATCGGATGGAACCGGACAAAGTTTTGGTATTGATAGTATAACAATAACAACCAAAGGTTTGAACTCAATTCCACAAGTTACAATAAACTTTATAGATGTTAGAGGTAAAACATTATTTGAGTCTCCCGAAAACTCACCATATAAAGCATTTTTTCATTTACCTTGGCCGATATTTTATTTGACAGTTAAAGGTTATTATGGGAAGGCAATTAGATATAGATTACATTTAGTAAAATTTACAACAAAATTTAACGAAGGGTCTGGTAATTTTGAAAGTATGGCAACATTCGTTGGTGCAACATTTGCACACATTTCTGATATACCATTAAATGGTATGTTAAATTGTCCTTATATGTTTAGAGTTGAAAATAGTACAAGACCAACATTTAATGAAGGTAGTGGTACTTTTGAAAAAAAGATTTCAAAATCATCTAGAGGATATGCAATTTTAAGATCTGTTTATAATGAACTAAAACAAAAAAAATTAATTGATCCAAATTTTCCCGTAAAAACACTTAAAGAACTTATTACAATTTCAGAAAGTTTAGATAAAATACTGGAAAACGAAATATTTCAAAAAGTAGATTTTAAGGTTTTCGCAGGTATAGTTGAATATGAAGATGGTTTATCAAAATTAGGTGAATACATAAACATATGGACAAAGAAAAATTTATCTACTGTTAGTTTCACTGGCGGAACAAGGGGGGATGAATTATTTTATTTATTAAATATATCCGATAAAACAGATAAATCAAAAATAAAAGGAGATTCAGACGATACTCTTGAAAAGGGTTTAAATAGGTATAAAGAACTTTTATCTAAAACTAATTTATTTGCCAATAATGTAATAAACAAGACAAGTAGTGATTTTACTAAATTAAAGAAAAGTAACGATATTAAAAATATCGATGATTATATTGGTTATAAAGACAAACAAGTTGGGTTGAATATTGATTTACTTGGTGAGGATTATAAAAAAATGGTAAATGAATTTTTAAAACAAAAAGATGCACTACAAAAAGATGTTGAAAAAGAAATAAATACAATTTTAAGAGACCCTAAAAAGGGTATTGGGTTTGAACCAACAATAAGAAACATATTTGCTGTGGTTCTTGCTAATGCAGAAGTTTACATTAGACTATTAAAAGATACACATAATAAGGCATTTCAAGATGCCGAAACTAGAAAAAATTTATTAGTCGGATTTTCCGATGAAACACCTGGTGGTGGTGCGGTATATCCTTGGCCGGAAGTTAAAAAAAGTACAGGTTCAGGTAGTAAAAGTAAAGTAGTGGCATATCCTGGTGATAAAGATCTATTACAAAAATTGAAAACTAATGATAAGAAATTGTGGCCAGAAATTGATTTTGTTGAAGACTATATTGCGGTAACAACTAAAAAATATGACCCATTATCAGAAAAGGAAGGTGGTATTGGTAAAATAGATTACGTTTTTGAAGATAATTTAGATGAGGGTAAAATAAAAAAGATAAGTACACTTGACACACTAATAAATGGTTTTGGTAAATCTTTAGGTGTAATTCCTTATACAGAAAAAACATTAGTTTCTATATTATATGAAATATTTGAAAGATCATATTATATAACATTATTTGATTCTTTTAATTCAAATACAATAAGAGAATTATCTAATTTTGAATTTGAAAACTTAAGCGAGTCGATAAAACATGACAATGATGTTATTGATATATTAAGAGACAGTGTTAAAAGTTTTCCTGACTTATTAAACTTAATGAGAAGTCTATCACCATTTGATAGATATCCATATTACGTTGATAGACTACCAACAGTAGGTTATATTTCTAGCATAATAGATAGTCCACACATTTTTGAACAATATTACGACCCTAACAGGAATTCTAATAATAATACTAACCCTAAACCTGTTAATAATGATTCTTTATATGTTAAATTAAGTGATGATTTATTAAGATATCAGTCAGATACATATAGAACAGAAATATATCCATTTAATTCAAAAACATATTTGTCTTATTTAAAACAAAATAGTTTTACTGATAATGAGTTTAAATTTGGTAACACTTTAAAAGTCAATACATCGGAAGGATTTATTTCAACAGAGGTGAATCCCGAATTATGGGTTAAAGATAATTTTAAGAATAATATATTTTCAAATAAATTGTATTTAGGTACCACTACAGTACCAGTACCTGGTACGGTACAAACATTCGGTTTAGATACTAAAGTCAATATTTTAAATACACCATATTTCCACAAACAATTATATTCCGATTTCTTCAAATCAGGAAGAGTTGGTAAGTATGTGGGTTCTGCATATTTATTACTTAATTCATTACCTTTTAAAGATTTGGAAGATAGATTTTCAAATAACATAAAAGTATCTTCTTTATTTAGAGAAATAGGTTCAACACATTTTATACCATATCATTTACTATTAAAATGGGGATCAATATATCACAGATATAAAAAGAAAATTTTAGACAATAATGATATATTAGATGGTTTTTTAAGTACATCAAATATAACCACAAATTTTAATGGTAGTGAGTTTTTTGATAATAATTCTGGATTTACATTTACATTAAATGGTAGTGGTGTGACATATTCTAATAATTCTGATGTAGGTATTCATCCATATTATGATGCTATATTTCACCAAGTAGTTAATGGTTATAATCATTATGATGTATTTTCAGGTAGTCCTTCTTTTGATGTAAATGTTGTTGCAGGTGGGATTATAGGTAATGCTCGAGTTGTGACAAACGGAATGAGATATTGGACAACATTTGTTGATAATTCCAAATACGACCCGAAAGATCTCAGATTTACTGTATTACCATCAGATGGGGGTAATTCATATATACCACAAAATAATTTTTTTGAACAAGAACAAAAATACACAAGAATAATTTGGGAGGATGAGGGTTTATTTAAAAATTTTAGTGGATTAACATTTGCTTCCCCATACCAATATACCAGAAATTATAATAGTGGTTCCACAACTAATGATAATATATTTTCTATGGACACAAACTATAGAAAAGTTATCGATTTAATTGCAACATTTAATCCAGATATTCTGAACGAAATGGAAGAAATGTTCATAAATTTTGCAACGTCGACAGTAAAAGAAGAATTACCTTATAAAAAATTTGAAAGTGTTTTTTATGATAAGTTTCAATCTATTTTAAAAGATTTGTGTAGTGTAGAAAAAATATCAACAGATACTGGTAGAACAGATCAAATTATTATTGATATAAAAAATAGACAAAAAGACAAGATACAGAACATACATACAAAATTATTAAGTAAAGATAATTTAATAAAATTTACAAACGGAAACCCTAAAGAAATTGATTCATATGTTGTTAATGGGTTTGCAAATATAAATTCTGGAAGTACATTTAGTTATAATACATTTAATATTGCTCAAGTATCGCCCAATTCAAAATATATTGATCTTTATTTAGGTGAAGATATTGATAATAAATATTTACAATTTTTTGCAACAAATGATATTGAGTTAAGTGAGGACAATGTAATTCAGTTTAGATCGTTAGCACAAATATTTGCTGGACATTATTTAAACACCGCATCACCAACTAAACCTGATTTTATAGATTATATTAGAAAAAATGTTTTAGTAATTGATTCAACAACAACTTTAACAAAAAGACATACCGAATTTTTACAAAATTTAATTTCACAGTTTAGTAAGTTAACAAAAACAACAGATGCACAAAGAATGACACCAGTTAGTGGTTTTGGTGATGAAATATTAAAACTAGAAACATATAATTTTTTCAAGTCATTTAATGATAAGTGGATTGGAGGTAATTCAATCGGTCAAAGATTATTATTTGAAGAATTTTTATTTTTAGATAAGGCAAACAAAGATATTGGTTCTGATGCGTATTTTAATATACAAAAATTAATACCATTAGGTGACACAAAAAATCAAAAATTAAATTTATACAGTGTTATTTCTGTTTTAATACAAGGTACCGGATTTGATATGAGAGTACTTCCCTCATATATAAATTTTTATGGTGCAAATTATAGTAATAAAGTTAAATTGATTCCTTCCAAAAAATTAGCCAAAAATTTGTTTGGTACGTTTTTAGAAGTTGATTATCAAGAATCGTCACCCAAAGTAATTTTACAATATACTGGACCAACATCAAAACATTTGGATCTTAACAAATATAATAAAGATTATAAATTTATTGATGACAGTTTTAATATACAAGATCAAAATAGAAATCCATTAATAATAACCGCACCTGCTGTATTTGATAATGCTGAATTATCAAAATCAAATAGAGTCGTTGCATTCGAGGTAAGTTTTGGTGATCAAAATCAAGGCATTTTTAAAGGAGTACAACTTGACCAATCATCATTAAAAAATACTACCGAATCATTTATTGCAATGGAAAATTTAGGTAGATCTGAATCAGGTGCAAATGCATATCAAGTAGATATTGGGTTATATGACATATACAGACAATCTTCATATACATGTCAAGTTAGTTCTATGGGTAACGTCATGATACAACCAACAATGTATTTTTATCTTAAAAATATTCCAATGTTTAAAGGTACGTATTGGATTACGGAGGTTACACATTCTATAAGAAATAATAATATAACAACAAATTTTACGGGAACAAGAATACCATACGCGTCTTTACCTGATCCAAAAGAGGCCACTATGGCAACCTATAGACCTTTATTTGAGTCCATAGTAAATAAAGCACAAATAAAGGTTAAAGAATCATTAATAAAGAGACCTGAAAGTGAAATATCATTAACAGTACAAGATGGAAGGACAGTGACAGTAGACTTATCTGGTAAATCATTTAATGGTGAAACATTAGTACACAGGTCGGGTGTTAATATTTTTGGTGTACCGTATAATGGATTTAGTGATAATAAAACAACTGGTGAAAAATATATACAATTAATTGAAAATAAAAACTATTCATCTCCTGATAAGAATTATGAATGGTTAAGAGCGGCGGTAGTTAAAATGGGTGGAGGGATATATAAAATTGATGATGATATGACAATGGGTGTTATCAATAACATTAAAACAGATCCTAAACCAAAACCATTATTATGGGGTGAAATAAAAGATAGTAGTAGTACTTCATATTTTTATGGTACTAGATTTCAAACACCTAATGTTATTAGTGGATCTAAAATTATTACCGCAAATGCTAAATTTATAAATCCTAAAAATAATAAAGAAGTATTTGTATCACCATCATATGATTTAAATTCCACAGTTAAAAAAGTAACCGGACCTGTACATGTGGGTCCATTATTACAAGGATACGGTATTTGTATGTCAGATAAACTAATGAGGGATTTGGGACTAATTGATGGAGATATTGTTTATTTTAAACTATATTGAGAATATTCAAGTTTTTAGAATATTTATAATAAAAAGTTATGGATAATTCAAAATTAAACAAAACAATGGATCAATTTTTAAATCCAAAAACTATCAAAAATGTATCTAGTGATGGTATGGAAAGAGAAGAGTGTGATTTACAAACAGGAGAATGTTATGTGATAAGATCTAAAGATGGTATAGTAGAAAGAATAAATAAAAAATATATTACCGAAGACGGTAGACAATTATTACAAGATTAATACTATGGCAAAAAATACAATACAAGAAGAATTAGAACGTTTTAGGAGTATCAATAGATACGCAAATAAATTAATAATGGAACAAGACGTTCCACCTCCCCCACCAGGTGATATGGGGGCACCCCCACCTCCTGATGCGGGTGCACCACCACCCGGTGCAATACCTCCTCCAGACTCCGCAGCGGGAGGGGCACCAACTGATGCTGCAGGACCCGCTCCGACTACAGATACGGAAGAAATTGATATAACTGATTTGGTTAATATGACCAAAAGTGTTAAAAAAGAATTAGAAGATAGAAAACAAGACAATTCATCTGTCATAAATAAAATGGATGATGTTTTTTCTAAATTAACTGATTTAGAACAAAAATTATCACAAATGGATATGGTGATGGATAGAATAAATAAATTGGATTCTAAAATGGAAACATTGAAAGAAAAAACTCCACAAGAAAGACTTGAAATGCGTTCGTTAGATTCGTATCCATTTAATCAAAATCCACAACAATTTTTCGCTAATAAACAAGATCAAATGAGGGCATCAGGTAAAAATGAATATGTTTTAACAAAAAGTGATGTTGAAAGTTATTCAACCGATGCAATAAGACAATCTTTTAACCCCGATCAACAAGAAGATGAATATAAATTCTAATATAAATTTATTTATAGGATTACATGCACAATTAAAGATTTTTCATTGGCAGACTAAAAGTATCGCCAGACACGAATCGTTTGCAAAAATTAGAGAACAATTGGATGATTTAATGGATGAATTTGTTGAACAGGCAATGGGTCAATACGGTAGATTTAAACTTGATGATGAAACAAAAAATATAAATTTAATTAATTTATCAGAGGCTAAACCAATGGAAATGGCGGAAGCAATATGTCAGGCATTGAAACAAATGACCTCACAAATAGATCCTGAAGATACAAATTTGTTGAATTTAAGGGATGAAATATTAGGTTTAGTTCAAAAAATGAAATATTTGTTAACATTAGAGTAAAATAATTTTTTTTTAAAAAAAACTAAGACCAGATTTCCGAATCTGGTTTTTTTTATTTATATTTTATCATAATCATTTTATAAACATTTAAATTTTAAAGCATGTCTACATTAGATTCAGTACTTGCGCAGTACGAGAAAAACAAACAAGCCACAAGTGGCAACTCAAACAAAGTATCACAAGAAGACAGAATGAAAAAGTATTTCACGACTGTCTTACCTAAAGGTGTTAAAACACAAGAAAAAAGAATTCGTATCCTCCCAACAAAGGATGGTTCTTCTCCATTTGTTGAAGTAAAGTTCCACGAACTTCAAGTTGATGGTAATTGGCTTAAATTATATGATCCAGCACAAGATGGTGATCGTTCACCATTAAATGAAGTTGCTGAAGGATTAAATATGAGTGGTGTTGCTTCTGATAAAGAATTAGCAAGACAATACAGGTCAAAAAAATTCTACATTGTTAAAGTTATTGACAGAGAAAACGAACAAGACGGTGTTAAATTTTGGAGATTTAAAAATAACATAAAAGGTGAGGGGGTATTGGACAAAATTATTCCTATTTGGAGAAACAAGGGAGATATCACTGATCCACAAAAAGGTCGTGACTTGATCGTGACATTGTCACTTACAAAATCAGGTAATGGTAAAGAATATACGGCGGTTAGTTCTGTGATCCCCGAAGACGTGGGACCATTACACAGTGATGAATCAATCGCTCAAGAATGGATTAATGATGAATTGGTTTGGTCTGATGTTTATTCTAAAAAACCTGTAGAATATCTTGAAATGGTTGCAAAAGGTGAGACCCCAAGATGGGATTCTGATAGTAAAAAATGGGTATCCGATTCTACCGCAGAAGAAACCATCGGTGTATCGAAATCATCTACTCCCGATCTTCAAGATAGTGAAGATGTAGATTCAGAGTTACCGTTCTAATTTAATGAACATGGACACTTACATAGACACAATGTCCAAGTAGGTGTCCATGTTTTTTTATCTAAAAAATTTTAAGAAATGGCAAAAAGTATAAAGAAAAAAGAATTTAATTACAAAGAGAAATTCTCTTCAAAAACCAAATATAAGGAAACAAATTTCTATTATTGTGGTGAGGCCTTTATGAACGCTTGCGGATTACCCGGTCCTGTTATGGGTGGTGTTAATATGTTTTTAGGACATTCGAATTCATCTAAGACAACTGCACTTGTATTAACGGCAGCAGACGCTCAAAAGAAAGGTCACTTACCTGTATTCATTATTACAGAAAAAAAATGGAGTTGGGATCATGCTGTCGAGTTAGGATTAAAAGCTGAAAAAGATAGTAATGGTGAATGGGATGGTGATTTTATCTTTAATGATAGTTTTGATTATATTGAACAAGCAACAGAGTTTATTAATGAGGTATTAGATGCACAAGAAAAAGGTGAAATTGATAGGTCTATATGTTTCATGGGTTGAGTTACCCGACAATACATTTGGTCAACCGGAAATTAAGGCTAAAGGTGGGGAAGCATTATGGTTAGCGTCATCATTAGTATTCTTATTTGGTAATCAAAAGAAAGCGGGGATCAATCATATTGATGCAACTAAAGATGGCAGAAAAGTTTCTTACGCAATTAGAACAAAAATCTCAATACTTAAAAATCACGTTAATGGTTTGGGGTACAAAGATGGTAAAATCATTGCGGTACACAATGGATACATTCCTGACACAAAAGAATCACTTGAAGAATATAAGGAAAAATATTCCACATATTGGACTAATAAATTAGGTGGAGGTGATTTTAAATTGACGGAAACATTTTCTCAATACGATGATGAAATTGAAGGGTAACAATATTTTTAACTAATAATATGAACATTAATGTCAACCTTACTTGTTGATGGTGACAATTTACTTACAATTGGTTTCTACGGTGTTAAAAATTACTTCTACAAGGGTCAACACATTGGAGGTATCTATCATTTTCTTAATACACTTAGAAAATCTTTTGAGACATATAATTTAGAAAAGATAGTCGTTTTTTGGGATGGTGAAGATGGTGCAATTCAACGTAAACGTATATACGAAGGGTATAAAGAAAACAGAAAGTCTAGATTAAGATCAGAAGAGGAAATAAGTTCATACAATTATCAAAGAAACAGAATAAAACAATATCTTGAAGAGATATATGTTAGACAGGGTCAGTATGATTTTTGTGAAACTGATGACTGTATTGCTTATTATACTCAAAATTCACCCAAAGAAAAAAAGATTATTTATTCTTCAGACGGAGATTTAACTCAATTGGTTTCCGATAGTACAATAATTTACAATCCGGGTCACGGTAAATTATACAAAGAGAATGACACTATTCTTTACTTGAAAGAGGAGATCCACATTAAAAATGTAAAGATCGCTAAAATACTATGTGGAGATTCGTCCGATAATGTTTTTGGTATCAGAAATTTTGGAATTAAAAAATTAATATCTATATTTCCTGAGATCAAACACATACCAGTTACAATAGAAGAAATTAGAGAAAAAACTAATATTCTTTTTGAAAATGATAAGAATAATAAAACAATATTAAACTTATTAGGTGGGGTAACTAAAAAAGGTATTTTAGAAGAAGAGTTCTACGAATTAAATACCAAAGTAGTTAGTTTAGATCAACCATTTTTAACCGAAGAAGCAATAGAAGACATACAATCGTTAATTGATGGAACATTAGATCCTGAAGGTAGATCATATAAAAATACCATAAAAATGATGATGGAAGATGGTCTATTTCAGGTATTACCAAAAAGAGACGATGCGTGGACAATATTTTTCAATCCTTTCCTAAGATTAACCAGAAAAGAAAAAAATAAAAGAATAATCAAAATCAAAAATCATGACTAACAATCAAGAAATCACAAAATTTGAGTTTTTAATGACATTAGGTAAAAACATTATCTGTCAAAGGTACTTTAACGTAAAAGATCATAATCCGAAGGCAATGAGATCAATGGATTTACATTATTATGTAAAAGAAATTTCAGATAAAATTTCTGAAGATTTAAAAATAAAAAGTTCCGATTATCTATGTGAAAATCAAAATTATTTTTTGAATTCCGATAATGTGGAAGATATCAATGAGAAGCTAGAAGAATATTTTTTAATCCAAATTAAGCTCGGTGACGATGTATTTATTCAAAGAATGTTTCCGGCTCACTACTATCATCCAAAGGTTAGGTACACGGTTGATATTAGACCAAGACTAAAAGTAATTTTGTCAGATTTGACTGAAATTCTGTCAATGTCTCAACCAGAAACAACTTATTTACAATACGAACTTTAATAAAAAACTATTATGAAGGAAAAAAATTTTGGACATCTAGGGTCATCGTTTCAACAATCGTTAATAAAAGCAATTATAGAAGATAAAAAATATGGAGATACAATTATTGATGTTATAGAAAGTAAGTATTTTGATAATAATTCTTTTAAGTATATCATGGAAAATTTAAAAGAATTACATAGAACTTATAGTAAAATACCTAATTACAATACTTTGGCCCAAAAAATAATGGGTGAACACACAAATAAAGATAATGGTAAAATTCATATCGACACATTAGAAAATATTAAAAACAGTACCGAAGATGATATAATGTATGTGAAAGATACCGCACTTAATTTTTGTAAACAACAGAATTTAAAAAGAGAATTAAAAACGGTAACAAACATTATTGAGAATGGTAATTTTGAGGAATATTCAAAAATCGAACATATCATTCAAAAGGCATTACAAGTTGGTATAACCAATGATGATGTTGAAGATGTTTTGGATAACATTGAAGATGCTCTTAAAAAAGACTATAGACATCCAATTCCAACCGGTATTCATGGTATCGATAATTTATTGAAAGGTGGTTTAGGTAGAGGTGAACTTGGAGTTGTTTTAGCACCAACAGGTACAGGTAAAACAACAATACTTACGAAAATATCTAACACTGCATATATATACGGTTTCAATGTTCTTCAAATAGTTTTCGAAGATAATGTAAATAACATTAAAAGAAAACACTATACTATTTGGACAGGTATTGCACCTGATGATCAACCGGATAATGAAAAAGAAGTTATTGAAAAAATTAATGAGGTTAATGAAAATACCAAAGGTCAAATTAAAATATTAAAACTACCGAGTGATAATATTACAATAGGTGAAATAAAATCTAAAATAAGAAAGTTCAAATCTGAAGGTTTTAATATTGATTTATTGGTTATTGATTATGTTGATTGTATCTCACCTGAAAGATCTGCAAATGGGGAAGAATGGAAAGGAGAAGGTTCTATAATGAGAAGTTTAGAAGCCATGACTACAGAATTCGATATTGTTATTTGGACCGCCACTCAAGGTAATAGGGGATCGATATCATCTGAAGTAGTAACAACAGATCAAATGGGTGGATCAATTAAAAAGGCTCAGATAGGTCACGTTATCATTTCAATAGGTAAAACATTAGAACAAAAGGAACATAATTTAGCAACATTAACATTACTTAAATCTCGTATAGGTAAAGATGGTGTTGTGTTCCAAAACTGTAAATTCGATAATCAATTCTTACTTATCGATACAGAGTCTCAGAATACACTTTTGGGTCATGAAGAACAAAAGGTACAGAACAATCAAAATAGAGCCAAAGAAGCCTTTTTGAAGAGACAGGAGATGGTTAAAAAATAATAATAAACAAAACATAAATTAAAAACAGAGATGCAAAAAGGTAAAAAATTTTTGAGTGATTTGAAATTACACTCCGATTATTTTAAATGGTTGGAAGACAAAGAAAGGTATGAAACATGGGAAGACGCGTGTGAAGACATAATGAATGGTCATAAAAAGAAATACAAAAAGTATTATGACGAGTTATTACCATACTTAAATTCGGCATTGGAAAGTATGAAAGATCAGATGGTTTTGGCGTCACAAAGGAATTTACAATATAGACACGAACAAATAATGAAACATAATACAAGAATGTTTAATTGTACTTCTGGTCACATTGCTAGAAACAGGGTCTTTCAAGAAATTTTTTATTTAGCGTTATCTGGTTGTGGTTTTGGTGGTGGTTTATTGATACCATTTGTTAAGAATTTAAGTAGAATTCAAAAAAGACTAAATGGTACTAAAACATATGTCGTTTCTGATAGTATTGAAGGATGGTCAGATGCTTTAGGTGTATTAATGTCTTCTTATTTTGTTGATAAACAACCTTTCCCTGAATTTGCAGGATACGAAGTAAAATTTGATTACTCACAAATTAGAGAAAAAGGATCATTCATTAGTGGAGGATTTAAGGCTCCTGGGCCTGAAGGATTGAAACAATCTTTGGAAAAGATTGAACAATTAATAGAAAGATGGATAGAAAAAGAAGGAAATGAAATAAGACCGATTTTAGCTTTCGATATTATTTGTCATTCCGCAGATGCTGTGTTATCTGGTGGTGTTCGTCGTTCCGCTTTAAATATGATTGTGGATCCAAATGATAATGAAATGATTCATGCTAAAACAGGTAATTGGAGAATAGAAAATCCACAAAGAGGTAGAAGTAATAACTCTGTATTATTATTGAGAAGTGAGGTTAAAAGAGAACAATTTGAATACTTAGTTAAATTGAATGATGGTGCAAATGATATTGGATTTGTTTTCGCAAACAGTTGGTTTGATATGTTTAATCCTTGTTTTGAAATTTTGAAAATACCTGTATTAATGAATGTAGATTTTTCAAAAATACATTATGATGATATTGAAGAATTTACAAGAATCAATAATGATAAGTTTGGTATTCAAGGTTGTAATTTAACAGAAATAAATGCAGAAAAATGTACAACAAAAGAGAAATTCCTTAAAGGATGTAGGGACGCATCCATATTGGGTACATTACAAGCAGGTTATACTAATTTTCCTTATTTAGGTGAAACAAGTAGAAAGATATTTGAAAGAGAAGCATTGTTAGGTGTTAGTATTACTGGATGGATGAATAATCCTAAATTATTTAATGCTGAATTACTTAAAGAAGGTGCTGAAATTGTAAAGAAAACAAATAAGGAAGTTTCACAGATTATTGAAATTAATCAAGCGGCGAGAACAACATGTGTTAAACCATCGGGAAATGCTTCTGTTGTTTTAGGTACTGCTAGCGGTATTCACCCTGAACACTCTGAAAAATATTTCAGAATCATGCAATTGAATAAAGAAAGTAACACTGCAAAATGGTTACAAGATAATATGTCTTTCTTACTTGAAGAAAGTGTATGGTCATCTACTAAAAGTGATTACGTTGTATTCGTACCAGTTGAAAATCCAAAACAAGGTTTATTCAAGAAAGATATGAAAGGTATTAAACACCTTGAATTAATTAAATTGGTTCAACAGAATTGGGTTAATGAGGGGACTAATCCTGAATTATGTACATATAGTCCTGTTAACCATAATACAAGTTGTACTGTTATCATTGACGATAAAGATACAATTGTTGAATATATTTGGAATGAAAGAGATTATTTCACCGCAGTTAGTTTTATGTCAGATTATGGTGATAAGGATTTTAACCAAGCACCATTTACTTCGGTATTAAATTTAGAAGAAATTGTATCTGAATATGGTAAAGGTTCCATATTGGCATCCGGATTAGTTATTGATGGTTTACATTATTTTGAGAATAACTTATGGTTGGCTTGTGATACTTTAATTAGTACACAAACAGACAGTCCCATACCTGTAACAGGGACAAGAGAACAAGTTTTATTAAAGAATTATTGGTTAACAAGAGCAAAGAAATTTGCTAAGAACTATTTCAAAGGAGATCTTAAGAAAATGGTTTATTGTTTAAAAGATGTTCATTTGTTCCATAAATGGGAAACAGTTACTCGTCAATTTAAAGAAGTTAATTTTGGTGAGATTTTAGATAAACCACAATATAAAGACATTAGTGACTATGCTAGTATGGCATGTTCAGGTACTGATGGATCATGTGAAATTACTAAAATATGAAAAGTAATCAATTAGTAGAAAATATCCATTATTATTTGGAGAATGGTAAAGTAGTTTTTACAGAACGATTTCATTTAGAAAGAGGTTATTGTTGTGGAAAAAAATGTAGACATTGTCCATATGGTAAAAATTCTTTTACCAAAAATAATAATGACGATAAAACAAACAATGAATTAGGTGACTCCCTCAAAGATTGATCTGTCGTCAAGGCGTACCTTGAGCATCTAAGATTTGGTTATACAGGGGGTGAAATCCAAGTCACAAATTTTAAATCGCAACATATGTTGCGATTTTTTATTTATTACCATTTTAATATTCATTATATTTATAAACATGGCGACATATGGTATAGATTATCCATTTAGAGATAGTAGAAAAGGTGATTTTTTAAGAATGACCGAAACTACCGAAAAAGAGGTGAGAGCAAATTTATTACATCTTCTATTAACAAGGAAGGGTAGTAGATATTATTTACCCGACTTTGGTACTAGATTATATGAATACATTTTTGATCAAAATGATATAGTTGCATATAATTTAATTGAAGATGAAATTAGAGAAAGTGTTAGAAAATATATACCAAATTTGGATATAAACTCAATAAAAATAATGTCTGGTGAAGATGATCCTGATAGACCAATTGCATCAATGGAGGATGAAGACAATAGACTATTTAGAGTTTCCGATTATTCTACAAAACCATATACCGCAAAAGTAAAAATAGACTATACTGTAAATAATGGTACATTTTCGTCTTCCGACTTTATAATTATTAACATATAAGATGGCAAAAAAAATATCATACGCAACAAGGGATTTCGCTGGTTTAAGAGAAGAATTGGTTAGAATGACCAAAGATTATTATCCCGATCTAATTAAGAACACTAACGACGCATCTATATATTCTGTTTTATTAGATATAAATGCGGCTGTTGCAGATAACCTACATTTTCACATTGATAGAGTTTGGCAAGAAACAATGTTGGATTTTGCACAACAAAGACAATCTCTATTTTTCATTGCTAAAACATATGGTTTAAAAATACCTGGAAATAGACCTTCGGTTGCGTTGTGTGATTTTTCAATAACAGTTCCAGTTAGAGGTGATAAAGAAGATGAAAGATATGAAGGTATTTTAAAAGGGGGTGCACAAGTTTCTGGTGGGGGACAGGTATTTGAAACTATTGACGATATTGATTTTTCAAATCCGTTTAATAATAGAGGTGAACCAAATAGATTGAAAATACCAAACTTTGATGCAAATAATCAGTTAGTATCATATACAATCGTTAAAAGAGAACCAGTTGTTAATGGTGTTTCAAGAATTTTTAGAAGAGTCATAAATGAGTTAGATCAAAAACCATTTTTAAAACTTTATTTACCCGAACAAAATGTTTTGGGTGTTACTGCAGTAATACACAAAGAAGGAACTAGTTTCTCATCCAATCCAAATTCTGGTGAATTTAATACGTCAACAAATAAATGGTATGAGGTTAAATCACTAATTGAAGATAAAGTTTTTGTTCCCGATCCAACATCTGTATCTGATAGAGATAATTTTAAAGCAGGAAATTATATAAATGTAACTAACAAGTTTGTTACGGAATATACACCAGAGGGTTATTTTTCGTTAACGTTTGGGTCTGGAAATGTTGATCCATTAGATAATTTAGATAATTTTATGACTAATAATATGAAAGTAAATTTAGGTGTTTATCTAAATAATCTTTCATTAGGTGCATTACCCAAGGTTGGGACAACATTATTTGTAAAATATAGAATTGGTGGTGGTAAAAGTACTAATCTCGGTGTAAATGTAATAAACAGTGTTGATGAAGTGGAATTCAATGTTAATGGTCCAAATAGTACAATTAATAATCAAGTTATTAACACATTAAACGTAACTAATATAACACCGGCTGTTGGCGGTTCCGATCAACCAACAATAGAAGAATTAAGAAATTTAATTGCATATAATTTTGCCGCACAAAATAGGGCGGTCACTTTAAATGACTATAAATCTTTGATTGAAACAATGCCATCCACATATGGGGCACCCGCCAAAGTTGAAGTTATGGAAGAAGATAATAAAGTTAGAATTAAATTATTATCATATGATGATAGAGGTAATTTAATTGATATCGTCTCCAATACATTAAAAAATAATATTTTAAATTATTTATCTGAATTTAGAATGATAAATGATTACATCGATATTGTTAGTGGTCAAGTAATAGATTTGGGTTTAGAAATAGACTTAATCATAGATAAGAACGTAAACAAGACAGAAGTAATTAAAGAAACAATAAATAAAACAATTACTTCATTTAGTATAGATGGTAGAAAAATGGGAGACCCTTTATTTTTGGGTGATCTATTTAAAGAACTTGGTAATGTAAACGGTGTAATAAATGTTGTTGATATTAGAGCATTTAACTTATTAGGGGGAGAATATTCCACTGCTGAGGTTTCACAACCGTATGTAGATGATGTAACAAGGGAAATTCTACAATCCGATAAAACCATCTTTATGAAAGCAAATCAAATATATCAAATAAGATTCCCAAATAAAGATATAAAAGTTAGGGTAAAAACATTAGGTTCGACTACATACTAAAAACATTTTTCTTTATATTAATAGAAAATCAACTAGTTTCTATTTATTATAAGAATTATGCAAAAACATAGAATTTATACAGACATAGGTGTAGATCAAAAAATAACCGTAGAATTAAAACAAGACTACGATTTACTAGAAATACTATCTTTAAAATTTTCACAACAAGAGGCTTACTCATCATTTTGTGGTGATTATGGTGTTGTTGTTGGTAGAATATCGGTTAATAATGGTTTTGGTCTCCCAAATGCCAGAGTTTCTATTTTTGTACCAATATCAGATGTTGATGAAAATGATCCTGTTTTATCTGAGTTGTATCCTTATAGATCAATAGATCAAAGAAACGATTCAAATTATAGATATAACCTATTACCGGCTAGAAAACAACATACAGGACACGTACCAACAGGTACATTTCCTGATCAATCTGACATCTTAAATAGAGAGGAAGTTTTAGAGGTTTTTGAAAAATATTATAGGTACACCGTAAAAACAAATGAAGCGGGTGATTTTATGATATGGGGGGTACCATTAGGTAACCAAACATTACATATTGACCTAGATATGTCTGATGCGGGATGTCAATCATTAGTACCATATGATTTTATTTACGATGGTATATCTGAAGAAAAATTCGTAAATAAATACACATATAAAAGTGCGTCGGATATTGATTCTTTACCACAAATTGTTAGTTATGATAAATCTATTGAGGTTTATCCTTTTTGGGGCAACCAAGAGTTATGTCAAATTGCAATCACTAGAGTTGATTTTGATTTATCTTCTCAAGGAGTAAGAATTGACCCGTATGCAATAATTGCGGGAGGTAGTTTTACCGATTCAGGTAAAGATGCGTTAAGGGTGAACTGTAACGTTGACAACCAAATGGGTGAAAAATGTAGATTGATAACATTCAAAGGTGATGTCGAATCAATTAGATTTACTGGAAATTATGAGAAAAATCCTGACGGATCACCAAATATAGACAGACCAATACTTGAATTTTTTGATATAGATAGTACAATAGATGAGAATGGTGTATTCTTTTTTAGAATACCAATGAATATGAAATATATTGCCACAAATGAGTTTGGTGAATATTATGAAACAAATGACAAGAATATCGGTATTGCCACACAAGGTAATTATAGATTTCGTTTTTCATTGACTGAAGATACTGGTGCTAGAAATAGATTTACGGGTAAATTCTTAGTACCAAATGTTAGGGAATATCATATAGGTGATACAAGTTTTCAAGGATCACCAACAACAATTGATAGTAGATCATATTCATTTAGTACTAATATTGATGATTATCCTCCTGACGCAAGAAAAGAAATTGCCGGAACAAGTGTGGACGCAATTACTAGTGATAACTACGGGGTTCCACAAGACTATTTTTACCAATTTAGATACGGTAGAATATACACCGTTAGTGAATTTATAAACAAATATTATAAAACAAGTGCATTAGAAAGGGCATTTAGTTTTTTTAAAAAGGATAGAAGAGAATCTTTTATTGGTATTAAAGAAAACTGGCCACAAGAAAAAGATGATTGTGAAAATGTTAATAATTATTTTCCTGTAAACGATGCGGTTAGAAATCATAGATTTCAATTTTTCATTTTAACGGTATTAAATTTTATTGAATATATCGGTAACGTGATTTCTTTATTTATAAAAGAATTTGTGACGGCCGCTCTTTTTGGTATTGCGGAAGCAATAGCAAGTAGTGGGGTGTCAAACGATGCTGCTGCTAGAACATTTAGAAGGGGTAAGGAATTTCAATTTACAAATATTTTTAGACTTCAGTTATTGGTGTATCCTGATTGTTACGATTGTAATGAAGATAATGAAGAAACACCTGTACAAACTCCACCAGTGGCACCGACGGCCGATGATTATAAAAATAAACCACCTGTTGCCACAAATTTCACTGTAGAAGAAAAATATGAGATTAGAAGAAATACCGACATATGTAGAAAGTATGTATTTAGAAATTATAGTTCAAGTGCATGTACTTTAACATATATAGATTGCGATGATGTCAGTAGAACGATATATCTTCCTGTTGAAGAAAATCCGTCTAATGGAATTGAAGTATGTGCAAAAAAAGGTCAAACCATTACAATACCGCCAGGTTTTGGTTCACAAGTAACGGCTACACAACAAAGTCCCGGTGCTTATTGTTCCGGCAACGCTGATGATTCTTTATATTTCACATATCCTTGTGATGCATATACTTTTAAAAATATAGGTTTAAGTGCTTTTACAATAAATAATTTTGTTGATTGTAATAATGCGTCAGGAAATACTATAACAGTTCCAACAGGAACATCTGGTAACACATTTGTTTTTTGTGCTAAAAGAGGACAATCATTTACAATTCCACCACAATTTACTGGTGTAACTTATACCACATCATCAACATCGGCATATTGTAATAGATGTGGTGGTACGGGAATTGACGTATTTTCAAATTATACAGGGTCAACTGTTGATGGTGCCATTATGAATAGAAAATATCTATTGGAAATTACACCACTTATTGGTACAGACCCACAATATATTTTTATTGGATGTGGAACCAATTACCCCATAATATATTCTGGACAATATGGTAGATGGAAAGTAGGTGGAGGGGTATATAGTGTTTTGGCTAGTTTTCTTGCCGATGAAACTAACACAAGATATGATACACCTATTCAAAATTCTGTACATGAAGATCATGGTTGTGTTTTTCCTATATCTAAACTTATATATGTGGAAGATTGTTCTGACGTATCAGCACCGGACCCAAATCTACCATCAGGAATTGAGGAAGAAGGTTGTAATAAGTACGATTTTATAATTGACACAAAATGGACAGAAGATGGTGGTGGTGGTAGTATGAATTTACAGGCATTTGTTTTCCCGTTATATAATGGCGGAACACCACTACAAGAATATGCCGCCGCGAGAAATGTTTTAATGGGTTGTAGACCAGGTGATTGTTACCCAACAAATTCAAGTACATATAATGTTGGTTGTATTAGTAATGGTTCTATTGGTGCCGGAACTAGTTTATGGGATCAATTGGATGGAAATTATTCAACAAATATTTTACAATCACATCCCGATCCATGCTTTAGTGGTGTACCATGTAATGTTGGTGCTGTTGCAAGTATTTATGCCAAATGGCCAACAGATCCGAATGGAGGATTTAGAAATGCCACAACAAGATGTATTGTGAATGGTGCATATGCTGGCGAAGTAAAGAAAAAGGGACCATATTATTGTGATCAAGGATTAACACAAAGAGGTACATTATCAGGATATTCTGAATTTAGAGATGGTGTTTATAGTATAGTACCATTAGCAGGAAACACATTTACAATGTTAAAATCTTTTAGAAGAAGAAAATTATTCCATAAGCTAATGTGTGGAGGGGTGGTATCATATACATTTAATGATTCGTGGTTATTAGGGTCACTATATTTCTTTCAATTTATGAAAAGAGGAAGTAATAGATTTTGTAAAGAATGTGTGTATAAAGTTCAAGACGCAACGGGCCTCCATTTCTATTATAGATCTACACCATATAGTCCGAGTTATTCGGCATCAGAAACACAATATGATTACGATCCCGCAACTGGAACTCAATTAGGTGTAAATACTTCTTTAACGAGTGATTATGCGAACAAAACAAAAGGATTTTATGGTCAAGTTAGGGCAATTGATTATGGTGCAAATTTTAGTACTCCATTACCTTTTATGAATTTAATTGGTGATTTGTTTAATGGGTTAAATTACAAAAGAGAAATAAATTTCCCAACAACAATTATTGATTTAGGACCAAGAAACACTTGGATTAATGAAATATGTACCGATCCTGAGTTAGATGTTAATTGTTCGATATCTAGAAGTATAGGTGCAACATCATATAAAGGATTAGATGATTTAATGGAATATATTGTTCAATCTAAAGAAATAAAAGAAAGGGGAAAATTAGATGTACAAGATTTATTTGATGCAAGAGCAAACGGACTAATAGATGGTGATATCGCCCAATTAATGAATTTTAATACACAATCGGGAATTTTTCCATTTGAATATGAAGAATCATTTTCACCATACACAGCACAATACAGTACGGTATTTGATGGTAAAGGTCCAGTCGGTCTTGATTTTGTATTTAGTGAAGATGATCCCGATACGGTTACATTTGAAAGAGCAGGTGAACTAATTAGAAAATGTTTAAATGAACCAACAAGGCTTGGTGACGTATCCCAAAGAGTTCCATATTATATGTGGGATACTATAGGACATGGTTTCGGAGAATCAACAACTGGTAATATAGGTAGTGATGAAGGACAAAGTTATTATAGTGGTAAAATATATAACCAAAAAATACAATTAATGAAGGGTAATATGAATCCTGATCCAAACGCAAATCCGTTGGATGATGATTATTTTGATCCCTATGTTTTACCACCAATAAGAGATTGTATTGATGCTGGTAGTGGTGAAAAGAAATATAATGACAATTATAAAGAACATACTGTGAATGGTGTCAAAAGACATACTATGGAAATTGGTATACCATTTCATTATTATTTTGGATTAAGAAAAGGTAAGACCGCCTTTGATAAATTTATTGAATTTTACGGACCTTTCTAATATGTTTATAAAAGATTTATTTAGTAAAAGAAGACCAAACCATTTGATAATTTTTATTGATAACAATAAAACAGATAATGGATTATTTACAATTTTTTCTAAATTTTTACATTCCATTGGTCCATATCGGAAAATTGATGATGTGATACACGATCTAAATATTTTTAAAAAAAAATATACAAATAAATTAGATTACATAATCATAATGACAAATGGTAAAGGTAAACATTTAGTACACACAAAAGAAGGTGACGATAAAGTTTTTGAATTATTGTTACAATTAAAACCAATGTTAAAGGAAAACGGATCAATGTTATTCGGTACTTGTTTTGTTGGAACAATAAATAGGAAATTAGTTGAAATGTCACAAAAATTAGATGGAATTAAAATAGTTGCACCAGACACGATTGCTAATTATTTTACTTCTTTATTTAGATTATTTAAACATGGGAAAATGTGTTCATGTAAAGATAAAAATTATAGTCAAAATTTAATATCTAAATTACCACAAAGTCAAAGAGGTATGGAACGAGACGAACAAACAATGATCGAAATAAACAGAAGAACAGATAATGAAGTGATAAATTGGGAAAGTTGTGGTATGGCTTATGAATATAATAAAAGAACTATCGAAGATGGAATTTGTGAAAATATTACACAACCATGGTTAGCGATTCATGGATTAATGAATTATTTTTTTAATACACAATAATATGTTTATAAAAGATTTATTTAGTAAAAGAAGACCAAATCATGTTGTTGTTTATCTGGATTATGATAAAAAAGATAAACTTTTATTTAGAACATTTTCCAAATTCACTTATTCAATTGGTCCGGTTAAAACAGTAAACGAAGTTATTGAAAATATAAAAAAATTTAAACAAAAGTATCCAAATAAATTGAAGTACGTTACCATTAATACATATGGTAGAGGTAAACATTTAATAAACTCAAAAGAGTTAAAAGAAATTGATGGTGATGAAAAATTAAATTTATTATTAAATGAATTGGTTAGTCTATTAGATACAAATGGTACATTGCAATTTGCAACATGTTTCGCTGGAATGGCACATAGAAAATTGGTTGAGGTTTCTGAAAAGTATGGTGGTATAAAAACAGCCTCAATGTATGGTGCTTACAGTTTAAATGGTAAAGCCGTTGTTTGTAAATGTAAAGAAAATGGGTTTAGTAAAAAAACAATAGATAATATGAAACCAAGTAAGAATGGTATTTTTAATGATGAAGTGGAAATGATGAACATATACCGAAGAACTGATGGTGAGGAAATGAGTTGGGAAACTTGTGGAATGGCCTATGAATATAATAAAATAATGATTGAAAATGGAATTTGTGAAATAAAAAAACAACCATCATCATCAATAAGATGTGTTATGAATTATTTATTTAATATACAAAGATAAATGAATAAGAAAAAAATCATATTACCAGATAGAAGATTTGAAAGTGCACCCGATGAAAATCTAACAATTAGAATAAATTTAGATGAATCTAAAAATTTATTAAGAGAAGGTGACAGAGATGTTATTTTAGATTTGGCTAGACTTTTTAATGAAGAAAGAAACGAATGTCAAAATTATAAAATATTTGGTAAAATAAAAATGATATTCAGAAATACCTATTCTGGTGACACAACATATGGTCCACTTGAAAGAAATTTGGCACTAGTCGGTGATGGTGGGGATGGTGATTTTACAGGATATCTAAACTATAATGAATTTGCCTTTTTAAGAACAGATCTTTTAAGAGAAAAAAATGAACCAATATCAGGATCAACACCTGGTGCATTCGTCCCTAATATCACTTTGACAGATGGTGGACTTGATCATATTGGTATGTCCCAAACTGACGCACCTTATAAAAATTGGAATTTTTATTTATCATATGTTTATAGTGGAGACACAACGTATCCAATAAATTACAGTTTATCTGATGGTACAGTTTACTCTTTTCAAGCACAAGATGGTATCCCATTTAGAGTTACTAATAATGGTAAATATTATAAATTTACGTCACCAGTTACACATGGTATAAATCAAGGAGAATATATAACAATTTTAGAAACAACATTAAATAATACGGTACCGGTAGAAAATAGAACTTTTTATGTTGATAGTATTGGTGACGAAATATATGATTCTGAAAATTATGTTTTAAACATTCTAAAAAGTCAATTTCCACCATCATTAACGCTTGATACCGTTATCTTTATAAAGAGATGTCTCGATATAAATAATATATCTGAAACAACTTCAAAGTACTATGTTCATAGACACAAAACATTAACTGAATTAAAAGATTACATCTTAGATAAAATGGGGTTTGAATCGCCAGTATTTGAAGATGAAAAAAAATTATTATTTGAAAATAGCCAAGGTGTTATTGACTATTTGGTTGAACAAAATAGAATGGAATCAGTACTTTTTGATTTTAAAGAACCATACACATTAAGTGGGATAACAAATAATTTAGGTTACACACCAACAGAATTATATGTATCAATAATCTTTAGAAACGATAACGGATATTTTAATTATCCACCAAAAGTCGGTTACAAATTTAATTTTCACGATACTTGGGTAGATAAACATTTTGATGATTCAAATTCACCTTTTGAAAATAGTTTAACAAGTACACCATTTATTAATTCAGGTATAACATTTAATAGAGGTAACCCAATACCAAAAGGTACAGATTTAGTGGGAGCATTTGTTGAATACAATACAAAAGAATTAAAAGAAAGGATAATAAGCGAATCTTTCCATAAAATAACATCACCTTTGAATATTTTTGATCATGGACAAGATACCGCTATGGATGCGGTACCGACTAATTTGGTTGGGTTATATTATCAACCACACTATAGAGTAAAAATTAGACAATTATCACCATATATAGAAACATCAAATACCGACCAAATTTATGGATTACCTGAAAATATAATATATGACAAATCAGAAAATTTATGGAAATGGAGAGATCTATATGATCACGGATATGTCGATGTTGATGGATTTGGAACTAATTTTCCGTTTTTAAATGATTGTCATTATTTAAAATTTGATATTAATTTCTATTTAAAAAATGAGGAAGACTATACAAATAAACAAGATGGTGTTAAAAAGACACAAAATCTAAAAATAGATTGTTAATGAATATATTAAGAAACGATAGTGATAAAAATATCTTAATAAATAACGAAAACGATTTCAAAACAGATCTCGGGTGGCAAGAGAACGCCGAAGAATTAGAAAAAGAAAGTTTAAAAAGAATTATAAACCCAATAGATAATTATGAAACTGTTAGATATATACATGAAGAATATCCAATAAGTGGAGTTACTAATTTTACACAAAATGACATTTGGTTTTATTTTTATTTTACAACAGGAACAACCTATACAAATGGATTAGATTATAATTTAGTTGGTATACAACCAGATGAAAACGCTAAATTATTAAAAGTAGCAACTGAAAGTTTTTTTAGATTAGAATTTTACAAAACACCCAATAACGATGTGCCAGATAGAAGTAACAGAAAATTAGTTTTTACAAAAAATCTAACATTACCATTAGGTGAAAGATACTTTTTTGCACCACTAATAAAAAACATATTTGTTCCTGTTTTTTCGGGATCAAATTATAGGAATAAAGAAAACATGTATCTTTTTTGGTTTAAAGATGATAGCGCATTCGAAGAAACATTAATAACCGGAAATACTTTTTGGGTGTCTGCCAGATTTTATAACGCAAAGGATGGTGAAATATTAAATCTAACAAATAGTGGATTAACACCAACAACTGAAATAGTCGAATCTAGAGACATGTATTATAAATTGGAAATAAATAGAACAGACACACCTGGAAGAACTGATTATTCATATATTGTTTATAGTTATAGTGGATCTACCGGTGCTAGAGTCGGTACCAGGTATAACCCAATTAAATTTTATCAATCATTTTCATAGATGAGAAAAACTAAATACGAAATATTAAGGACAAATACGGGGTTAACATATAACCTACCTATATATTTAGATTCATCGGTTGATGAAATGGGTATCATGGTCGGTTTTGATGGTAAAATAAGTCAAATAGAAGAATTTTGTAATTTTAGTTACACACAAAATGTTAATGTAATTGATGTATATAATACCGTATTCATTGAAAAATTTAGATATATAAAAGAAGCCACTTTCACTATAAATTGGGGAGATGGTACGTCTTCTCCATTACCTATACATACAGGTAATTTACTGTCTACCGTTTCAAAAACTTACCCAATACCATCTATTGGATATAGTTCATACACCATAACGATAAGTTTAGATAGTCCATGGACAAAACAAAACTTAAGTAAAATAGTTAAAATACCTCAAGACATATCAAAACCAAATCCACTTGGTACTTTTAGTGGATTTACTATACCTTATACCGTTTTAACGGGTGATCAAGATTATCTAAATGATTTAGATTACACAAATAACACTGGACAAACAACATTTAAGTATGTTGCTATAGGTGGAAGTAGAATAGATGAAAAAAGGTTATATGGGTCAAATTCATATACTGGGGTAACGGGCGGGGTCGATGAAATCGGTAGTTATAGTGCATATACTATTGACAATTTAGTTTATAAAGATTATTCTGATGGTTATACGATGATAACGGGTACGACCGTTGGATTCACAAAAGAAGAAGTTTTCGATAATCTAATAACAAGGAATGAACATTTTCTTGGGTTTATTGATGAACCGACGATCTATTCCGATATTTTTGTTGAAAGAGGTAAACTTAGTGTTATGGAATATAATCTAAGATTAACTGAAGTAGACAATACCGGTGAATTAAGAATTTATGGAAATGGATTTTTTAATGTAATAAAACAATAAAAAATATATTTATTAAATAAAAATACATGGCAGTAGGATCATACGGTATAGTTAGACCATCGGATATATCACCACAAGATGTTGATATATATTATCATTATGTTGCAAATCGATTGACAACATCTGAGGTTACATTAAAAAAATTAGCCTCTCAGGACATTTTAACACCGGTTTTTCATAATAATGAAACAACCGATGACAATAATGCACCAAATGTTGAAATATTAGGTGGTTTATATAATTTAAAATTATCCTCTAGTGATTTTTCCGAATTAGGTATATATACCTTACACATTAGACCCAAACAAATAAGAACAACAATAACCGATTGTGGTATTTTGGCTTCTTTACCTTCAGTTAGAGGATTAATTATTGATATAAGTAACGTTCCAACCGAAGATAGAAATAAATTCACACCACAAGGATTGGTTGGGTATAGAATAGAGTATATCAACACAAATAACAATACTAAAATACCAAATTTTTATAGAGTCGTAACTTCATCATTTTATTGTACACCAATTGCATCAAATTTGACAAATACAACTCAAAAAGCGATAAGATATCAGTACACTGATCAAGCGACAAATTTAATGTTTCTTACTGTTACACCGTCCTCCGCACCATCCAGTAAACCAAATACGGTACCTTTTATTGGACAACCATCACAAAAAATTATTTTAACAAATACTTTTTTAAATCCAACTACAATTGAAATCGAGATGGTTGAACATGATGCAACTACATTAGCACACGCACTTTATGGTAATCAAACTAAGGCGGTTGCACCGGGTATCTATACGATTTACGATAATAATAACAATATCTATAGACAATACAACTTGTATGAGATTAAAGATGATCTAAATGACACATTGTATGAGGTTAGAGAAAGAAAAACAGATATTGACCAATCATTAGATTTTGATACTATTACAAATATATAATGGCAAGAAGAAAAGTACCAAGTCAGGCAGCAAGTGGAAGAGAAACCTTTAGTGATAGTTTAGTCGGTGTGCAAATTACCGATGGGTCTAGTCAATTAACTAATACCAACTTTGCTTTAGATAGAGCAATTCCTGAAAAAGACAGTAAAAATTTTAGAACAAGTCCGTTTTCGGATTTTTTAACATTAGACACGTTAAAAGAAGAAGAAAATGAATTTTCAACTCCATTAATGTCATCGACTAAAAAAAGTGACAGAGAGTTGAGATTTAGAAATGCTAAAAATGATGCTGGTAAATCTTTATTCGGGTCGTTATCTAGAAGATTAGAAGTATCAATTAAAAATATTATTAAAAAATATCCCGCATCTTTTTTAATAGACAAAGACAGTTTAATTGTAACAAATCAATATACGGCCTATAATATATCATACGATATTGATAGAGACACAACAATTTTTGAAGTTGAGTTACCTAGACTATTTAATACGTTTGAAATAAAATTAAGTAGACCACAAAGTAATACCTTACCTGATGGTGATACTAATATTAGAAACTTTTATTCTTCATTTAAGAAATATGTAACAGTAATCAAAGAACAACCTTACGAAATAGTTGACTTTGTACAACCAGACAGTAAAAGTAACTTTAAATTAAAAATAAAGGGTAATCCGTTTTCTGGCGACACGACTTATACTGAAAATATATTAGTTAGACCAAATGATGGTATTGTTGAGGAGTTTTATAAAAGTTTAGATGAAATTGAGGAACAATTAGTTAATAGAGAAACTAATCCAAAGTTTACTGCATTTTTTGTTGTGCCAAGAGAAAATTTTGATAAAACAAATACAAATTTAATACAAGTTGCATATAATTGGCCATTATCTAAAGATGGTTGGAATATAAAAATAATTGGTTCTGATTTTGATGGGTATCTAGATAGTTTAAAAAATTTAGGAGACGAAATCGATAATTATAAATCTAATTTATTTATTAGATTTTTAACATCACCCCAATTGTATGAGTTTGATTCTGATGAAAAAAAGGCAGAAAGTGTTTTTCAATTATATGGACAAAGTTTTGATAAAATAAAGAAATATATAGACAACATCGCTTACATGAGAAATGTAAGTTATGATGGTATAAATAATTTACCCGATATTCTACTTAAGAATTTAGCGGAAAATTTAGGTTTGACCACTGTTAGTTTATTTGATGAAGATACATTAGATAGTGCATTGTATAGTAGAAGTAGATCTAACTATTCATCACAAAGTATTGGTAAAAATTTAATTGAAGCCGAATATGAATTCTATAGAAGACTATTAGTTAATTTAGCCTATCTATATAAATCAAAAGGAACTAGATCATCGATACATTTCTTTCTAAGATTTTTGGGTGCACCTGAACCTTTAATAAGAATTGATGAATATATTTACAGAGTCACATCAATGCCAAATTCTAGTGACCTCGAAAATGATATCTATGATGTTTTACAAAGAAGTAAATTTTTAACGACAGCATTATTTTCACCAACAACATATCTTTATACAAAAAATATAGAACAAGGATTAACAACATTTAATAGAGAGGGTTATCCTGTTGATGAAAAAACCGGATTACCTAGAAGAGCATTTGATCCAATAAGTGATATATTTTTTCAGAAAGGTTCGGGATGGTATGATATGACTTTAAAACATAGAACACCCGATATACTTGATGAAGAAAATTCTATTTTAACAGGTAGAACAAAAACGATTAAAACAAAGGCAAAACCATATTCTTATGGTGAAGAATATTTTGACGTTTTTAGAACATTACCAGGATTAGATACTGGATATGGTTTGGATTCTGAAATAGATAACGTTAAGGCCAGTTTCTATGATGGAAATTCATCTTATGTTTTAAATAGAAAAAATATTGAAGTCTACTTATCACCAAGTAGGGCGATCGATTATGATATTTGGAGAAAATCTAGAGATTTATTATTAACATTCGGTTCAAATACATTATATCCACAAACAGGTGTCACATTTGCGGAATTTTTAGAAAAGACATTACATTCCCAATTAAAAAATTCCCACGTTATAAGATATAAGAAAAATTACATTGCACTCGAGGATGTTTACACATCTTATTTCACTAGCACTGGTTTTACTTCTTATAATTATATTGATTCACATGAGTTTATACAACGAATGAGTCCATATTGGATGCAAATACTTGATCAAGTAATTCCCGCAACTACATTATGGACAGGAGGTAATTTAATAGATAATAACTTTTTTGGTAGACCAAAATATAAATATAATTTAGGATGTCAACCAAAAACAATAGTTGAGAATTTATACCCAAATTTTGGTGATGCGATAAATGAAGATTTAGAAACAATATTAGGTGAAGAAGAAAATTTTAGAGGATTAATCAATATAACAGGGGTAACATATTGTCCAATAATAGAAATTGATGGATATGTGTTTTCTGGACACCCTTATTGTGTACTTGTTAGTGGGACAACAAATACAAGTAACAGTGCTAAATTATTTAATCCAATGCCAATGACTGGTTGTACAATTTTACCTGATAGCGGTACAACGGCATTGCCTTTGATATGTGACTATAAAGAATTTGTAGATCCCGATGTCGATAAAATAAAAGAACTTTGGGTGGTTGCATTATCTGGGTTGGTTGAAAATGTTGTAAATAAATTTACAACGGGATATACTGCGGGATATGAAAATTACGAACCTTTTCTACAACAACCTAATTCAACATACACATGGGAATATAAACCAAAGTTAACTTTTGAATTTTTCACCGATATTGACGGTAAAGAAAAAGTTAGATTCACATCAATAAAATATGATTTTAATGATTGTTCTGTTGAAGATTATTTTATATATAGATTTGACACTGAATATACACCAATAAATCCAATATGTAATAATGATTTAGATATTAATGTAAATACAACAGAGTGTCAAACAGACTATTGTCCTATTATTGATTTAGATATTGTACTTAAAAATAATGTTGGTATACAAAAAGGTGGTTTTGGTTCTTCTACTTATTACCACTCTGATTGTATGTTTATCACAGGTAAAACTGGAACAACAAGTACAGGAATTAAATTTGGTGAAGTTGATAATTGTAAAATATCTATATCAGGTGCTTCTCTTAGTAAAAAAATAGAATTAAATTTTTTAGATGCTGCTAATTGTGAGACAAAAATATCAATAGACGGATTTCAGAAAAAATATGAACATAATGAGTCTAAAGAATATTATCAACAATTTGTTATCAATACATATATGAGTGGATGTTCACTACCTTGTAGTGGTGAAACATTAATTTCTTCACAAACAGCGGTCACATTTTGTGATAATTTTATTGACTGTATATTCGTACCAAGATTAAAATATGAACCATCTTATGATTATGGATTATTGTCTGATAGTAAAGTTTTAAAAATTGTTGGACAGTTTCCAATAATTCAAATAGAAAACGGTACAATAGATTACAACGCAATAGTACATTATATTAATTTTGGTGATATTGAAATAACAAATGTTGAGGACGTTGTTGTTGGTGATATTTTATTAACCGCAACATATAAACCATGTAATTTCTCATATCAAGATTTTAAACTTGCTTATCTATATGGATATGCCTTTACTTTTCAATATGATTATAATGAAGTAAAAAGTATAGAATGTCTTGGATCTGTTAAGAAAAGTTTAATAACGGGAAGAACAGTAAATAATACAACAACAGTTATTGAAGTTTTACCAACAACAAAATTAAGAGTATATACAAACAAAATAGTTGATGGAGGTATTGTAACTAAAACAGATTATTTCCTTGATGAGAGAATACCTGAACATTTACAATTACCCGGAGAAACACCACCAGAACCATGTTGTCCATATCCAAAAGATTATTATGAAAATTATGGTGATTTCTTATTGAATGTCGATGGTTTTCCTATTGAGGTTATTGCGGTAGATCTTGATTACTGTGAACCAAATATGTATTATAATTTTAATTTTGAAACTTCTGGTAGAGATGTACCTGTCGGTGAAGATTTAATAATATTTAATGGTAACGATAGTCATCAAGTATTACTACAACACAAATATCAAACACATGTTTCTAATTTAATAGAAGATTGTCCACAACAATTCTATAGTGATATTGAAGATTGCCCTACAGAATATTTTACCGAACCAACTATATGTTTTGAAATTGCTGCCGAAGCGTTTTCTAACCCTGAATTTGTAACAGTTAGTCCGGGGGTTATCGTTAATGAAAAACCATCATATATTTTTAGTCCTAAAAACGATACGTTTGTTTATTATGTTTCTTGGTCGATAAATAATAATAGATGGGAATATAGATCATCATTAAATTCAGGTACATTGTACCAATATAATGAAAATCCAAATTTACCAATCGTTGAAGGATCATATTCTTGGAATATTATTGATTTACCATCTGCAAGTTACCAAATAATAAATTCAATTAGTGGAAATTGTATACCACCAACACAACAATTACCGGATGATTGTAGTGATGAAATATGTAGTGACATTTGTTTAATAGGAACATACTCATCAACAACACAATATACTTCATATATCTACGAAATATTTGGTGTGTATAACAATAGAAATTATTATAAATCTACTGATGTAAATTTCCCATATTATTTGATATGGAACAGTGGCACAACTAGATGGGAAAATTGGGAAAACTTTGACGTAAATGTCGGAACATCAGGAACATTATATTCGTATTTAAATTATAGTGGAAACACACCAATTAGTAGTTCACAATATCAATGGGTTTATGATTATAATCCTGAACTTGGAGCGTACATTACAACAGTAAATGATTGTCCACCACAAGTATGTTTTACATACGACCCTGGTGAAACTTTTGGTAATATGGGATCTAATGTTAATCTTAGATACCCTGCAGGATACCATGATGGTAAGTACTACTATAGTTTAGGTTACACAAATACAGGAACAGGCATGACTTATCCATTCGGTGTTGTTGTTTGGAATAGTGGTACAACAAGATGGGAAAACTATTCTAATTATGATGTTGTAAACAAAATACCCGATACTGTATATGGTGTTTTAAGTTATTTAAATGTTAACCTTGACACACCAACAAATGAACCGACAGAAAATTGGATTCGTATTGAAGATCAATTTGGTTTAGTAAATTCACAGTTAAATGATTGTTTACCTGAATTATGCTTTTATTTAACTTCCGGAAACAGTTCTAATTTTATTTTTAGTGGACAATCTTACACATATTATGATGGTAAAATTAATTATATGTTAATTAGTCTTTCTATTCCTGGTTTTATTACATATGTTGTTTGGAATAGTGGTACAACTATATGGGAACATAGGGAAACTTATGACCTTTTCACAAATACAGTTGGCGGTCAAATATATGGTTACTTAGGTAACAATAGTGAATATCCTGTTTCTAATGATACATACATTTGGACTGGTAACACGAGTTCCACATTACCATTATCTGGAATCTCATCAGTAGGTGAATGTTCAATACCATCAAATCTAATATTACCTGAATGTAGTGTTTTAATTAATGATGATTCTAATGATGTTTATTATTATGATTATTCTTCAAACACTAAAACCAATTTAGGTACATTTATATTTTCCGCAGATATTGCTCACACATTAAATAAGATGTGGTTATATAATTCCTTTATATATGAATGGGATATAAGTACTAATCCTTGGTCGACAACATTTAATAGGATTGTATCTTTACCAAGTGGAATAAATATTGGTGCTGGATTATGTGCAATAAATGATACTAAATTATTGTCATCATCATACAATGGTATATCTGGTTTGTGGGAAATCATAGAAATAGACGTAAGTAATTCTGTGGCTACGGTAAATGTAATATTTTCATTACTACCAACTGAGTCAATTGCCGGAGATATAATGTTTACTACAAATAATAAAATTTTAATAACAATAACAAAATTAGGTGGTGTATTTTTAGTTCAATATGATTATAATACAGGTTTATTTGAAACAAGTTCAGATTTAAATACAACTGCCACAACACCATATGGAATATTCCAAGATAATGGTTCATTATATGTTGCGAACGTGGATGGTAAAATATATAATATACCTTTAACATATCCACATACACCAACATTAATACAAACAATTCCGTCATTAGTGGTTTACGGTGCATCACAAATACCAGAGTGTTGTACCGCTGAGTTACAATTAGCACCCACACCAACACCTACCGCAACTCCAACCCCAACACCTTCACCAACACCAACTGAAACTAGTACGCCAACACCTACTTCTACTAGTACGCCAACACCTACTAGTACGCCAACACCTACTAGTACATCTACACCAACACCTACTTCTACTAGTACGCCAACACCTACTAGTACATCTACACCAACACCTACTAGTACATCTACGCCAACAGGAACATTACCTGTATCTGGTTTAATATGGACAACAACTAAGAATACGTCAGGAGTCACGGGTTGCGAAACGGCTGAGTGGGTAGTATCACCAAATAATTTATGTGTTAGATTTAATATTGCGGATTCATTAAACTGTGGTGGTACGTGTGATATAACACAAAATGGTACCGCAACTGCAACAATAACAGTAGGTCCGGTTGATACTTATTTACACTTAAGTTTTAGTGGTTTAGCCGAATTACAAGATACGGGTTATGAAAACATAGCTTTCTATCTTGATGGAACATTGTTAGCATCTGCAACATCACAAGACTTGAATCAAGGATGTACAATGGGTCCTGTTATTCAGAATATCATTGTACCTGGACCATATTTCTTATCGGCAGGAACAACACACACATTGTTTATTGATTTTACAACTGATGATCCGTTGTTCCACCTCGGTTCATATTATGAAATATGTTTAAACTTTACAACATAAATTAAAAAAAATATATTTAGGTATAATGAAATATAATGTTACATTAACAAGTGAAAATTATAATGGCCAAGTTGCGGAGATAACATTTAATCCAGATACCGGCGGAACATTTAATTTAGGTTCACATGTTATACCTTATCAATATGAGTCAACGTATCCCTATGGTACATATTTTTTATATTTTTCTGGTTTTGGTATAACATGTTCGTCAACTTTAATAGATACGTCACCCGAACTTGCTTGGAGAATTTTAGATTTCACATGTGAACAAAGTGCAAACTTTTTAATCACTAATTCACTATCTGGTATATCATCACCATCTTATGTTTGGTATGACGATGATACAAATAGAGTTTGGGTTGCAGACGCGGATGACAATCTTAGGGGTAATATATATTGGTTTACACCAACCACAGCATCTACATCCGTATCAAATGTAACATTTATCACTGGTGCAACTGGTGATGTAAGTTGGTTGAGAGCACCTGCATTGTATATTAGCACTTTTGATAAAACATACAAGAGAATATATTTTACAGGTACAAATCAAACGCCACTTAATACGTTACCAACTGATACTATTATAACAGGAATGATCATTTATGACACAACCGGAAACACCATAACACAAATATCATACGGTAGTGATAATATATTCGAAAGAAATTTTCTTTACGTTTCAGAAAATTTTATATATGGTGACATTAGAGGCGGTTCACTTTCAGGAATAACACCAACAGGTGATTTAATAAGAATAAATAGAGAAAATCCTTCTTTACCAAAAACAATAATACCAAGAAATACTCAACTAAACACTTATTTTGTTGGAGGGGCACCAACTGCACGTGAAATTGGTACAGGGATCTCTCAAACATATTTATGGGTAACGTCAACTTCGGGTTCAGGTACAGTTGGTAATATCGGTGTTTTTGATGATAATTTCAATTTTATAACCTATATAACATTACCAGGATCATCTACCTCAGTTCCCGGTGGATCTGGTAGATATTGGCAATATCTATTTTATGACATAGAAAAAAACAAAGTTTATGTAAGTGATATTGGTGGAAGAAGAATGTGGGTTTTAAATCCAAATTCAACAAATACGGGAGCAACAATTGTAACAACAATTATTTTTAATAAAAGATTACAAGGTAAAGATGTTGGTGTTTATACTTTTAATTTAGATCCCGTTAGCGGTAAGTTATACATAGCAACTCAATTAATTAATAATGTGAATGGAGATGCAACTGTAATATATCAAACTTATGAAATTGATAGAGACACATATGAAATAAAAAGATTGATACCTAATTATTATCTATCCGGTATTGAACAAGTTACAAATGAATACGGGACAAATAGTTTAATGTCAGTAAGTCCTGGTCCCACAGTAGGTTGGGGAGGAGTAATAGTAGACAGAAGTGAAGGTAGTGTTGTTTTTTACAATAACGCGGTTACCGGATTGGAAAACACGGGTGATGTAATAGTTGACACACTTGAAAAATATGACATAAACACAAATACCCCAACAGGTGAAATTAAAAATAATACAGTTGGTGATCCCGACTATGTTGCACCATTTTTTAGTGTGGACCCAACTTCAGGTTGCCCAATAACATATACATTAAATTGTCCTTTTACAATACAAAGTGATATAAATTCAACAGAGTTTGGTTATGAAGTTGGTATTGAAAATTCTGTAAAAAATAATCCATCAATAACACAAATAATTGTATGTGCATTAAATTCATCAGGAACAATTATCGATCAAGATGTATATAGTTCACCTTTTAATACGAATTATTTCCATGACACTTTTTCGGGATTACCATCCGACACTTACACTATAGGTGTAATATATTCGGGATCATCTGGTATATTACAACAGTGTGGATCATTTATAATACCAACACCAACACCTACATCGACTAGTACTCCAACTCCTACTGCAACACCAACACCTACATCGACTAGTACTCCAACTCCTACTGCAACACCAACACCTACATCAACTAGTACACCAACTCCTACTAGTACACCAACACCAACTAGTACCTCAACTCCTACGGTTAGTAGTACACCACCAAGTTCATATGTGTTCGCCGGAAATGTGAGTACTTATTCCACATCGGGATTGGCTTGTGCTGCGGGATCAACATGTGCAAGAGCTTTTTATAGAGACATACCTGTATTTAGTGCTGGTATGATAATGTATGATGACCCGGGATTAACCGCTCCGTCTGATGGTGGTGGAAATTGGATAGTTATTGTTAATTCGACAACTTTTTGTTCTGGAACATCACGATTAGCAATACAAGTTGATAGTGGTGGTGTGATATTAAATACTTTTAGTTGTCCATAAAAAAAATAATTTTAGGTATTTAATAAAAGATGATACAAGAAATAATAATAAAAACACAAAATTATGAGGGGGAAACAGGAGAAATAACTTTTTTCCCCGATACTGGCGGTACTTTTAATTTAGGATCACAAGTATTACCGTACACATATATTAGTAATTATGTGTTTGGTACGTATGTTATATATTTTTCTAGTATTGAAAAACAATGTACATTAGAAATACCCAATAATTTACCTGTACCAACATCAACACCAACCCCCACCAGTACACCAACACCTACGGCAACACCGACACCTACTAGTACACCAACAATAACACCACCACCACCGGTTGTACCATCTGTTAATTGTCCATCATCATTTGAATGTGGTCAAGTTGGGTTACTTCTTTCTAATACCGCATCTTTAGGTACAGGGAATGGGTTACCATGGTTAAATAATGCCGTTTTTATTGAGGGTAACGTATGTATACCATCAGGGGCCATATCTAATAATCAACAACTATTAATAAATTCATCATCTTTAGGTATACCAGTGAATTATTCAAATCCACTTGTTCTTTGTGGAGACCCAAGTAATCCTTGTGATGCTTTATTTTATCCATTGTGTTTATGTACGAATTATGTCACATCAACACAATCAATTGGTAGATGGGTAAGTAATAATAGAGTTTATGATCTTACTGGAAGTGCACAGATTATTTATAATTCACAACCATCAATACCCACTTTTGATTGTTCAAGTGAATGTAGATCTTTCAGGATATATAACGCAGGATCAACAAAAATTGTTACAATAACAGATTGTTGTGATGACACATCTCAAGATGTTGTTATACCATCAGGTACTTTTGGATCACCATCAGAGACATTGGTATGTAGTAAAACTTGGCCAACAACATTATTCTCATTTTCTGATTTACAAATATATACAACAGGTATACCATGTAATATTAATTACAGTGGAGGTACTTGTTAATAAAATAAAAAATATGATATGTTTAAAACAACAATAAATTTAGTACCAACAGGACAAGCGTTCGATATATACTCCGGATTAACATCAAGTACAACGGTTAATTTGATTGCAACCAATGTTACAAATTCATTTGAACATACTTTTGAAATAACAGATTTAGTACTCGGATCGAATACTTTACAACATTATTTTCTAAAACTTTCGTGTGAAGAATGTGGAAATATATTAATTAAAGTTAAGGCACATGACATTGAATATTGCCAACCAATAAATCCATTTGATTTTATTTTTGATTTGACATTAAAATCAATAATCGAATTAGATGAAAATCCATCACTAGAACCAAGTTTAACAAATCCGATAGATTGGCTTACCGATGTATTTTTAAGTAATGGTTTGGGTCAATCACAATCATGTCTAATTTGTCCACCATGTAATGATTTTTATTATATAGGTAACACTTACACGTACCTATCAATGTTTGAGACTGCTTCAGTTCCAAATGATAAAACGTATATAAATGCCTTAACAGGTTGTTGTATAAACTACGCTATGTCGGCACAAACATATTTATTGGATTACATTCCCACTGTCGGGATATCAAATGCAATTCCACCTGATGAAGAAATAGATGGTGTGGTATACAAATATTCTTCATGTAACAATGGATTTAAAGAAAAAATTCAATTGTTAAAAACTCTAGATCCAACTAAATTTAGTAGTTTAATTGAGATTGGAATTTTTGAAGTGGGTACAATCGGAAATTCAACCGGATTAGATAACTTAATAAATTTTTATACCGGTAACACCATAAATAATTATGACGGAATTAATACGATTGGAGATACAATCCAAGATTGGATGAGTAGTGGTATTTTCTTTTTATGTCATGGTCGTGATTATAGAATGGGTGATCATGGAGGATTTAATAAAACAATTGAAGACTTAACAACACCACCACCCAGCCCTATTATACCTTAAAAATAATTATATATGAGTAATAGAAAATATAATATTCTTGAATTTTTGATAAATTATTGTGAAGATAATTCACCATCACCTACCGATGATGATGTTTTAAGTACTTGGGATGAATTATTAGATGAAGGATTTTCTACATCAGCATATACTCAAACTATATGTTGTGATGAATGTGATCTATCGGGTACCACAGTATTTGCGTCGATTGAAACTTTTTTGAAATATGCGGAAGCGGTTAGTTTAACATATGATGGTACATGTCCAGTAAGTGGTTTAACTTGTTGTATTAGTGCTTATGGTAATATTAATTCTTATGACATACTTTTAAATTCTTTAGGTGCAACGGGAGATCCACCATTTCAGAATTGTATAAATATAGTAAATGATTGCCCATATTTAGATTTTAATACAGTATTAAATAGAATTATTTCTGAATTTGGATATAATACCACTAAAGTGATTTTAGATAAAGGTGTAGTATTATTAGGTAATATTTCTATAAAATGTTTACTTGATTATCTGGATACCAAAAGTGAAAATTTTAGAGGATTATTTTTATTAAAATTACTTGATAAAGGAATGATATATGATTGTCAAAATGAAAAATTTGCAGGAGTTGAAACTTGGTTAAAATATGCCGAAGCAGTAGGATTAACATCAAGTGCTGCGGTTCCATAAACTTTATTATTAAAAATAAACAATTTATATTTATTATATCATGGGTTTAAATGTTAGGTTATATAATTTACAAATACCACATAACTTTATTGTAGAATATAGTGGAGGGTCATCAAGTTCATATGTGTTTTTTGGGGCATTTCCAAGCCTAACATCATCTGTTGTTATAACAAATTTGGAATTTGATACGAGGTACTTTATAAAAGTAACGGATATTGTTGATGGTACATCAACAATAACTACAATATATACTAATGATAGTAAGGTTTATGAATGTTATGATACTGTAGATTTTTATCTTGATGTTAGTACCACAGGTAGTTGTACTAATAGTAGTGTTACAATATATGATTTGGTTTCAGGTGCAACAAATTTTGGTAATCATTCATCTGTCGTTAACGGTGTACCAAATAGTTATCGTATATATACAGGTTTCACATATGAAATTTCGGCTTCAACATTTGTAACAACGGCAACAACAAATCCATCTACTGGGTTTATTTATGAATTTAAAAATTTTAGTCCAACACACAAACCTGTTTATATTTTTCTTGAACATGGGGACGGTAGTATAAAAAATAATACATTAACTGATCCAAAAAAACAAGGTGGATTTCAAGTAAGGGTTGTTTTTATTGGATGCCCCGTATGCTTTAATCATTTATGTTATAGTTCAGATACAGAATATAATACAACACTATATTATCCAATGGGTGTTTACAATGAAAGACCATATTATCAAATATGTTGTGATGATTATTATGTATTTTGGAATGAATCTAATAATAGATGGGAAGTAAGAGATGATATTGGTAATGGTACATTACATTCTATTTTATCATATGATGTTGATTATCCTGTAAGTAATCCACCAACGTATATGTGGTCTGCAATCACATCCAATGTTGGTGATATTTTTTCAAGTAGATTTGAGGAATGTCCACCATCATGTGATATTCAAGTAACAGGAACAACATTACCTTGTGATTTTACTTATGAATTGACCATACCAGAAATAGATGAAAATACGGAAATAAATATTTATTTTGATTCATCCGGATCGATGAATTCAACATTATCTCCATTAATCAATATGAACAGTGGAATATTAAAACCATGTTTATTACCTTATTTTAATAATGATTCTGTCTTATATGATCAAAGATATGGTTGCTTTAACCAGTACATTAAATCAATTACCATTTGGGAGATATTTTGCAACCATATTTAGGGTTATTGGAAGTACCGAGTATGGTTCATTTATTCAGGCTGTTAGTGGTGATACATCCTTATCAACACTATATACTGGATCAACATATGGTTTATCTGGAAGAAATAACATTAATTATGAATTAAATACTTTGGCGGCGTCAACACCATCATATTATGCAGATCTGATAATTAACTCACTAAATAAATTAGCATTTAATTTGTCACTTTGCAGTTCACTACCCATCGTAACACCAACACCAACTAGTACACCAACTCCTACTAGTACACCAACACCTACATCGACTAGCACTCCAACTCCTACTAGTACACCTACACCAACTAGTACACCAACACCAACTAGTACACCAACACCAACCGGAATAACCGCTGAAATTGTTGCATTTGGTGAAAGTGATGGTTCTGGATTTATTAATGGAACAGTCAATGTGATTGCGGGGACGACTTTAGATTTATTAGATTTCGATTTTGTCATTAGAAGATTTAGTGATCCGACGTGTACAACATTTGTAAGTGGAAACGCGACCTTACCTAGTTTATTATTACCTGCCGGAAACACATCGGCGACTGATAGTACAGGTGTTAGTGAAATCGGTGTTGCTAGTTTAAGAGTAATTAATTTGGCTGTAAATGGAATTGGATTAACAACAAATCCACAAATAATTACTATTGGTACGAATAATTACAAAATTTATGGATTAAACCAATGTACGGGAATGTAAAATAAAAATAAATGTATTTATTAATGTATGAGCTTTTTAACAGAAAATAACTCTGAGTTTTTATCGGCCAGAGTAACAAAAAAAGGTAGAAATTCAATCGCTAAGGGAAATTTTGTAATTTCATATTTCCAAATTGGTGATTCCGAATATGATTATAGTGCACCATTTACAAATTTAGATGGTACTTTTAAAAAACCATTTCAAAAAGTTTTTGCCCCACACGATAAAGAAACAGTTGTTAAATATCCATACAAAATAGACACAACAGTAACAACAACAACCTATGGGGTCCCTGTTCAAAATTCATATACTGACATTTTAAGAAATCCGATGGGTCCCGCGGGATTTGTTTCACAATATATTGAATATGATGATATTGATTGTATAGGAACAAAGGTAATGTGTGTGACGGATAGAATCGATATATCCACAATTAATGGTTCTTCTTCTATTGATGTTTTATCTGGAGATACATTTCAAACTTGTGAATATATTACGTTGGTATTCGATCAGTTTGGTGGGACCGATCCAAATGTTCCAATAATAACCGGACAATCAAATAGTTTAATTTATAAAGTTTTAAGTATTAGTGGAAATACAATATATCTTGATAGACCCACACCAGACTTATCAACTTTAACAGGTTTTGCACAAGTTGTTTGTAATAAATGTCAAATAGAATTTCCACCATCAACTAGTGTTGCACCGATATGTTTACCACAACCAATTGATCCAATGGATCAACACGATCCGTGGACATTAAATGTTGTGTGGAATGAGAATCCTATAGGTTATAGTGGTTTAACAAACATAAACTTAACAGGTTTCACAAGTAATCAACACATATCAACAAAACAATTTTTAGGATACACAACATCATCCGGACAAACCATTAATAATACCACATCGTACAAAAATTCTTTTGGTGAATCAATAACCGTGACACCTGAAGAACAAAGGGTATTGGCGGTTATACATTATTCAGAGTTAGGTGATATAAGATTTGATCCTGAAAGATTCTTTAAATATGATGATTATTTAAGTACCAATAACAATGTTAATGATTCAATATTAGAAGATGAAAATGGTTTACCATTAACTGATTTAGAATACTTCCAAGTATTTATACCATTTATTTGTTACCATAGAAATACAAGTAATGTTGTTGGAGCGTTATTTAATATGGATACAGTTGATTATGAAATCACGACACCATCACCAATCTTAAATGGTAATTCAAATATACCATATAGATACTTACTTGATGAACAAAATAATAGAGTTGGTAAAGTTTTTTACACTAAAAAAACAATAATTTTTGATGACCAAGAATTAGTTGCTTTATTAGATTACAGAAGCAATAGAAGATATACTTTAGATGCACCAAAATTATATTTGGTACCAAGTGACACCACAGCACCAAATTCAGTTTTAACAGGATCAACAGATCAAACAATATGGGTGACATATACTTTTACCAATTCAGATAAAGGTTTAAATGGTTTACCTTGTAATTATTATTCAAAAATACAGGGCACAACAATACCAACAAGTTTAGTTGTTAAATTCGATACCACCGCATTTAGTTATATGAAAACAACTCTTCCAAATGTTGTTGATGGATTCGTTGGTACTGAGTTTAAAATTTTAGTACAAATAACAAAAACAGGTCAAAGACCCGTACCTGATGATTGGATTGAAATTGATTTTACAACAGAAGCGGGAGGTAACGGAGTTAATTTTCTTGGCCCCGTAAATTTAAGAGACATTTCATTTATTGTTAATTTTTCAAAATATAACAGCGGAACACAATATGTGATAGACAATTATTTTGGTAATGGTTACATTGTACATGAACCATCAACGCAACCAAAGTTTGGTGATGAACAACCGTTTCCTGGAAGTATAAAAGTTGTTAGATCAAGTGACATTGAGGTTATGAATTTTTTGGTTAACTTACCAAGTACACAATTTACCGAAACACAGAACCCAACATATGTTGCTGGTGAAGATAAAAAGATAACTGAGATTGCTCTTTTAGATAGTAATAAAGAAGCCTTGGTTGTTGCTAAATCAGCGAAACCAATTGTTAGAAGAGGAACACAAGTTTTTGCAATCAAAATAGACTTCTAAACTTTACATTTTTAAAAATATCACGTATATATTCTTTTATGAGTATAAAATTAAAGAATAGTCCAAAGATATTAGGTTTGGATATATCAACAAAGACAATTGGATTTGCGTTATTTGATTTAACTGGTTCTAAATTATTGGAATTAACACACTTTTCTCCAAAAATAAAACCTCAACCTGAAGACAAACTTGAGGAATTATTGAAGAAGGCGGATGCCTTCAAAAAACATATCGAGAATTATAAAGATATGGGTATCCTTCGTGTAATCATCGAAGAACCATTGTTAAATTCAAATAACATTTATACCGTTCAGACTTTATTGAGGTATAATACAATGATTTGTAAAATAGTTTATGATACTTTGGGAATTGTGCCCACCTTTATATCAACATATAATGCAAGAAAATTTGCATTTCCTGATTTAGTTAATAAAAATGACAAAGGTAAAAATGTTTTGTTTGGTGGTTATCCAAAAGACATTGATAAAAAACAAGTAATTTGGGAACATGTAAATGCGGTTTGTGCAGATGTTAAGTGGTTATATGATAAAAATAACAAATTAAAGAAAGAAAACTTTGATATGAGTGATGCCGCAACTGCTGTTATTGGTTATGTTAACATGATTAAATTAGAAAAAAATTAGTATGGGTGAATTAGATTATAGTTCAGATAATCCAACTGAATTAACAATGAAAATAGGTGTTAATAGAGCAATATTAAATTTTTAAAAAAATCCGGCAACTTAAATTTTACATTTTATAATTATTCAACTATATTTATATAGACGGGGCATGTAGAAATACATGTTGGTTGGTATCCCTCGGAGTTGGTGTCTCCGGGGGATTTTTTTTTATCACTTTTTTTTCTTATCATTTGACAATGACCGAACAAGAAGTACAATACGAACCGATAATAGAGATATTAGAAGATATTCTTGGTGAATGTAGATCACACAATGATTACAGATACCAAATGTCCTTTGACTGTCCTGTTTGTTCATACGATGTTAAAGGTTTGGATTCTGGTGACGGTAAAGGTAACTTAGAGGTTAATTACAAATATTCAGTTTATAAATGTTGGGTTTGTTGTGAAACCCATGAAACACACGGATCAATATATAAACTTATTAAAAAATTCGGAACACCAAAACAATTGAAAAAATATCAATTGTTAAAACCAGAAGAAGTTGAGGATTTTAAAAATAGAACATATAAAAAAGTAAGATTACCAAAAGAATTCGTACCATTTAAAAATATTTCATCTGGTTTAAAATTAACTCATCACTATAAACAAGCAATGGGTTATCTTAAAAAAAGAAACATAACAGATGAAATGATTGAAAAGTATAACATTGGATTTTGTTATACTGGTCATTATGAAAACAGAATATTGATACCATCATATGATGAGGAACAAAATCTAAATTATTTTATTGCTCGTTCGTATTTGTCAAAAACAAAATTGAAATATAAAAATCCCGATGTTCCAAAAGAAACGATAGTTTGGAATGAACATTTAATAAAATGGGATGAACCGATTTATATTGTTGAAGGAGTTTTTGATAGTATATTTATCCCAAATTCAATTCCGTTATTGGGTAAATTTATGAGTGAAAAAATATTTAATTTATTATATGAAAAGGCAAAAAAAATAATTTTAGTACTTGACCCCGATGCTTGGTTAGATACAGAAAAACTTTATCACAGAATAAATTGTGGTAAATTATTTAGTAAAGTATTTGTTATAAAATTAGAAGGCGACAAAGACATTGCCGACTTACAAGGAAAATTAGACGATTATAAAATACATCAATTAGATTAAAATGGATTTAAAACAAATTTCTGACGAAATAAAAGAAGTTATTTCAAAAAGACAAAAAGAACTACAATTAACATTTGTGGAGGATAAACACATTTATTATATGGTGGATACTGACGGTAAAATAAAAAGTAATTTTCCATCTGTATCTAAATTAATTAAAAAATTCTACAAACCATTTGATGCCGAAGGAACCGCTTTAAGAATGTGTAATGGTGATCCGATTGAAGCGAAAAAATTACAGGAACAATGGAGAGAGGCGGGTAATACTTCCACTAATATGGGTAGTAGAGTTCATTATATTTTAGAAAGTGAACTTGTTGAAAGATACGGTAACTATAAAGAAGTTAGACAACCAATATTTGAATGTGATGAAAACCAAATTCAAAAAGGGGATAGTATGATTTCGGCAGGTAAGAATTTTTTAGATTTAATGAACGAAAGAGGTGCGATACTATTAGATACTGAAATGGTTTTAGGTGACAATGAATTAGGTTACACAGGACAACCAGATAAATTTTGGTTAATGTTAAATAAAGATAAAACAGATTATGGGTTGGTAGTTACCGATTGGAAAACAAATCAACCTAAAAATTTTGAAGTACAACATTATACGGGTAAATTATATTCACCGTTTCAAGACTATCACGATACGGCGTTAGGTCATTATTATTTACAATTACCATTATATGCCAGACTTTTCCTTAAAATGTTAAAAGGAACTAAGTATGAAAATTTAAGATTACTTGGTTGTGTTGTTGTTTTATTAAAAGATGATGGTACGTTTGTTGAATATAAAGTACCACAAGATGTAAATAAAAAAGTATTTGATTTGGATTTAACAAAATATATTAAAAGATGATAAAGAAGATTATACATATTTCTGATTTACATATCAGAACATTTCAATTACATGATCTATATAAAAGACAATTTGAAATATTGATAGATGAACTTGCTAAAAAAGTTGTTGATTGGTATGATGATAATATTGGACCTTCTGATATAAGAATAGTTATCACGGGAGATATTGCACATCAAAAGATTAACATATCAAATGAACAATTAATGTTAACGAGTTGGTTTTTAAATGAATTAACTAAATTTGGTAAAGTTGTTATTATACCCGGCAACCACGACTTCTTGGAAAACAACGTTCAACGATTAGATAGTATATCACCGGTTGTTGAATTATTAAAAAATGAATGGATTACATATTATAAAGATAGTGGTGAATACGTTGATGATAATGTTAGTTGGATCGTATATTCTTTGTATCAACATAATCAAAGACCTGTATTCACAAAAGAAAAGGATCATTTTTATGTTGGTTTATTTCACGGACCAATACAGGGGTTATCAACAGATTTGGGGTTTGAATTTGAAGATGCATATGACAGATTAAATTTTGTTGATCTTGATTTATTACTATGTGGAGATATACATAAAAGACAACAATTCAAATTACCTAATGGTGGTAAGGCAATAATGGTTGGTAGTTTAATACAACAAAATTTTGGTGAAACAGTGAAACATCATGGGTATGGTGTATATGATGTAGAAGAAGATAATTATGAATTTTTTGATCTACCAAATGAACAACCATTTCTACACTTTAAAATAAAAGACATTAAAGATATTGAAAATGAAACCGAAGAACACGTTAATATTGGATGATGAATTCATTCAATATTGTAAATTGAATAATATTAATGATGTGGTGAAATTCGCGAAACAAGTTTTCGAAAAAGGTTTTACAATTGTTAAATACGGTGAGTTACCTAAATCAATTCATCTAAATAAAGAATTGACTACTAAACCAGTATTAACATCCGAACCAGTATTAACATCCGAACCAAAAAGTGTGGAACCAATAATAATAAAAAAAGAAGTTAAAGATTTATATGACGAATAATCCGGCAATATTCTTTTTTTTATCGTTTTTTTTGTGTATAATTTATTGATTAAAAAAATTATAATTTATGATGTATTTAATTTTTTGGATTTTTATGGCATATGGAATGACATCAATATTGGTATGGGGATCCATTTTTGAATCTACAAGAGAATTTATTAAAAGAAATTCTGTTTTTTTTGGTGACTTAATTAGTTGTACTCTATGTACATCAACATGGGTCGGGTTTTTCTTGTCATTTTGTTTAGGTGGACTAACAACCAGATTATTTGAAATTCATTGGATACCATCAATATTTTTTGACGGTATGTTTACCGCAGGAGCCGTTTGGGCTATAAACTCAATCGTAGAATACTACGAAGAGAATAGACCAAAATGATAAGATGGGATTCACTAAAAAAAGTTTGGATGACAGTTTAGTTAAAAATTTTGTCATCAAAATGATGAAGGATACATTTAACATAAATGTACACATAAATCCTGAACATAATAAAATTGATTTAATATGTGACGACGATCCTAATTTTGGGATTGAGGTAGAACATGGTAAGTGGGAAAATAATTTTTGGAATAACGATTCCTATTCGTTAATAAGTGGTCAAGGATTTAGAACAATAAACATACCAATAAGAAAACACAAATACTGGTTGGATGAACATAAAGGTAAACTAAATCCGAGAGCAGAAAAAAACATATTTATCAGAACAAATAAGGATTTTACACAATTTATATTAATTAGACCCGAAACCGTAAGAGATAATAAAAAATTGTTAATAACTAGTTTTGTCCCAAGTAACACTAATTTATTGGAAGATTGGATGAGTTTTAGAAGGGAAGACGTGGAAACATATGATTTGATTGATGGTAAGTTTGTTTTAAATATTGTTGAAAACTAGTTTTTAGAAAGACTTATAATATTACTATTTTTGAATTAATAACAATTTATTGATGAATAACCCTTTTATAAAGGTTGAATGGGAGGATACACCCGAAAACTTAACACAAGAAAGAATAAAGAGAGTCAAGTCGTATTTTGAAAAAAAATACAACTCAACAAACGTAAAGATCGTAACTAAGATACTGTCTAATAATTCAAAAACAAAATTGAAATCACTAGATGTTAGTGACAGTATTTTGGATTATCAAAATCAAAAAAACTTAATTAAAGATTTTATTCAAGATAATAAAATAGATATTAAGTGGGAGATGATAAATAGATTAGATGATCGCGTTAATGGTGAAATTGATAAATTAAATCAAAACAGAGTTAGGTATAATAAATGGCATATAAAGAAATTGGAATTTTCAAATTTTCTATCTTTTGGACAAGACAATGTTATTGATTTCGACAATCTTGATGGTATTACTGTTATTGAATCTACACCGAGAAACTTTGGTGGTAAAACCACATCAACAGTTGACTTATTGATGTTCTTATTTTTTAATTCAACAACGAAAACAAAAACAAATATAGAAATTTTTAATAAATTCACTGATGTTGATGAAGTTAATGTTAAAGGTTACGTATCTATTGACGGAGAAGATTATATAATTTCTAGAATTGTTTCAAGAAAGAAAAGTAAATCAGGTGAATATACAGTAAAAAATGATTTGGAATTTTCTAAAATAGAAAAGGATGGCAGTATTATCAATTTATCTGGTGAACAAAGAAGAGAAACTGAAATTATTATAACTTCGGCAATCGGTACTGAAGAGGACTTCCTTTCTACAATATTAACAACCGGCAACAACTTAGAAGAGTTGATTGAATCCAAACCAACTGCAAGAGGACAAATACTTACAAAATTTTTAGGTCTTGAAAGTTTAAAACATAAAGAAGAAATATGTAAAAACATTTATAATGATTGGTCTAAAAAATTAATATCAAATACAAACAATATCGTTGATTTAGAAGATAAGAATAAAAAAAATCGTGAGGAAATTGACTCTTCAAATTCCGAAATCGATAAACTGGAAAAGGATCTTAAAAATACTAATAAGAAATTAAAAAAATTAGACGATCAAAAAGAAGAGGTTCTTAAAAGAAGAAACAATGATGTTGATCAAGAATTAATTAAAATAAATCCCGATACTTTAGTTAAAGAAATTTCAGAATTAAAATTAAAAAAACAAAACACACAGAAACTTGCTGACGAAGTCAATGTTAAAGAACCATCAGAATATTACCTTGAAGATGAACATGAAACATTAAAAAGAGAAATAAATGATTTAATCGTTAAGATTAAATTAGATGGTGGTACAATTGATAAAGATGAAAAATTAATTAAACAATTTGAAGAAGGAACTATATGTCCAACATGTAGTAGACCCCTTGAAGATGTTGACCATACCGAGGAAATTGAAAATTTAAGGAAAAAGATTAATGAGTTAAAAGATGAACTTAAAAAATCAGAAGAAAAGTTAAATGGGTTGAAGGAATCTGAATCTGTTTTTAATAATTTAAAAACGGAGTATGATGAATATGAGAAAAATAAACTTCGTAGGGCCAAATACGAATTAGAGTGTGAACAGAAACAATTAGAAATAGATTCAAAAGAAAAAAAATTAGAAGTATACGAAAGCAATAAAAGTAAACTTGAGGAAAATAAAAAAATAGATTCTGAAATTATTAATTTGAGAACTCAGATCGAAAGTACTAATGGTGAAATAAGACAAATCACCACAAGTATTGAAAGACATGGAAACAACATTAAGAATTTAGAAGAGAAGATAACAATTAATGATGATTTAATTAAAAAAATTAAATCAGAAGAAGAATTGATATCTGTCTTTAAAACTTACTTAACAATATATGGTAAAAACGGTATATCAAAAGTTATCATAAAAAATATGATACCATTATTGAATCAGGAATTACATAGGTTATTGTCAGATAGTTGTTACTTTACTTTGGAGTTGAATATTAACGATAAAAACGAGTTAGAATTCCTAATGATCGATAATGAAACAAGAGTCGTTAAACCTCTATCAAGTGGATCTGGTTACGAAAAAACAATATCATCACTTGCAATTAGGAGTGTTCTTACAAAGGTATCGTCTTTACCTAAACCAAATATTGTTGTGATGGATGAAGTATTTGGTAAAATTGCTGACGATAATTTAGAAATGGTTGGTGAATTTTTTAAGAAGATTAAAAATTATTTTGAACACATATTTGTTATCTCACATAACCCATTGATTAGAAATTGGTCCGATAACATCATTATGATTAAAAAAGATGAAAACATTTCTTCCATAGATTACATAACAACAAAAATTTCTTAACATTTTTTGTATACTAGACATTATTACTTAATTTTGAAAAAAATAAAATATGACACCAAAAGACTTAAAAAATTTCGGTTTATTTGCCAAAGATCACGGTATCGGTTCATTAAAAATGGACTACTATAACAAAAGAATAGAAAATAGTTTAACCCCCTACATTCTCGAGGAAAGACAAATGAATGTTACCGCAATGGATGTCTTTTCAAGATTAATGATGGAACGTATCATATGGGTTGCTGGTGAGGTAAATGATCACATGTCCACAATTGTCCAAGCACAACTTATGTTTTTGGATAGTATAGATTATAATGACATAACCATGCATATTGATAGTCCAGGTGGTAGTGTTAAATCTGGGTTATCAATGGTTGATGTTATGAATTATATTAAGTCCGACATTAGAACTATTAATACGGGAATGGCCGCATCAATGGGGTCAGTATTATTAGGGGCGGGAACCAAAGGGAAAAGAGGTTCTTTGGAGAACTCCGAAACAATGTTACACCAATCTAGTGGTGGTTTCAGAGGTAATATTCAAGATGCTGAGATAGACATGAAACAATGGAAGAGATTAAATGATAAATTGTTTGAATTACTTGGGGAATATTGTGGAAAGACTGCAGATCAGATAAAAACTGACACAATAAGGGATTTGTGGTTGTCTTCAGAAGAGGCTTTGGAGTATGGTATCATTGATGAAATCGTCAAAAAGAAAAAGTAAAAATCTCATTTTTGTGTATTTATTTATAAAAAAACATGAGAAATTTATTAAAATTAGATTTTAAGACATTACTAATTGCGGTTTTAATTATTGTTATATTATTGTTGAAGATGTGTACACCCAAACCTCAACCAAAACCCGGTGAAATAATAAAAGTAGATGGTAAAAAGTATGAGGTCATTAAAAGAATAAGGGACACACAGTATATAACAAAAACACAGACAATATATAAACAAGGTGAAACAATATATGTTGAAAAACCAATTTATGTTGACGTACCTAGTAATGTTGATACTGGAGAAATTTTAAAAGATTACTTCGCTAAATACATTTATAAAGATACTATTAAACTTGAAGATAGTTTGGGAACAGTTCAAATTACTGATACAATACAGAAAAATAAAATTGTTTCTAGGACTTTTAAGTCTAACATAAATCAGGTTCATGTACGTGATAGTATCATTGTAAAAGAGTTACCAAAACCTCAACTTTATGTTGGTGGTCAGATCGGGGCAGATAGAAGAGTTGGTTTTAATTATTTTGGACCTACCTTAGTGTTGAAAACCAAAACAGATCACATGTATAGTTTGGGTATCGGGTTAAATAATAACTTTACCACATCTATACAGGCGGGAATTTATTGGAAGATTAAGTTAAAAAAATAACTGAAATAATTTCCCATTTTCATTTTTTTTGTTTATATTTTATAACGTAAAACGTATACCATTACTATGCAACTAAAAAAGTCGATTGCACCGAACACGGAAGAATTACAATCCTACATTAAAGACCTTAAAAAGATTCCTGTAATCAGTCATGAAAGACAAGAAGAAATCTTCGAAACTTTAAAAGACAAAAACTTATCTAAAAACGAAAGAGGAAAATTATTAAATGAGTTGGTTGTAGGTAATCTTAGATTTGTTATTTCCGTTGCTAAAATGTATCAAAATCAAGGATTGGAATTACTTGATTTAATTTCAGAAGGTAATATAGGTTTAATAAAAGCAGCAGAAAGGTTCGACCCAACAAGTGGATTTAAATTCATATCTTATGCTGTTTGGTGGGTTAAACAATCTATTTTAGCGTCGTTAAATGAAAATTCAAGAACTATACGTATTCCATCAAATGTTATTCAAGAAACACAGAAACAGAAAAAAAACGTAGAACACGACGAAGATATGTTTTTGGTCAAAAATAACGATAACTTTATTGATGTTAGTATACCTTATTGTATTAGTTTGAACAGTGAGATAAATGAAGACGGCGACCAAATAATTGATATTGTACCAAATAAAAATGCCGATAATCCTGAAAATTCTTTAAACACAAAAGAAGAAATCAAAAAAAAGGTTTCATTGATGTTAAGTGTTTTAGATGATAGAGAAAAAACAATAATCGAAAGATATTATGGTTTAACCGGTGTCGAATCTAATTTGGATGACTTGGGAGAACAATTCGGATGTACAAAAGAAAGAATAAGACAACTAAGAGATAAAGCAATAAAAAAATTAAGAAATGAGAGTTATTCTCTATTTAACTATTTATAAATAAAAAAATATGAAAAAGTTTATCGAAGAAAAATTTACAATTATTGTATTTGTGATTATGTTATTATCATTCTTTAAAAGTTGTGGTGATAGTAGAGAGATTAGTAAAATCAGAAAAGAAATGAAAGAACTAAAAGATTCTACTTACAATAAAAAGGAGTTGGATTTAAGATTACAAATCGAAGGTCTTAAATCTGAAAAGAGAATGATACAATCAACTGATCGTAAAATTTTGGACGTTAATAGACAAACACAAATTGATCAGGAAATCACAACTCTTGAAGGTAAATTAAAATAATATTATGAAGAATTGGATAAGTAAAAATTATAAACTTTTGATCATTGGTGCCTTTTTGGTACCAATTTTCACAGTTGCGTTAGTTTCAATTTCACACGTAACTAAATGGTACGGAATATCTAATCCGGTTAGTTGGGCAATATATCTTTCAATAGGTATTGAAATTGCTGCGTTATCTACACTTGCAGCCATTTCTGCTGATATGGGTAAAAAAGTATATTTCCCATTCGGGTTAGTTACATTAGTACAATTTATTGGTAATATTTATTTTGCCTATTCCTTTATTGATATAGATAGTAAATCTTTTAAAGATTGGATAGAACTCGTCTCCCCAATGGTTGAGTTTATGGGTGTAGATAACACCGATCTAGTTGGTCATAAAAGATTTTTGGCGTTTTTTGCTGGAGGTATGCTTCCCATCATTTCGTTATCGTTTCTTCATATGTTAGTTAAATTTACTGAAGAAGATAGAAAAAAAACACAGACACTTGAACCTGTTGTTGATATAGAAAAAATAAGTAGGGAGGCGGCTATTATCGAAGCGGAAAAGGAATTAAGTGAAAAATACACACCAACAGAAGAAGAACTACAAAAAATTGAAGAATTTATAACAAAAAAAAGTAAAGAAAATAAAATAAATAATTCTGATGGCGACAATAAAAAAACTGAAAAAACAGACAATGAAATTGTAAATGATAAAAAAAGAATAAAGAATTCAAAAGATGAAAGTGAAGGTGATTCATTAAAAAATGAAATAAAAAATAACTCAAATAATGAATATGTGCACGAACATGAACGTGAAGATATTAGTGATGGTGATTTAATTCATCAAAGCACAAAAAAAGAAGAACAAAATTATTCCACTATAGAGCCCACTGAACGTTCTGAAAGTGAAGAATTTTCCACTATAGAATCAAAAGAGGAAAATATTTTCCAAGAAAATAAAAATATTGATCAAGTAGAAGAAATAGAATCTGAATCAAATGAAAATAATTTTATAGATAGAGAAGAACAAAAAATTGAAGAACAAGTTCAAAATGAAAATATACCACAGTCTAAATTAATAGAAGAAGAGGAAGAAAAAAAAAATTAGAAAACCAAATAGAGAATTCAACAAAGTTAGAAAATAATGAAACGATAGAAAAAAAAGATCAAATTATTGAAGAAGAAATTATCAATAATCAAATTCAGGATGAAACAAACGATAATTTAAATAACGAAAAAGAAATTGATCCTAAAATCGAAGAAATCCAAGAAGAAGTTAAAGAAACCTTATCTGAAAATAAAGTTGAGGAAATCCAAGAAGAAAAAAATACGGAAAACTTAATTCAAGAAGACATTACTCAATCTGAAATTAAAGAAAACGATTCAAATCCTATTGACAATAAGATTGATGATATGAAATTTACTAACGAGGGCACACATATACCATATTATTATAGTTATGGACCAAATAAAAATGGAGAAGATCCAAACAATAACGGAGGTACAGTAAAAAAAGTGTTAAGAAATGTTAATAATTCACAACGTAGAAAATTTAGATAATTCGAAAATTAATATAATTAGAAAAAAAACGAAAAAAAGTCAAATTCTACTTTATGATACCAAAAGAAGAGTAGATGATTTCATAAATAAAATAAGATATCGTAAAAATGGGGCATATGAAGATGTGCCCCATTTTGTTGTCTCTAAATTAGGTATGGTATATCAAATTTTTGACACAAATTATAGTTCAAGAACATTTAAAGACGATAAATTAGATAAAAAAATAATAAAAATAGCAATTGAAAATCTTGGGTGGTTAAATAAAAATACAATAAATGGGTTTTTAAATAATTGGATCGGAGACCCATATAGATCTGAACCGTTCGTTAAAAATTGGAGAAACCACTATTTTTGGGACAAATATAACGACGATCAATTATCTGTCCTTTCCGAATTATGTGAAAAACTATGTGATAATCACGGTATAAATAAACAAATAGTACCCTCACAAGGATTTTTTAATAATGCTCGAAATTTTAGGGGGATAACATGTAAATCGAATTTTTCAGATATTTATACAGATATAAACCCTTCATTTAACTTTAATATATTTTTTAAAAATGCAGAACAAACAAATGTCAAATTATGATCAGACAAAGAAAATGTTAAACACATTGAGGAGAATCAATGAAAGTAATAAAATTTATGGTAACATTTTAAGAGAAGATGAACAAGAAATACCTACCGTAGATAATAATACCGATACTCAGGATGATATAACAGTTATAAATGATGTTGACGTTAAAATAGTTTCTTCTGATGAAATTGATATGAAAATTTCTGAAGAAGATAAGACCTCAATATCGGGATTAATTGATAATTTTAAATCACAAGTTTCAAATTTAGTTGAATTTGATCCGGGTTTAACAATTACACAAGAACAAATAAGATTGGATGGTACGGTAACGGATCAAGATATTGATTTTGTATTTATTGCGGGTGATGAAAATGGACTTTATTTGAATGCAGATATGTTAAAAGTTGAGACAGATGTGATAGAAATCATAACAAAGTTGGAAAAGTTTAATGAGACATTTTCAACCACAATGAATGAAATAATTAGAAAAAGAAAAAATAATTAAGATGGCTCTCACTAATGACGATAAGAAAGAAATACAGAAAATTGCACAAAAGGAGATGAAAGATTTTTTAGATTCGACAAATGCACATAATATCGTTATAAAAATAATACAAAAAGAGTTAGGAACTAAAAACATTGATGATAAAATCGTAGACCTCTCAACTAAAGTAGTTGTTGAGTTATTTAAAACCTTATGGCAGAGAAAGTCGTTTTGGGAAAGTTCTTTAAAATCTGTTAGATAATATGAAAAAAACTAATAAATTAAAAGGTGGGTTGTCAGATAAAATGTCTTTGACTGATATATCTAAAAAACATAAGGTATCCATAGAATACTTAAAAGATCAGTTAAAAAAAGGTCAAAAAGTTGAAAAAGAACACACTAAAGATTTATTAATGGCCAGAGAGATTGCTATGGATCATTTATCTGAAGATCCGAAATATTACACTAAATTAAAAAAGATCGAAACAAAAGAAATGATGGGCGCCGACGCGTCTGGTTCATTTGAGGCAGGTCTAAGTTCACCTATAATCAAAAGAAAAATAAGTACAATACCAAATTCAAAAGAATACGGTAAAAAAGGTGAATTTACAGAAGCATTGGACTCTTCTGTATCAGCAGGGGCAGCTTTTGATGTTCCATTATTTGGTAAAACCACCAAGGGTAGAAAGAATCCTTTAAGTATCGGTGGACCCGAAACAATAGGTAAAAGTAGGGCGGTTAAAGATAAAAACTTCCCAAAGTGGGGTGGACCAGGTGGAATCTTTATAAAAATAAAGGATAAATGTAAAAAATTCCCATATTGTAATCAGGGTGACATAAATGCATTGGAGGTTTTGAGGGAATCAATAGATGATGTATCTAAAAAACACGGTATACCAGTGAAAGAATTGGAAAATATCGTATTAAATGAGATTAAGAAGATATTTATTTGATATGAAACCAATTGATTTAAATAATCTTATTGAAAGTTCTTTATTTAACGAGGTTAAAAAAAGAATAATTAATGAATCTAAAGAAGGAAAACATGAGGTTTATGAAATAACCTGTGAGGGTGAACCCGTACAAGTTTGTGGAAGTGAAGAAGAAGCGAATGAAATTGTTGATAAATTAAAAAAAGAACACCCAGGTAAACAATTTATTATTGAACCAGGTGAATATGATTCATATGATCATATGTTAGATGAATTGGATAAAATGGGTGAAGAATTACAAGAAAAAGAAAATCAAGATATGAAAAGTAAACCAAAAGTAAAAAGTTTAGCTGAGGCTATTTTATTGGCTAAAACACAAAACAAAAGTAAATTAAAAATAAACGAAGAAGTGTACGACGTTGAGGAAATGTGGAAAAAAATGGAAGAAGAAGAAACTTGTGAAGAATGTAACATGGAAGAGGATTTGGATAATGAAACTGATGAAAATCCCGAAGACGGTAATTTACCTAACGATACTGACTTATCTGAAATAGATCTAGCCATGGATGGTTTCGAAGACGAAAATACATCAGAACTAGATAAAGATCTTAGTGATATCCAAAGTAAAAAAGGAAAAATATCATTATTTTCTAAAATACGTGACATAAGTAAAAAAGTTGGAGATAGATTCAATGATAGTTTACGTGATTATGAACCCGATATGGCGAAATCTTTAGATTATATTGCGGAAGATGGTGAAAAAACAACTTGTTCTGAATGTGGTATCGGTGAATTAAATGAAGAAGGTCAATGTAACGAATGTGGTTCAATGAAAGAATCCACAAAGAAAAAATTACGTTTAAAAGAATCTGAATTAGTTTCTTTAATTAGTAATATGGTAACAGAAGCGGCTAAAGGTCAACCTGGTATTCCCGGCATTCCTGGTGTCACTGTAACTAAAAAAGCTCAATCAGGATCTAAAAAAGAAAATGAAGATTATGCTAAAGAACTTTCAACTAAATTGAAAAAATATTTAAGTTTTGATGGAAACGATAATCCTGAATTTCCAAAACCAATAGGTAAAGGAGATAAAATGGCTTTTAGAAACACATCAGAAGATGAAAAAAAGATAGAAGATAAAAGAGGAGAAACCGCTAGCGATTTAACTTTTGATTATGAACCAACAGAAGGTTTTAAAGATAGAGTTAAAAAGGCTTTAGAAGGTGATAGTACAATGGGTAATTCATCTGATGCCGGAAACGTCGTAAAAGATAAAACAGGAAGTAAAATTGTAGATAAGACAAAAAGAAAAAAAGAAAGTATTAAAAAGAAAAAAGATGTTAGTTGGGGACACAGTTGGGAAAATCCTGCAGATGTTCATTTTGTTAAAGAATCAACTAATAAATTATCTAACGTACTTGAAGAAGAACTTAAAAAAATAAATAAATTATATTCCTACAATAAAAAAACACAGTAATTCTTTTTTTTATTTTTATTTATCACTATATTGTAACATATAGTGATTATGAATAAAAAAGAAATTATTGATGGATTCAATCCGTTAGATAACTACAGATATCAAATAGAAATTTGGTATAGGGCCTACAATATAAGTCGTGAGAAAATGGAACTTTTTCACGACTTTCTTATCTCATTATATGAGATAATTGAAAATACTTATTTAGGTTCCGATGTACTTTCCACAACTGAAGATATTAAAGGTCACTTTAACTGGTGTTGGGATAAAATTGTAGAGAACTTCAACAAGGAAAAAATATATTTTAAAAATAGAAGTAACTGTCACGAGTATTTCTGGAATTTTTTTTTAGAGGCATTTTATTTTAATAAAATAGAAAATAAAAAGATTAAAATTGACGAATATTTTGACAAACTTTTTGATATGGATTTTATAAAAAATAAATCCGAATTAGATGTTGTCACAGAAATATATAGATTGTTAGATCAAAACTTGAAAAAATGAATTTTTTTCCTTATATTGATATTAAAAACAGGATATTATGGAAACATTAAAAGCCATAAAAGATTTAGTTGAGAAAATGTCTGTTGATACAAACAAGGTATTTTTAAAAGGAAATCATAGTGCGTCAATAAGAGCCAGAAAATATGCACAAGAAATAAAAGATTTAACAAAAGTATTTAGAAAAGAAATACTTGAAGAAATTAAAAAACATAAAAAAGATGATGTCGGAAATTAAAATATTTTTATTCATTTTGAGTATAATATATACATCAAGATTTGTTATAGAATTTATCTTTAAATTATTTGAAGAGAATCCTTCTGTTTTGGTGATATCAAAAAATAATCAAATTTTTTTATATTTTGCCATTTCCTATATTATAACTTATTTCTTTATTTAAGAACATATGTACGAAATTATAAAATCACTTAAACCTTATTTTTTCTCATTAAGAGAAGTTGATAACAGTGTTAGTTTAGATATTAAACTACCAACATCTTGGAAATATGAACATATAATTGCACCATATAGGTCAATTAAATTTAAAGTACAAGATAAGAATGATAAGTTTAATCTCATTTCGATATTTTCAGTTGCAACACAAGAAGGTTACGATATTGTTATTGGATGTGCCAATGAAATTATTTTAGTTAATAAAGAAGAGGAAGAAAAAAGAAAATTATTTGAAGAGAAAGTTAATGAATTGAAAATTTTATTTCAAAATCAGTCATTGGATAAATTAAAAGATATTAAATTAATTGACGAAAATGGACAAGAGGATACAACAGGGATTGGAATGGTTGAAGAAGGAGATAGAGAAGGACAATATGGAGATAGCGAAACACAAGGAGAAGATGATTGATGAGGTTAAAAATCTCGATAAAACAAAAATGTTTCAACCTAAACCAAAAGAAAAATATTTATTTTTTAAAAAAATAGTTAGAATATTGGGATATGGAAAAAAAAGGTGATTTTTTAAATCAATTGGCAATAATATCTGACTTACTTGAAAAAGTTAATGCTAACACAGATTCTTCAACAATAGTATTTGGTATATCTAAGGAAGAATTCGAAAGAATATTCGATTTAGTACAAAAAAAATATAATAAGAAAATGGATAAACCAAAAGATACTTTTAAAATAAGTATAGGTACGATTGATATTATTTTTAATATGAATAATGTCTAAACAATTCACTACGTTTATATCCTTTAGATTCCAATAAATTATACAACAATTTTCTCTGATGTGTTGACACATCTTTTACAAAAATAAAATTACCTATCTTTCTTTTTAATATATCTTCTTTTATTATTTCAAATAATCTTTCGGAATCAGATATATTTTTGTTACCAAACATCATAACATCATTTTCTATCTGAACAAATACTTTGTTGTTTAAAGTGAAGATCTGGGCAATATCTTTTATTGGTGTGATTTGATCCATCATTTGATGATATCTTATTCTTTTTTTCTTTTGAAAATCATAAATCAATTCTTCTTCCCAATACGGGATCATTTCTTTTATTCTAAATTTATCGTTTTCAATTTTTGCCTCAACATTTCTACCCAAACTATCTTTAACATATGTTTTTGTTGCCCATCTATTATTTGGGAAGATTAGTGCCAATTCATAAGTTAATTCTAATTTTCGTTTATTACCGCGTAGCTTTATAAATGGAGGTTTTTTCTGAGTTCTAAATTCCCTCCAGTATTCATATATTGTTGTTCTTTTCATACAACGATAAAGTATTTTAACTCTTTTTTTGTTACAAAAAAGAACTATGAAATATTTACCATTTTTCATAAAAGTTTTGAAATTAAAGAAACCAGACCATAAATTGCGAGTCCTGTCCAAACAACCATAAAGACAATTACCCAATTTTCCACAAATCTAATTTCCTTTTCTTTCTTTATTCTTTCTTCTTTTTTCTTTTTACATTCGTTACATGCCATACTATAATATAAGTATTTTTCTACAATTTTCAAAACGATTTCGTTTTTTAATTTTTTTTATCTATTTTTAATTCTAAACAAGTTAAAAACATAATATGATTTCATACATTGGAGGAAAAGCTAGAATAGGGAAATGGATAGTACCTTTTATACCTAAAGACATAGAAACATACGTAGAGGGTTTTTCAGGTATGTTTTGGGTCTTTTATAATATGGATCTAAAAGATTACCCTAACCTTAAAACGGTAGTATATAACGATTTTAATAGATTAAATACCAATTTATTTAATTGTACCAAAGAATACGATAGACTTTGGGAAGAATTATCCAAATACCCCTGTCAACAGTTGGGTGTGGTGGACACACCACCGGAATATTCACAAATGTTTAGTGAATATCAGAGAGAGGTTTTTAGTCCTGATCTGGTGATAACAGAAGAAAATAAATTTGAAATTGCATGTAAATATGTGTATGTTCTAACCCAAGTTTTTTCCGGATCTAAACCCGAGACATCATCTTATACCGATTACAAGGGAAAATATCGTTGTAAAGTATTGATATTCATGGACAAACTAAAAAATCCAAAATATAGGGAACATATTGATAAAATAACTTTTGTGGAAAACAAGGACTTTGAAGATGTTGTTAAAAAATATGATTCACCCACAACATATTTTTATATGGACCCTCCCTATTGGAAAACAGAGAACTATTATTCAAACCATGATTTTGATAGAAACGACCACGAAAGATTGGCAAATAGTCTAAAAACAATAAAAGGTAAATTTTCTTTATCTTATTATGAATTTGAATTGTTACACATATGGTTCCCCCAAACACAATATAAATGGGAAAGTAAAAATTTCAAAAAAGCGGCAGCAGCTAAAAAAGATGGTACACAAAACGAAGGTACTGAATTATTAATAATGAACTATTAACTAAATATTTATATAGTATGAACACATTTTGGTATGTAATTAAAGTTTTACCTGGTAAAGAGAGACAATTAAACGAACAGTATAACATGCAGATTTCTTTGGGTAATATAAAGAACATTAAAAGATTTATTTGCCCCACTGAAACCGAATTTGTTATGGTTAAAGAGAAAAAAGTTTTGAGGGAAAAAGTGATATATGGTGGGTATCTTTATTTTGAAGCCAATAAAGAAATGAATGAAGATGAATTAAAAGAAATATCATCAATACCAAATATAATGGGTATGATGGGAGATAAAAAACCTTTATTATTGAGAAAGAGTGACGTTGAAAAAATCATTAAAGATGATCTTCTTGAAGAACATAAAAACAATAAAAAAATGTCCGTGAATATTGGATCGAGTGTTACAATTTGTGATGGTCCATTCAGTGGATTTATCGGTACAGTATCTTCGGTAGAAAATGATAAAGTAGATGTTGACGTTAAGATTTTTGGTAGAACGACACCGGTAACACTATCAGTAAATCAAATAAAAAATCAAAACTAATGTCACCTGAAGTTTTAATATATGTTCAAAATGTTAGAAACTATCTAAATAAAGATTTGGATGCGAGAAACTATTTTTTAAATGAGATAGATGAGGAAATGTTTTTTAAATATCTAACTGAGATATCACAAAAAAATTTTGAAAAAGATGGTGAACCTATATTAACAAAAGATCAGTTTGAGTTAATAAGAAAAACATTACAATTAGTTGATATCACCAAAAAAGAATTTAAGGAAGAGACTATAGAAGATAAGTTATTTATGGATGTCGGTACTTTTGGTAAAATATGTTTGAACTAATTTTTTTTTATTCATTAATTTTATTACATTTGTAGTATGTCAAAATTATCCAAATATTATCCCTTATACGATACTGTATATGGTAATGATTTCCCATTAGAACAAGTTTTTATAACGTTATTTGACGTTATACCCTCAAAGTACTCTAACTATTCTAAAGTATATGATATTTCACTTAAAAATTATTTAATCGAAAATGGTTTTCTTGTTGAAACAAGAAATCAAACATTTGGAAAATCAAATAGAACGGTGATGTCGTTTATTTTCATCAACAAAAAAAACGGTATCATTTTAAAAATGATAAACGAAACAAATAATGCTGACGAATATTACCAATTAGAAATATTATATGACTTTAGAAATGGCGAGATAGATCAACAACTTAATTTCGATAAATTAAAAGAATTTGAAAGAATTAAGAAGAAGAAAAATATTTCTTTAATCAAAAGTGAGATGGGTCATTTGGATTTGGAGGAATATGATTTACCAACAACCGAAATCGATCTCGAATTAAATTATGGTGGTAAATTTGCAAAGATACATGATGTAATTGTTGAAAGATTAAATAAAGAAATGGATAAAGGTATAATCCTTTTACATGGAGATCCTGGCACAGGTAAAACATCTTATTTAAAATTTCTAACTAAATTAATAAAAGAAAAGGAAATTTTATTTATCCCTCCGTCAATGGCGGAAGTTCTATCTGAACCATCAATAATTCCATTTTTGATGGAACATAAAAACTCAATATTAGTAATTGAAGACGCTGAACGTGTAATTTCAGATAGGGAAGGTAATGGTTCACCTGCAGGAGTATCGAACATATTAAATTTAACAGATGGTATTTTGGGTGATTGTTTAGGTATTCAAATAATTGCCACATTTAATATGAAAAGAGAAAAAATCGACCCCGCTCTTTTGCGTAAAGGTAGATTGATTGCGGAACACAAATTTGGGTCCCTAAATTCCGAAGAAACGAATAAACTATTAAAAAAATTAGGAAAAAATGTGGAAGTAAATGAAGGAATGGTATTAGCAGATATATATAATATTGATGTTGAAACTTTTAAAACACAAAAAGAAAATAAAATAGGATTTAATAGAAATTAATTATGGAAAATGTAAGTTCAAGCGTAGTTAAACAACTACAATCAGAAGGTAATAAATTATTGGTTAGTTATTCGGCTTCTTGGTGTGGACCTTGCAGGATGTTAACACCTAGATTAGATGAATTATCAAAACAATATCCCGAGTTTAAATTTTTAAAGGTTGATGTTGACCAAAATAGAGATTCTACAGTTGAGTTAGGAATAACTTCTGTACCTACGATTATGATATATGACGGATCAAATCTAATAGATAGATCAAATGGGGCTAGACCTGATTCATATTATAAAGAATTTCTTGATAAAATAAAATAATGGATAAAATAGTTATTTTTACTCTTGATGGGTGCTACCATTGTTCAAGTCTTAAAAAAAGACTTGATGAAATTAATATATCATATAAGGAGGTTGAGGTAACACAAAATAAAGAAGTTTGGGATGAAATTGTTAAACTAACAAATTATGATTTTTTACCTACAATTTTAGTGTCTCCTGATAATTCTGAAACAGGACATATATATGTACCATCAATAAATTATAAAACAGAAGATGAAATTGTTGAAATAATAAAAAATTATTTCTAAAATAAAAAAAAGGAGGTTTAACCTCCTTTTTTTATTAATTAAACCATATAAAAGTATTTATATAAAGACTTTACTTTTAATATGGGATTACAAAAGATAAATTGGTCACAAATTGACTCCATAACCGTACCTTCGGGGTACACGGTTCAAATAGGTAAAATTGATGGACCTATAGATGCAATATATTCTGAGAATATATATTTGTCAGGTACACCAATAAGTGATTTGTATCTTAATAGTGGATCATTTAGTCAAGGTGTCTTAACACTAACTAGCAATAGTGGTAACACGATAACTGTTAGTGGTTTTGAATACGATTTTGATCGTTATACCACAGGATTTACATATAGTGACAATACTTTTACAATAGTCGACAGGTCGGGATACACATTAACCGCATCTTTTAACATACTAACAGGATTAACAATTAATGGTGATTTAGATCTTAATGGTGATTTAAATATAACGGGTAACACCACATTAAATGGCGGGTTTATTGCAACGACAATAAGTGCGACTACTTATCAAAATCTTCCAATAGACCCAAATATTTTTGTTACGGGAGTCACCTATGGAAATAATACACTTACAATTAATGATAATAACAATTCTTCGTTTGTTATTACAATAAACGATTTAACAGGATTGACCATTAATGGTGATTTAAGTGTTAGTGGAGACACAAATCTCAATACTTTATTTTCTAATATAATATCGGCAACAACGATAAGTGGTGGAACATTATATGGTGACGGATCTAACTTAACAAATATAGATAATATATATACTGTCGATGGTTATCTATTGTCAAATAGGATTGTTGATTTAAGTGGAAATACGTTATCGTTAAGAAGAACTTCTAATATTAATGATAGATTTTTAAATGGATTAGACGAGTCGGGAAATATATTATTTGAAATAAGATCATCTATAACTAATCCCGCGGAATTAGAATTTGCAAATTTATTTATCGGTAAAAATGCTGGTAGAATTTCAACATCTAACGTTAGAACTAACTTAGTTGTTGGTAACACCTCAATGACGGGAATCACTAGTGGTGTTAAAAATACAGTTTTTGGTAATAATTCTTTAACAAAACTCATTAGAGGTAGTTTTAATAGTATAATTGGTGATACTGTTGCAATTAATTTTACTGGTGCAACAACAGGGACGTTTGGTGATGACAATGTTTTTATAGGAAATGGTTCAGCATTGAATCAACTTACAGGTAGAAACAACGTATATATCGGAACCAACACAAGACAAAATGCGACTTCTGGAGATGGTAACACAATTGTCGGAAAAAATGCTGGTTTTAATAATATAACTGGTAGTAATAATGTTTTTATTGGTCTTAATGCGGGTAGAAACGAAACGGGATCAAATTTACTTTACATTGAAAATACCACTTCATCAACACCATTGATATATGGTGATTTCGCAAATGATTTGTTGAGATTTAATGGTAAAGTGGGCGTTAATGTTTTACCCGGCACATTTCAATTTGATGTTAATGGTACAAGTAGATTTTCAAATACTGTTCAATTAGATACGGTTAATTTAAGTACATCTGACACAAAAATATTAAGTTTAAGTACTGGTAACACCATTCAATATAGATCATTATCGGATATTATATCTTCTGTGACAGGTGACACATATGTGACTGGATTCACATATAACAATTCAAATAAATTTACAATATTTGATAATTCAGGATCTACGTTTAGTGTACTTATTAATGAACTAACAGGATTAACTATTAACGGTGATTTAAGTGTTAGTGGAAACACTAATTTAAATTACTTAGAGGTAAATACAATATCCGCAACAACTATAAGTGGTCAAACATTTTATGGTGACGGAAGAAATTTACAAGGTATCCCAAAATGGTATGCCGAAAGTGATGTTATACCTACAGTTTATCCATACGAGAAACCATATGTCATTACTGGTAGTACTGGTCAAGGTTCATTTGCATTAGGACCTAATGCCCAGTCTTTAAGTTTTGACCAAATTTCGTTTGGTGATTTTGCGGGTAGAGAAACAACAGGTGCAAGTAGATCAACATTCATAGGGTATGGATCAGGTATTAGGGCTAATGATAGTGATCTAAGTAATTTTATTGGACAAAGTGCCGGTTCAGATTCAAAAAATTCAAACAATTCAAATTTTATTGGTATTGGTGCGGGACAAAATTCAAAAAACGCAGGATTTTCAAATTTTATAGGGTATAATGCGGGATATAATATCAACGGTGAAACAATTGTTGGATTTGATAGACAAATCAGAGGTTTTGATTCAAATTTTATAGGTAATTTAGCGGGTAGTGGTGCATTGTATGCGTCAGGTTCAACTTTTATAGGTACTAACGCGGGTTCAAATGCTAATTACGCTAGATTTTCAAATTTTATTGGTTATTTGGCAGGTAAAGATTCAACCAACGCATCGTATTCAACATTAATAGGTTTTAATGTAGGAACACCTAGATTTGGGTTTAGTAAAATAGGAAAAAATAATATCATTATTGGTAATTCTATCACATTACCAAATGGAACCACGGATTCTATTAATATTGGTGGTGTATTATTTGGTATCAATACTAATTTTGATACTTCTGGTGGAAGTCCTAGTGATTCACCTACAACAACAGGAAAAATAGGTATAGGTGTCGTAACACCTTTAAACAGATTACATGTTGAAGATACAATCGATCCTGTTAGATTCGTTGGATTACAAAGTGGAACAACGGAAACCAGAATATTAACATCCGACAATAATGGTATTATAAAATATAAAAATTTAAGTGATATAACAATATCAGGAAACTACTTACCATTAAGTGGTGGAACGGTTACTGACGACGTATTATTCCAAAGTGGAATCACCGCAACAACTATAAGTGGTCAAACATTTTATGGTGTCGGTTCTAATAAACAAGTAATATACAATAATAATGGTATATTATCGGGCAGTACAGGATTCACATATGACGGTACCAATGTTGGTATTGGTACGGAATCCCCAACAAATTTATTACATATTACAGGTTCTACCGATCCTGTTAGAATTCAAGGTCTACAATTATCAAATGACAACAATATAGTTACGGTAGACTCTAACGGTGTTCTACATTATTCACCATATAGTGGGTTAACAAATGATAAATGGATTTCTGGTGGTAGTTTTGATAATAGATATAATATACTTTATTTAGGGTATAATACTGGAGGTGGATTTAGAATTTATTTAGATATAACAGGTAACACTGGAAACACATTAGTAAACGCATCGAGATATTTTATTTCGGGATCAACACCAACGGGTTATGTTTTAGTTAATGGTGATAGATGGTATAACACAAACAATGGTATTGAATATGTGTGGATAAATGACGGAAATTCATCACAATGGGTACAACCGGCAACAATAGGAGGTGGTGGAGGTGGTACTACCACAATCGGTGATTATTTAGTTTTAAGTGGTTTAACTGCAAATACAATTAATGTAAATCAAATAGGTATATCCGGAGATTGTGTTAATGATTTATATGTTTCAAATATACATTCTTGTTCACCATTAAATATTAATCCCTTAAACGAGGGTGACATAAATTTTGGATCATCAACATCAGGTATTAGTATACAACTATCAGAAGGTAAAGGTGGTATTGGTATTGGAACAAGATCACCAACAAATAAATTACATATTGTTGGTTCAGAAAATCCAGTAAGAATTGAGGGGTTACAAAGTGGTGATACAAACAATAAAGTTGTTACAATAAACAATGATGGTGTTCTCGCTTCTAGTACACTACCTCAATTCGCATCAACACTTCCAGTTAGTTTTAAATTAGGTTTTAACGGTATACCTAATTATGAAGTTTTTGGTGGAACTGGAGTACAAAATTTTGGACTACTTGATAGGGGTATGTTCGTTGCTTTTGATTTAGAAACTGCATTAAAATTACCACATACCACAACGGCAACAGATTATGTTTATTCATTTAGAGTAACAACACATGAACAATTTGGTGGTGTTCAAAATAATGTCGGTGTTAGAACGGTACTTGCAAGTACTGCCGGTGAGTTTCCATATAATACAATTGCACCAGCGACGTACTTATCACAAACAAGTACAAATTATGCACTTCAATATTCTGATGTTGTTGTTAATGTACCTAAAAATTATTTGGGTCAACCCGTTTATTATATAAAATTTGAAATAATAATGGAAAGATTTGCCGGAGGTTCAACAAGTGTAATCGGAGCAAATTTAAGATTTAATTAATATAAATTATGACTGAAGAATTGGCAATTAAATATGGTAAATTAGTTCAATTTGGGGTTGACTATATGATTGGTTTCAATTCCTTCGCCGATTTATTTGTAATCAAATACAATGAATTTAAAGCGGAGATCATGGAATTTGGTTATAGTGATGATAGAAGAAAATGGGTGACCCAAAATAAAAATGAAATTATTCAATTGTACGATGATTTAAATTCATCTGGGTTGATACCAACAGAACCAATTTAATAAAGATAAATGAATAAAAAAATATTTATAATAAATGGCAATTAATTTTCCAAATTCACCGGTTATCGGAGATTTATATACTTTCGCTAGTACAACATGGCAGTGGTCAGGTGAGTATTGGGGTGTATGGACAGGAACAACAGCGGTTATTACAGATTATTTACCATTAAGTGGTGGAACAGTTACTGGTGATGTATTATTTCAAAGTGGTGTTACCGCAACTACCATTAGTGGGAACACGATATATGGTGATGGATCTAATTTAACTAATGTAGATAATCTTTATAATATTGATGGAACATTACAATCAAACAGAACGGTATCAACCACAAGTGGGTACACATTAACAATTAATCCACAAACAACTTTTTCACCTTCAATTACATCGGTAACAGTAACCACCGCAACAACAATAGGTACAATATTTAATCCATCATTGACGGCATCAATATCTGGAAATACTTTAATTGGTCTCGATATATCACCAACGTATACAAATTCACCACATTCCAATGTTACAAATATAGATTTAAGAACAAGAAATGCGGGTGTTGTTATTGGTTCTAGTTATGGATATGGTTTTTTGTATGGAAATTCAAATGACGGTATTGTAGAAATTTCTGATGAAGGTTCTTTTATAACAAGAATGACATTTAGACCATCGGGAAATTCCGGTGGTTATAATGGTAATTGGTGGAGTCGTATCGAACAGAACGGAAATAATTTTAGAGTCTACTCAGGTAACTATCCAACAGGACAATTAAGTGGTCAATGGTTAGTCGGGGGGCCTGTAGATAATAGTACAACATTTGGTGCACTTTTTAATAATAATGGAAATATAATTGTCGGATCGACAACTGATTCTGGTGTTAAATTAGATAGTTACGGTGTAACAAGAATTCAAAATAATTTTGGTGTTGGAACTTTTTCCACACCATCACAACCAATTTTAACTGATTCAACAACGGGTGGTGCGATTACAGGTGAAACAACAGGTACAACATACACATATCGCATTGTTGGTGTTGATAATCTTGGTTATACCACACCAGCTGGTACAATAAGTTCTGTTTCACTTTCTGGATTAACTAATTCTGTTAGTCTTACATGGACGGCAATCGCCGGTATATCCTCGTATAGAGTATATAGATCAAATCCTTGGAATAGTACAAATAGGTTTTATAACACAAGTACAAATTCATTTACCGATACGGGTTCATCTGCCGCTTGTGATGGATCTGGTTGTAATCCACCAACACAAAATCGAACATTAAAAACAAATATAAGTTCAAGTGGTAATTTATTTGTTAACTCTAATGGTACTTTTACTGGTAACGTATTAATTGGTGGTGTATCATCTGGCTTTGAAATAAACACAACATCATCCACAGTACCAATTGCAAATGTTGGTATATATAGAAAACCAGGAAATGGAAATTCAACATATTTTATTGAAGATGAACAAGGCGGTGCAAAAGACAAATGGACTTTTGTTAGAAGAGGTGGATATGGATTAGTGAGAGACTATTATCAGGGTAATTCATCTATTGTAAACATAAATTTAGGTTGGACAAATCCTAACACTAATGGATGGGACGCAAATACTTTATTAATAGACCCAGTAATTAATAAAACCAATGCGTTTTCTACAACAATAAGAGGTATATATTATAACCCAATATTGTCGGGTATGACGGGCGTAACACACATCGCATATCAAAACACAACGGGTGATAACATATTAAATAGTTTGTCTGGAAATACTTTAATTGGTACAACAGTTGATAGTGGACATAAGTTATCAATATCGGCAACAACAAACCCAATTAGAATACAAGGACTCCAAATAAGTTCGGGGGACACAAGAATATTAACTTCAGATTCTAACGGTGTAATTGGATATAGAAATTTATCATCAGCATTAGCTTATAGTACAACAGGTATAACCGTATCATCACAAACATTAACAACGTCATTCAATTATTATGGTGTTAATTATAATGGAGATGTTGATTTAACATTACCAAATCCGAGTGGTTATGATGGTTATAATTTTACAATTAAAGATGAAGGAGGATATGCGGCAACACATAGAATAAGATTAATTCCATCTTCAGGATTAATTGATGGGAATAATTATGTTGATATTAATTTAAGATATGTCGCCCTTCATTTAATGGCAAGAGATAATAATTGGTGGATAATATAAAAAATATAATATATGTCATATATAATTAACAATGAAATAAAATATTCAAACTCTCCAAACATAGATTCGTTTGGTAGATTAAGAGTTAGTGAACCATTTACATTATTTGATTCAAGCCATAGGTATGATGATAATGGATTATGGTCTACTGCCACTGCTACAGGTGGTACTGCTACATTTGATGCTAACCAAGGACTAATTAACTTAGATGTAACAGCGGATTCAGGTTCTTCTGTTACAAGAGAAACTATAAAGGTATTTTCATATCAACCTGGTAAAAGTCTTCTTGTACTATCTACATTTGTAATGAGTGCTGCTAAAACAGGTCTTAGACAAAGAGTGGGTTATTATGGAGCAGAAAATGGATATTATTTAGAACAGAGTGGTAGTACAGTAAGTTTTGTTGAAAGAAGTTCTGTCTCAGGAGCATTAGTAGATACACCTGTTGCTCAGGCAAGTTGGAATGTTGACCCTATGAATGGCTCAGGGCCAAGTGGAATAATACTTGATTTTACAAAAGCCCAAATTTTATTTATGGATTTGGAGTGGTTGGGTGTGGGTACAGTTAGAATAGGATTTGTAATAGATGGTAACTTTCATGTTTGTCATAAGTTTCAGCATGCTAATTTAATTACATCTACATATATTACAACAGCTTCACTACCATTAAGATATGAAATAACAAATACAACTGCTACAAGTGGAGCAAGTACATTAAAGCAAATATGTTCTACAGTGTTATCTGAAGGAGGATATCAACTTAATGGGTTACAACAAGCTGTTGGTATTCCTGTAACAACTCCAACAACATTAGCAGTTGCAGGAACGTTTTATCCTGTACTAAGTATACGTCTTAAAACATCTCCTAATCGTTTAGATGCTATAGTGATATCTACCGCAATTTCTATAATGGCAACTATTTCAGGAGATTATAATTGGCAGGTAATATCATCTGGAACTACAACAGGTGGTACTTGGGTTGATGCTCCTAATAACTCTTCTGTTCAATATAACATAGACGGAACTTCATTTACAGGAGGAAGAATACTTGCAAGTGGGTTTTTTAGTGTGTCAAACCAAGGTTCAACTCAAGTTGATATTCTTAAAGAAGCACTCTTTAAAACACAACTTGAAAGAAATGGATTAACAGGAACTCCATTTGAACTTACTATTGTAGTAGCTTCTAATGTAGGAGGTGGAGGAGGAGCTATTCTTGCATCAATGGATTGGGAAGAAATAAGTAGATAATTATGGTGGAAGTAACCAAACATTAAGAAGTGAAATTAATTTAAGTTACTTTTTATAAAATTACAATAAACTAAATATTTATAAATAAAATACAATGATACAAATAGAATTAAAAGCAAAACATTTTTACTTAATTGCTGAAATATTATTCGGATTTGCAGCATATAGTTCGTTTTCAACATTACACAAAATAAAAGATGGTTGTATTGGTGTTGGTGATGACGATTTAGTAACTATTGAGTCCGATGTTAATACTGTAACAACCGTTTTTAACATTTTGTCTCAAAAACCTGAAGGTAGTTATAATGAAATAAATACAGAAATGTTAACTTTATTACAATCACAAATAGTGACAGGTGTGAGTAATAATGATCCTAATTGGATTCAACTTTCAGAGAATGTTACCGAGATAAGAAATAATAATTTTGCGTTGATAACTAATTCAATTCAAAGTGGTAAGTCGAGGTTATATAACTAAAGATAATGTAGTCGAAAAACTACTAACCGACGAATTAATTATCCAATCCTACGTATATTCCGATAATAGTTCCAAATATTGGAAAATAGCACAACCAATTACGGTAGTATTAAGTAGTGGTAAAATCATAAACATCCCCAAAGGATTTTATTATGATATGTCCACAGTACCTAAATGGTTGTGGTCAATTGTGAGACCATATAATGACGGTCTATTTGGTTATTTAGTACACGACGTTTTATATGTTAATAGAAATCACAACATGACAAGAAAGGAATGTGATAAAGAAATGTTGTTTTGGACAAATATCACCAATTCAAACAAGTTTGATAATAAATTAAGATATTATGTTGTTAGGTTGTTAGGTTGGTTGTGGTGGTATAAAATCATATAAAATTTAATTTTCATATGATATTTATAGTAAACAATATCCTATGAAAAATACCTATCTTTTTTTTATTCTATTTTTGTTTTTTTCTTGTCAAAAAATAACAAACAATTTTACATTAAAAAATAAACCAGAATCATGTGACTTTCTAAACGGTAATTACAATACCGTTGCTAGAATGTCTCCACAAGAACAACAGATTGCACTTAGAACAAGAGTAAGGGACACAGACAAAGATGGTATACCTAATACACAGGATAACTGTTCTGTCACATTTAACCCCGATCAATTAGATAGTGATAAAGATGGTATAGGAGACGCTTGTGATGCAACACCATTTCCACCTATTGTTGGTACAGGAAACTGGGTTATATTTTTAGATTTTGATGGGGAATATGTAAATAGTCCTTATTGGATAGGGCAAAACGGAGGTTTACCATTTTATGCTACACCATCAGGACTTAGTTCAACAGAAATAAAAAACATTGTAGATTCTATAACCACTGACTTTGCTCAATTTAAAAACATCAATGTCACTACAGACTCTAGTGTTTATAATAATGCTTCTATTGTTCGTAGACAGAGATTGATAATTACAGAAAACTATGAATGGTATTGTGGACCAACAGCTTGTGCAGGAGGTGTCGCTTTTATAGAATCAATAAAATGGGGTGAAGAGGTAGTTGCTTTTGTATTTAGTAAAGCATTAGGATATAGACAAAAATCTATTTGGGAAGCTTCATCTCATGAGGTAGGACACACTTTTGGATTGTACCACCAAGCAAATTATGATGCTAATTGTAATTTTCTTGCAGAATATTTCGCAGGTTTTGGAAATTCTACAACAGGTAGAGCACCTATCATGGGTAATTCTTATTCAAGACCTGGATATTGGTGGATAGGACCTAATTCATTTGGATGTACTAGTATTCAAAACGATAGTCTAATAATAAGAAACTTAGTAGGATATTAAAAAAACAAAATATGATACCACAAGACAAAGCAATGCATTTTACCGCAGGATTCGCATTATCCCTTTTAATTGTAATTATAAACGCTCGGTTTGATTTTTTCACACAACCAACACTAGGATTTATTTGTTTAGGTGTGGCAACAATTGCAGGATTACTTAAAGAATGTTATGATAGATTTTATCAAAAAGAAAAATTTGATTGGGTCGATGCTGGTGTAACTTCATTAGGTGCGGTACTTTATTTTTTCGCATGATATTTATAAATAAAAACATATGGCTAGTTTAATTGACAAGGTAAAAGTTAAATCAGGTAGATTAATCAGAGTTTGGAATACTGAAAAGAAGAAGTTTTCAAACGCTTCTGCTAAATATGTTTCCGTTTGGGTAGAAGATGCTGACGGTAAAAACGAAAGATGTCTTCTATTCACAGAAAAGGAGATTGCCAGAGCAGAAGAAAGATCTAAAAACAATTCTGAGGATTTAACAACCAAAGGATTTTTTACCGATTTAACCGATTAAAAAAAAAAGATAAAATACTTTTTATTTTGAAAAATATTCATTATATTTTAGTGAATATTTTTTTATGCGTTTAGGTGTAAGTTATAACATATTTGATGGAGAAGAATTACTCGAAGGTTCTATTAAGCAAATAAGATCAGAAGTCGATTATATTTCAGTTGTTTATCAGACAATATCTAATTTTGGAAATAAATGTAATGAAGAATTGATACCATTACTCAATAGATTAAAATCGGAAGGTTTAGTTGATGAGTTATACGAATACAAACCAAAGATCGAGAATGGTGGACATTACAACGAAATTGTAAAAAGAAATATTGGTCTTTATATTTCCCAAGGAAATAGATGTACTCACCATATGAGTATGGATTCCGATGAATTTTATTTATTGGAACAATTCAAATATCTAAAAAATAAACTAATAGATGGGGACTATGATTCATCATATTGTCAGATGAAGACTTATTTTAAAGAACCCACATATGAAATTTTTCCATATAACACATATTATGTTTCTTTGATTTTTAAAATATTAAATAATTCTACATATAAGTTTGGAAACATATCACCTGTATTGGTGGACCCAACTCGTAGAATGGATTCAAATAAACCATTAATATTAACTAGAGATGAAATGGAGATGCATCACATGAGTTATGTTAGAAAAAATATAAAAACAAAATTAATAAATAGTTCTTCTAAGGATGCTTTTAAAAACATTGATGAATTTTTAAAAATGTACGACGAATATAAATTAGGTGACATTTTTTTTACCACAACACCGCCCGGTAATGAAAGAACAAAATTAGTTGATAATATTTTTAATATTAATTTATAATGAAAATTTGTTTATATACGGCGATATTTGGTGATTACGAAACACTAAAACCACCAGAAAAAATAGATGGATTAGATTATATATGTTTCACCGATAATCCCGATTTAAAATCGGATGATTGGAAGATAATATATATCGAAAAAGATAATAATGTTCCACCGGCTGTTTCATATAAAAAAATAAAATGTCTTTCACACAATTACTTACCAGATTACGATTACACTATTTGGTTAGATGCTAATTTTGTTATAAAAGATAAAGACTACGTTAATTTTTTATTTAAAAATTTTAAATCAGATAAAATTTTATTATATAAACATTTTTGTTTGGCTGGGTTCCCGAGAAATTGTATATACCAAGAAGGTATATATAGTTTGACAATACCAAAATATTCAAAAGAAAAAATATTACCTCAATTAAATGAATATAAGAATTTACATAACTATCCAGAAAATAATGGACTATACCAAAGTGGATTTCTTTTAAGAAACAACAGATATTTAGATGTTATTGAATTTAATAAATTATGGTTTAAAGAAATAATGAAATTTGGAATGATTTATCCACAATGTCAGGTATCTCTACCATTTACATTATGGAAACTAAACATTAGTTTTAACATAATTCCTGATGAGAATATATGGAACACTCAAAGATATGAAATAACAGTTCATGGTAATAATGAAAAATTTAAACCCGCATACGTATGAAATTATTAATACAATTTCCAACTAGAAACAGACCCATTAAATTTTTAAATGTTTTAAAAATTTATAATGATTTATTAAGTGATAATGAAAATTATTTTATTAATGTCAGTTGTGATGTTGATGATCAGTTAATGAATAATAATGATATTAAAAACGAGATAAGTAAACTTAAAAATACAAGATTAGTATTTAATCAAAATAAAAGTAAAATAGAAGCAATAAATAATGGTTTTAGTGATATAGAGTATGATATTATTTTATTGGCTTCTGATGATATGGTGCCAGAAATAAAAAATTATGATGAAATAATAAGAGATGAAATGAAAAAAAACTTCGTTGATACCGACGGTATTTTATGGTTTAATGATGGAAATCATGGAGATAATTTGAATACGTTGTGTATTTTAGGTAAAAAATATTATGATAGATTTAATTACATATACAATCCAGAATATAAATCTTTATGGTCTGATAATGAATTTACAATTGTCGGTAATATGTTAAAAAAACAAGTTTATAATAGTAAAGTTATCATAAGACATAAACATCACAGTGTTGATAAATCCAATGAATTTGATTCTTTATATCAGAGAAACGAAACACACTACGGTGATGATTTTTTAACATTTAAAAGAAGACAAGAAAAAAATTTTTATTTATGATAAACATTTGTACAGTTTCAGATATAAATTATTTAATAAAGGGTTTAACATTATATGAATCCCTATTGAAATATTCAAAAAATTTTAAACTACATTATTTATGTATTGATGATCAAAGCTATGAAATTGCAAAAAAACATGAATCAGAAACATTAATTATTTATAATGTCTCAGAACTTTTATCAAACGATGAGATATTACTAAAATTAAAAAATAGTAATTACAGATATTTCTGTTGGTCTTTAGCTTCATATTTTTCAAATTTTTTAATTAATAAAAATATTGGCGACATAATGTACATTGATAGTGATATTTTATTACACGATGACGTTGATGTTATTTTAAATTCAATTGGAAATAAAGAAATTGGTATTTTCAGACATAGACAATTTCCATTAAATTATAGTAGAGATGAAGGTTTTTATAATGTCGGGATTGTTTTTTTTAAAAATGGAACAATAGGTAAGAAAATACTAAACTGGTGGTCAGATGCGGTTTTAAATCAAAAATATCCACATTTAGCAACCTGTGGAGATCAAAAATATTTAGATGAGTTTCCAAATATGTGTCCGAGTGATTTAATATTTATAGATGGTGAAATTGGACACGGAGCACCTTGGCAATGGCAATTATATGATTATTCAGATTATGAATCTAATCATAATATTATTTGGGAAGGAAGAAAACAAAAACTTATTTTTACACATTTTTCACAATTTGATTTCCGTGAAAATGGGTATATACCATCAACACAACATCATATCTATACACCAATTGAAATGTATACAAACGTTAAGTCTTTAAAATTGATATATGATGATTATTACAATAAATTAAAAGAAACCAAAATTAAATATTACAATTAAAAAACAAAACTAATGAAGATAGCATTTGGTATGATAATTTTTGAGGGTGATTATGTTTTAAAAGAATGTTTAGAACAGGTTTATCCATTTGCAAGTCAAATTTTAATTGCGGAAGGGCCAGTTTCTTATTGGCAAAGGCAAGGTAGGACAACCTCTACTGACGAAACAAATAAAATATTAAATGAATTTCCAGATCCCGAGAATAAAATAAAAATTGTACATGGTCAGTTTACTGAAAAAGATGATCAATGTAGGGCGTACATGGAACATATTAATGATGATATTGATTATATATGGAATTTAGATTCAGATGAGGTTTATAAAACTGAAGATTTGGTTAAAATGATCGAATTTTTAAAAGAAGAACAACCGACAAGTGTCGGCATTAGAAGTTGTTCTTTTTATGGTGGGTTTAATCATTATTTAACTGGTTTTGAATTAAACAGAGATAACTTTTTAAGAGTGTTTAAATATACAAAGGGGTCAACATGGTTAACACATAGACCACCCACAATTCAATATCCGGTAACATCAAATATCGTAAGAAAACATATCGATAGTGATCAATTATTTGAAAAATTGGGGGTACAGATGTATCATTATTCATATGTTTTTCCTGACCAAGTTTATAAGAAAGTAAATTATTATAAAGATAGTGTTAGTCGAAATAATTGTATTGATAATTATTTTAATGATGTTTATCTACCTTGGGTTACTGGTGATATCGATAAAAAAAATTATATTGAAGAAATGTGGAATGGTGTACACGAATTTAAACCACACGTTCGCGGTGAATGTAAAACAAGTGAATTTATTGGCGAACATCCAGAATCAATAAAAAATAATATGGATAATTTACTTATTAAATTTAAAAATCAAATTAAAAAATATGGCATTAATTGATTCTTGGAAAAATAAAAACGTTTTTGAAAAACAATTAGAATTAAATATAAAACAACTATCAAATAACTACCCACAACATTGGATGGATTTTATTAAATTTATCATCCAAGAAAAACCCACATCCATTTTAGATATTGGTTGTGGATGTGGTACTTACTATGAATTATGTAATAGGGAGTTTAATAATATAAAATATACTGGAATAGATTATTCGTCTGATGCAATTGAATTGGCCAAAAATAAATGGAATTACGAAGAATTCTATGTTAAAGATATAAATGAATTATCGTCAGATTATATAAATAATTTTGATATGATTCATATAGGTGCCTTATTGGATGTACTACCAAATGGTGATGATGTATTAGAAAATATGTTAAAACTATCACCAAAAAAATTATTAATAGGTAGAATGGAAATAACCGATAAACCTAGCTATTACGAAACATATGATGCGTATGATGAAATTACAACATATAGATATTTTCACAATAAAAATAATTTGATTTATTTATGTGAAAAATATGGTTATATAATTAATAATATTGATAATAATTATTTATTTAAAGAAAAAAACAAATGACTGAATTTTTAAGCAAATGGGATAGAGTAGATATGTTAAAACATTTAGATGAATTTAAGACATTATACGAATCAAGACCCATAAAAGACAATAATGGTGGTATGAAATCTGGACACATGTTTTCGGCTTGGTATGTTGTTAAAAAACTTAAACCTAAATATCTAATTGAGAGTGGTGTATGGAAAGGACTTGGCACTTGGTTTTTTGAACAAGCTAGTCCAGATACAAAAATAATATCTATTGACCCTTCACCACATTTTAGAGTTTATACGAGTCCTAAAGTCACATATCAAACATTAGATTTTTTAAAAACTGATTGGGATCACATACCAAAAGAAGATACTATGATTTTTTTTGATGATCATCAAAATTTTTTAGAGAGACTAAAACATGCCAAATCATTGGGTTTTAAGGTTTTTATGACTGAAGATAATTATCCTTATCAGTTAGGTGACTGTTATACACCAAAAAAAATATTATCCAACACCAGATATGTTATTGACTTGGACGGAATTAAAACTTGGTATGATAAGAACGATTCAGATTTAGATTATTTTAAAGAAAATGTTTCGGTTTATCAAGAAATGCCACCATTATTTAAATCAGAGATAACAAGATGGGGTGATAATTGGGATGAAAATTATCCAACACCAGAACCTTTATTAACAATAAACGATAACGAAAAGTATCCCACTTTTTTTGAAGAAAAAAAAGATTACACTTGGATATGTTATATCGAACTAAAATAATATAATACAATATAATATGTTTACAACAACAAATGAATCAGTCTTTTTTTTAGCCGAAATAGATAAAACAAAAAAAGTACTAGAATATGGCTCTGGTCAATCGACATTTGAAATTGCCGATAAGTGTTTAAATATAATTTCGATAGAACATCAAGAAGATTGGTATAATAAATTACAAGATGGATTATTATCTAATTGCGAGATAATATTAAAAAAACCTGACTTACCATATGTAGAGGGTGGACATTGTGGTACATACGAAGAATTTAAATCTTATATTGAGGCACCTTTAGATAAAGGACCTTTTGATGTTATCTTAATTGATGGTAGAGCAAGGGTTTCTTGTGCTTCAGTTGTGAAATTAATGTCACACGATAACACAATTATTTTCATTCATGATTTTAATAGACCCGAATATCAAGATGCTTTAAATTTTTTAGAATTAGTTGAACAAGTTGGTACAATGGCAAAATTTAAATTAAAAAAATAAAAAATATGGAATACACTTACGATTGGAATAATGAATTCAAAATTAATACTAACGGTGTTAAAAATTTAACATTGTGTTTAGAAATCGGTTGTTTCGAAGGACTAACATCGAATTATATAATTGATAATATATTAAATGAAAATGGTAAATTAATATGTGTCGATCCACTGACCGATGTTTATTTAAACACAGAATTAAAGGAAAGTGATGTTCATAATAACAATACCATTTATAAATATTTTAATAATCAGTATGATAGGTTTATAAATAATACAAATCATCACATTAAAAATAATAAATTAGAATTATATAGAAATATTAGTTCAGAAGTTTTTCCCCAATTGTTAGAAAAATATGAATCACAATTTGATTTAATTTATATTGATGGTGATCACAGAGCATCGGCAGTCTATATTGATTCAATTAATTCATTTAAATTATGTAAAAAAGGGGGTGTCATTATATTTGATGACTACTCTTGGGGAAAAATGTACCACGAAGAAGCAACATCTTTTGGTATTGACAAATTTTTGAACGAATATGAAAATCAGTATGAATTAATTAAAAAAGAATATCAAGTAGTAATTAGAAAAAAATGATACAATTATTTAACATAAATAACCATATAATCAATACTGGTGAATATTCTAATCTTTTACATGATAAGATAGTAAATGAATTTGAAGAAAAAATTTCAGAATATGTTGGTGCAAAATATGCTGTTAGTTTTAATAGTGCAACTAGTGCGATATTTTTATTATTATCAAAATATAAAAATTTAACTATCACGGTACCTAGTATGATACCACCAGTTGTACTTAACGCAATAATAACATCAGGAAATAAACATAATTTTTCCGATAATACAGATTGGGTTGGTGATTCATATTTATTACACGATTTTGGTGATTATAAAGTTATTGATTCGGCACAAAAACTAGAAAAGAACCAATTTAAAAATGAATGTAATCCAAATGATTTAATGGTATTCAGTTTTTACCCCACAAAACCAATCGGTTCTTGTGACGGGGGTATTATTGTTTCAAATGATTTTGAAAAAATCATAGAATTAAAAGAATTGGCATTAAATGGTATGTCGTATGCTGAAAATAATTGGGATCGAAAAATTAAATTTCCTGGTTATAAAATGTATATGAATAGTATACAGTGTGATATTGCTCTTAGAAATTTTAAAACATATAATACAAAGTTAAAAAGATTAGGCGAGATTAGAGAAACATACAATAAGGAATTGAATTATTTAAATACTAGTAATCATTTATATAGAATTGAAGTTGAAAATAGATCTAATTTTATTGATTATATGTATAAAAATAATATTTTATGTGGTATACATTATGATGCGGCACACATGAACCCCGTATATTCAATTGATAGTATAAAATGTCCAATGTCTGAATTAAAATCTAAAAAAACCGTGTCAATACCTTTTAATGAATTATTGACTAATTCAGAAGTTTTATATATTATTAATATAATTAAAAGTTATAATGCGTAAAATTGAGAATATTAATGTGTTTAATGATGAAAGAGGATTGTTAATACCAATTGAATTTCACAATCTCCCCTTTATTCCCAAGAGAGTCTTTTTAGTAAACAATGTACCAATTAATGAGATTAGAGGTAATCATGCACATCATGAAACGAAACAATTAATAATTTGTGTGAATGGTTCTGTTGATGTTATATTACATGATGGTGAATCGGAAAAAACATATAGACTTGAAATTGGTCAACAAATATTAGTACCTGAACTAATTTGGGACTCACAAAAATTTTTGACAGAAAATAGTGAAATATTAGTTGTTTGTTCAACAAACTATGATATAAATGACTATATTTTAGACTTTAATAAATTTTTAGATATAACAATTAGTAAAGATATTTAGATTCTAACAAACCATTTAGATAATTTCTCAAAATTACTTTGAACAAATGGTGCTAGATTATTTATGTAATCCTGTTGTAATTTTTCCATGTTTTTTGGATCTTCATTTCTGGATTGACTCTCAAAATGATAGGCAACTAAGTTACCATCATAATAATTTTCAAAATTATTAATTAAACATTTGTAATTCAATTCAACATCCTCGAAACAAGAAATATAATTTTCATTAAAATAACCACACTTTTCAAATACATTTTTTCTTATCATTAAAAGAGCACCTGTGTTACCACATACTTTCATTGGGTTGATTTGTTTACTATAATAACTTCTTAAACCCATGTGTGTAACACCAAATACATTTTCGCTATTTAAAACACTGACAATTCCTTCATGTTGAATTGTGTTATCCCCGTAATGTAATCTAGCCCCAACAGTCCCCGTTTTAGGATTTCTTTTAAAGACATCCATCATTCCATCAATTACATTATTTAAAAGAACAATATCGTTATTACAGAATAGTATAAATTTAAATTCATCACTAACATGATTTTTTACAACATCATTATTTATTTTTGCAAAGTTGTAATAATCATATTCAATTAAATTTATTTTAATACTCTCTTCGTTATTTTTAATATAATCTTTTATTTTATTTTTTTCATCTTCATCTGATCCCGTGTCTGCAATAAAAATTTCGTAGTTTGACTGAGTACAATTTTTAATAAATGAATTTAAACAATTGAAAAGTAAATCAACTTTATTTTTAGTTGGGATAATAACCGCAACTTTACCGAAACTTTTAGATATTTTAATGTCTAATTTAGGAACATAAACTTTTTCTGGCTTCAAATCTATCGGTAATTTTGTTTTATATTTTTCAACAAACTTATCTTTTGATAAATAAAATTCTTCATTGGGTACACCAACAGATTGGTGTGTTATTTCAAATGAAGACGTAACACCAATTTTAACTCCATCTAAATAATTTGGCACACAAAATCCATGATCATAAAAGTGAAATTTCCCAATTGATTCGTCAAATTGATGTTTAATTTTTGTTTTATCAAATGAAATAAATAAACCATCAATTGTTACAACGGGAATTAAATAGGGTACTTTTGCGGAATATTTACTTAACCATTTTGTAAAGTCTTTCGGATGATGATATACCTGACCGACCATTGTTTCATTCATTCTTTCCCAATAGATTCCTGATTCGGGAAAATAACAAGAACCGGCTTTACCAATGATACCATATTCAGGATTATTGACAAAGTCCAGCATCAATCTCCTACCCCAATTATTTTCTAATTTTATGTCATTGTGACAACAAACAACAATATCATGTATTGATTCGGATATTCCTTTATTATAAATTTCAGATAATCCAAATTCATTATCATTTTTATACTCAAGAATTTGGTAATCTTTTACACCAATTGTATTTTCAATATGACTTTTAAAATTTTTATTGTACTCTTGGTCTTTATGTGTGGAATAAATTACAGTAATCATTTAATGTTTTTTGATAAATGTAAACAAAAAAAAACCTAAATCAAAATTTAGTGTTTTTATTTTTTAAATTTAAATGATTTATTATTTTTTCTCTAAATTGTTCGTCATTATTGTATAAATCTAACGATCTATTAACTAATTTTTGTAAATTAATCTCATCATTAACAGTTTCTATTTTAAATTTTTTGTATACATCATCTAAAATGTTTACACTGGTTAATTTTACTTTATCTATCATATTTATATATTTATATACTTTTTATTCAAAAATATATCGGACAATTTTTAGTTGTCCGATATTATGAGTTCAATTGTTTTAATTTATCCATGATGACATCAACTTGTTTTTGTTGTTCTTCAGTTAATTGAACACCAGATTGATTTGGTTGATTAGTTGTTGATTCTTGCACCTGAACCTGTACTTGAGGTTGAGGTTGTTGTACTGGTCTGTTTTTTTTACATCCGCATCCCATGATAATAATGTTTTTTAATAAATATTTGGTTTATTGGTTTTAAATACCTATGTTTGTAACATATTCTAAAAATTTAAAAAAGTAAATGGAAAAAGATTTTAAACCCGTAAAAAGTGTATATTCTTCAAATTTTGAAGTTATAACTAATATAATGGAATTGTATGGTATTGAACAATTTGATTTAGATTGTACATATTCTAAAGGTTCTTTTTGGAAAGACTTATCACAACCAAAATTAAAATCAGATATATATCCTATTAACGATACTGTAATAAATGCTAGTTCAGAGAATTTACCATTCGAAAGTGACTCAATGTCAAGTATAATGTACGATCCACCATTTGTGGTTGTCGGTAAAACGTATAGAAATAATAAAGAAGGTAGTTCAATAATTGCAAAAAGATTTGAGGGTTATGAAACTTTTAATCATCTTAAATCAAATTATTATAATTCATTAAAAGAATTGTATAGAGTTTGTAAAAAAGGTGGTTATGTTATTATGAAATGTCAAGATACGGTATCTGGCGGTAAAAATCATTTTAGTCATGTTATGGTTATGAATATGGCAATGGAAATGGGATTTTATCCAAAGGATTTGTTTATTTTACTTGCTAAAATGAGAATTAACAGTTTTGGATCTAAATGGACTAAACAAGAACACGCAAGAAAATACCACAGTTATTTTTGGGTTTTTGAAAAAGTAAAACCTAAAGTAGATTATAATGTAAAATTAATTAACGAACAGGGTTCTGAGGTGTCCCAAGATACATTGATACTCGATCAGTCTCTTTCCAATCTTTAGTGGTTCCCGCAGGAAATTCGATAACATGATCACCAATTCCTGAATATCTTTCAGGACATTCACCCTCACATGGTTGACAATCTCTATGTATTTTACTAATCCTATTGTTTAGTACGAATACAATATCTAACGGGATTTTACATTTTTTCATCCAAAAAGTATGGTGACCCTTTTTCATTTTGAAAACCATACAACCATTAAGTGACTCACGACCCATCATACCTTTTTCGATTTGTTCAGGTGTGGACACGTACTCGGCCGGGAACAATTGATTATTAATTCTTACTGACATATATCTATAATTATTTTGTTATTTCAAATAATTTTTGTATTATTATAAAAACTGATAAAATGGATACAATATTTGGTGGCTTAGTTCAATTTGAAAGTAGAGAACAATTCAACAATTTTGTTGAAACAATTAATGATGAGAATGCAATTAAATTAATTGAAATGGCTCTACTTTTTTCACTTAAAAATGGTTTATTTTCATTCGAAGAATCCCATATTATATATGAGTGTTTGAATAAGTTAAAAAGTAAACAACAAGATGTTAAAGAAAACTAAAAAAATATATCTAAAAGATTTCTTTATATATAAAAAGAAACATCATTGGTTTATAATTCCTACGATTGTTTTTTATTATGATAAAAATACTTTTTTAGAAACGGGGGTTTACACTCCCGCGTGGGGGATAACAATCAGATGGTTTACAATAATGATCGGATTTCAAATACAAGAAGGATATTAATATGGCTAAAGGAATATTAGAATTTGATTTAAATGACCATGACGATTCAATGGCACATCTTAGGGCGGTAAAATCATTAGACATGGCATTAGTGTTATGGGAAATGGCACATAACACTAAAAAAAGTATTCACAATCAAATTGAATTTAATAAGTTGGACGCTTATGAGGCTGTAGATAAAGTATTTGATAAGTTGTGGGAAGAAATGAATGAACGTGGAATTAATTTAGATGATCTAATTGTTTAATATGCCTTTAAGTAAAAAAGAAATTATTGACAACAACGTTGAGATTTTAAGAAGTAAGGGTATGGTTATGAGATCCACTTGGATTTGCATGACGAAAGACCTTGGTGTTCATAATAATGCTTTTGGAGGTATTCTTCTTTCACACATTGATGAGATTGCGGCGGTTTTTGCGGCTGAAATATGTGACACACCATTAGTTGTCACAAGAAGTTTAAATGCAGAATTTCTTGCACCAATTAAAGTTGGTAACGTAATCAAAACTTATTGTGGTATCGAAAGTATTGGTAACACATCTATAAACATTATAATAGAAATGAGAAAATATAATGTTAGGAGTGAGGCGGAAGTTGTCTGTTTACGTGTACACATTACTTTTGTTAGAATAGATGAAGAGGGACAGGCATTACCAATAGGATCAAGTGTTAAACAAAAATATAATACATTAATTAGAAAATAATATGGTAGAATTAATTATCGGTGGAGTTTTTGGATTACTAATAGGTATTTGTATATTTGGTATTATTGATATTGAAAAACAAATTAGAAAAATAAAGTAAATATGAATTTAATTGCTTTAAGTATTGGATACATTTTTTTAGCTCTTGCCGACATACTCCCAAGATTTATTAAAAGTCAAGAGAAAGGTAGTTTTGTTGCATTTTGTTTTGCGATAATGTCTTTGATAATATTCGTTGTAACATTGATAAACATTTATAGATAAATTTATGAGCAATAATATAGATAGGCAATACAAAGAACTACTTGAACACATATTAGTGTTTGGTAATAATAAAAGTGACAGAACTGGAACAGGTACTAGATCTGTATTCGGTTGGAAGATAGTTCATAGAATGGAAGAAGGATTCCCATTATTAACTACAAAGAAAATGTATACCAAAGGTATCATAACTGAACTCCTGTGGTTTTTGAGAGGAGAGACAAACATCAAATACCTTGTAGACAATGATTGTCACATTTGGGACGGGGACGCTTATAAGAGGTACTTAAATGAATACAATCCATACAACAATAGAGATATTGTTAATGATGATTTATCAATAAGTAATGGATTTTTAATCAAAGAAGAATTCATCAACAAAATTAAAACCGATGATGAGTTTGCTAAGAAGTGGGGTGAACTCGGTTCCATCTACGGAAAGCAGTGGAGAAGTTGGACTAAATTAGAACCAAATACAGGTCAAAGTGGTAATAATAAAACATACCTATTTACTGGTTTCAATGGAATACATAGTCATTATTTAACACAAGTTGACCAAATCGCAAACCTAATCTCCGAACTCAAAACGAATCCTGATAGTCGCAGGTTAATGGTTAATGCTTGGAATGTAGGTGAGTTGGATCAAATGGTTCTTCCACCCTGTCATTACGGATTTCAAGTTTATACGAGAGAGTTGGGTTATGAAGAAAGATACGATATTCATAAAAAATACATAACCGAAGATAAATTAGATTTGTTATTTGAGTTGGCAACTAATGAAAATCTAGATAAATTAGGTGTACCTAAACGAGCAATCTCTCTAATGTGGAATCAACGCAGTGTTGACGTTCCATTGGGTCTTCCGTTCAATATAGCATCATATGGATTATTATTGGAAATCATTGCCAAGGCAGTTAATATGGTTCCTGAAGAAATAATTGGTAATCTTGGTGATTGTCATATCTATAATAATCAAATTGATGGTGTTAAAGAACAGATAACAAGAAAACCATATAAACTACCAACATTAAAACATATGAAGACAGATGAGTTCTATAGATCGTTATCTGAAGATCTATCACTTATAACTCATTTAGATAATACTGATTTTGTAATTGAAAACTATCAAAGTCATCCAACAATACGGATGCCGTTAAGTAACTAAACATGAATATAGGTATTATTAATCACGGAACATTATTTAAGAAAAAAAGAATATATTGGGAAACTCAATTATTCGCCATTACCAGATCATTTAAAGACGGAATAACATTCTTTAGACTTAACATTAATTGCGATAGATACGAGGACGACCATTCACCGGCATTTCAAATTGATATATCCGGGAACACTTTCAAGGGAAACTCATATGACGGTTACGAGTTTGTCACAGAAACTAAATGCACCATACATGTTGTTGATTTCAAAGATGGTGAAAGCATGTTGTCCGTCACTTGGTTCAATGACAAGATAAACATTAGATATTACGTAAAAAAATTAAGATGACAAACTTCAAAAAATAATTTTAGGATTATCTTTTTCTGTGTTAATTTCATTTTTAGTTTATGCAATCATTAAAGATGAGGATAGAATGAAAAAATACAATATTGTGATATATCAAGATAGTCATAGATACAGAACAGATAAATTTGAAATAACTTCCGACGGAATTAAATTTATTGACATTGATAAAAAAAATGTATACATTAAAGGAAAATATATAATTGAACAAAGATGATAAGTAAGTTTATTAAATTAAAAGTACAAATCCCCGGTGATGAAGAACTAATTAATCCCACATTCATCACAAGAATAAGAAAAGCAGGAACAAAGACTATTGTTTATACTATGGATGGTAGTAGTGTATACACTGAAGAAACTGTTGAAGACGTTATTAAAAAAATAAAAGATACCGAAAAGTTTATTGTAACATGAAATTAAAAGAATTATTAGACGAAATTTTTAAAGATGGACCAAAACCAATAAATGATGGGTCATTTATCACTGATTATTGTTTATATGGGTCAAAAAATTTAGAACCATATAAACAAAAATTACTCGAATGTGATGAATTCAAAGGATTATCGGATATTGTTTTTGTGGACTTACCCACTTTTGAATTAAATGGTAAAACCGTTATCGTACCTACATATAAAGTAGGTGATGAAACAAAATTTAAGGGTGTTGGTTATATACTATCAGTATCATTAACACCCAAAATATACGATCCTAATAAATTACATACGCCAGTTAAGGATGGTGCAGTTATAACACCAACAACATATAATTCACAAACACTTGAACCAAGTAAAAAAATTGTTTTAGAGTTTTCACCAGAAATGGCACAAGATAATGTAATAAATAAAATATTAGGGAAAGTGGAGGGATCTACTGAAGATCCCGACTCAATACTTAGGAAACACCTACACGATTTATTAGATAAAGTTTTAGATAATCCAAAAGAATATGTGCCTGAAGGTCATAGAGGAGTTATGATTAGAGGGGTATTTGACGAATCGGTAACAACCGCAAAAGTTCTGGAAGAACCGAAGTTTAGTATCTTATACTACTTAAAACCCGAACCCGAAGATGAATACGGTAATGTTGCTATGAGATTAGAAAAAAAGTTAATACCAAATGAGTTAAAAGAAAAATTCAAGGAACAATTTGGTGAAAGATCAAGTTGTCTCACACTAACTGAATCTGAAATAGATCAATTTTTATCTGAAAATAGTAAATGAATATAGAAATTATATTATCAATAATCGGTGGATTATACGCCACGTTTAAATGGATCTATGAGTATAGTGAAAATTTAAAGTGGAATAGGAATAAATTTATGTTGGACGAAATTGATAAATTCAGATCAATTCAAACAACAAAATCTGTGGAAAAAATATTAGATTGGAATGGAATTAACGTCGAGGTTTATGGTACTGAGATTTACGTTAATGATGAGATATTATTTGAAGCACTACAGACACACGACGTTAAACAAAAATTCAGTAAAGACGAGGTTCTTCTAAGAAATCTATTTGATGAATATTTCGATAATTTAACAAAGTTGATATACATGTGCGAAACCAAAATGATTTCATCAAATAACTTTAAGTTATTCATGTCATATTGGTTAGATATATTATCAAGTAAGAATAAAAACAAACCCAAAAAAGTACATGACCAAATATTAAGGTATTTGGAATACTACCGATTTTTTACGTTGAAAAACTACCTAATAAAATAGTATAAACTTTATATTATCTACCTTGACCGACGTAATTTCTTGATTTACGATCGTGTTTGTTGTATGATTTTCTTGCTTTACCTTTTTTTCTTTTACCGAAAGAGATTTTTCTACTTTCTGATCCACCTTTTCCTTTAGCCATAATTTTTTTTCTATAAATACGCGAAATATTGGATTTTTTACTACATTTGTAAAAAGATATTTTTTTATATGGAAAGACAGATATTACATCAAAGATTTGAATTCGCGGAAATTCAGGCTTTTAAAAATTACTCAAAATTAACTAAAAAACGAAATCCGTTTAGTTTCGATATAGATGAGGTTATTGAATCACCTGACGAGGATGAATTTCATAGAACAATATCATCAATACCAAACGAGGTTCAAAGATCAATTTATCAAGATAATGGTTTTTATACTCTCAGGTTGGATGAGAATGATTCAATAAGAAAAAATAATAAAACAAAATATTTTTATTCTGGTGAAAATGGTGTTGGGGTAATCACACAAATTGAACCATTCTTTAAAAAAGATAATACTTTTTTTACCACAAATGATAGACATATAAAAAACCACTATGCTAGACCTTTTTCATCTATTGGTACAAATGTCTTTGAAAGAACGATTTATATTAAAGATAATAAAATAACGATAAAGAAATCGATATTCACAAAATCAAGACATATTAATTGTAAGTACTTCAAAAAAAATTGGTTTAGATTTGGTATAACCATCGATTTAAAAACCGGTAACATAACATCATACCACACAAACAAATCAGGTGCAAATAAAGTTAGAAGAAATTCTTTTAGGGAAATACATACCAGTTTATTGTCCACGGAAATCATGAGTTTTGGTGTTAGAGTTCTTAGAAAATTTTATGGTGATAGAAAAAGTAGTGAAATTTTACGAAATGAATGTTTAGATATAATAAACGATTATGAGTTTATAAAAGAATTAAAGAACACATTTTCAAGTATAGAAGGATTTAGTTGTCCCGATGTGGATTTAAGAGAACCTAAAGATTGGTTTATGGAAACATTAATTCGTCTATTTGTTCACTTGAAAAAAATAAAAGTACCGAATAATAATTATGAATCTTTGATTTTTCATTGGTACCCAACCAAAAAGTATCTTATAAAAAATGATAATAAATTAATTGCATCAATACTTGATAGATTTGGTGTTAAGTCTAAAAAAACAATTAAGATTTTACATGAAAATCCGGGACTTCCATTAAATTATTTTACTGAATTAAAAGAAATATTCGGTGAAAGGGATTTCCATAAATACATCGGGAATATTGATCCTAATTTATTCGGTGTTTCATCATCCGATAACAATTTAGGGATAGATTACAATAGTATCTATCAATATCCCGATAGAAGATTAAGACACATGCCCGATCATGTAGATTTAACAAATGATGAAAAATCAAATTTATTTAAATTTTTAAATGATAATCTATCAAAATCAATGAGTGACAGAGTTGACCATGTTAAACATAGACAACACAATAAAAAAATTATTGATGATACTTTTAGAGAAATAAGAGACCATATAAGAATGTTGGGTAAGGTTAAGATATATTTTCCTGATACCAAAATAAGAGCAACTAATCAAATGTCTTTCCATCAAGAACATTTAGAGTTTGCTAGATTGGAAAGAATTATTGGTAGAGGATATAATGTTGAATTTGTTTTTGATGAAAGAATGGTTGAATATATTGAAGAACCAATCATAAATGGTGACGGGATATTCCATCCGGTAATATTAAAAAAGGATTGTGACTATACCGATGAAGGTACACATATGCACCATTGTGTTGGTGGATATGCGGAAAATGAAAATTCTTTAATTGTTTCATTAAGAATGAATGATAGAATCGGTAAAGAAAGGATCACTTGTGAGTTTAGTACATTTGATAAAAATTGTGTACAGGCCAGACATTTCTGTAACGCAACTCCACCCGATCATTTTAATTCCGCATTGTTAACACTCAAAGAAAAAATAAAAAATTACAATTATCCTATAAAATCAAAAGAGAAAATCAGAACACCATTGTTGTTAAAAGATGGTCAGGTATTTCAACCAGAAAGAACTACCACAGAACAATTATTTCATTTAATAAATAACATGGGTAATCAACAACTCGATTTATTTTAAACTACAAATTTTCAACAAATCCATTTATTTTATATAGATGGATTTGTTGTTTACATATAAACAAGATAAAAAAGATCGTTCCGACTTATTATCCACTTGTGATTTAAACTTGGAATTAAATAATGATATATTGATATATAGATCGTCTTTTTATAGTGAGTACATGAGACATGGGAACAAAAGAACTTTGTTTTTTCAACATCAATTACATTTGAATCTTTTAAATGGTGAATTCTCAACTTCATATAAATTAGTTAATAATGGTAATCTGTTTAAGCCATTATTAAAAAATAAAATAAAAAATAAATCCAATGATTTTATATCACTGGAGGAGTTACTCACTAACGGACTTTTTAGAGGTGAAAAGAAAATACATTTTTGGGGTGTAAAATATTCTAGAGCAATAGACAAAATATATCAAATTGTATTTGATATATTGAAATCAAGATTCAAAAGTGATTTTTTGAAAACAAAAGAATATGAAGAAAAAAATGTTAATGATAAATTGTATGAATTAATCGTAGATTTTTATTTAGATTGTAAAAATATAAAGGGTCACGATAACATATATTTTGACATAAAATATAATTTTCCAAAAAAGAAATACCTAAAGAGAAATGGTAATAAATTCTTACCAGCGGTATTGGATGAATATAATATAAAATCAAAATACCTAATAGGTGAACTAAATGGAGAATATAATCCACCTATACATTTAAAATCTTTGAAATATCTATGTAACTTGTTCGGTGAAAATTATATTGAATATTTGAAAAAAATTCCATGGAAATCAAATCTTTACAGAGAACCCATTAATAAAAAAAAACATACATTAAAAGACGAATTTGAAAAGAAAAACTTAGTCAGACTATTCAATAAGTGGGAAGACGTGGACTCACTTCATGGTAATATTGTATCATCAATAAATAAATTATTAACACTAAGAGAGTATTTAGAAAAATTAAATTTTGATTTAAAGTTCAAAGTAAGAAATAACACCGATTTAAATAATTATTATGAAATTTGGAGTAGTCATAAAAAACATTTTAATAGAGGTTATAGATTGAGATACGTGATAGATCCTGAGTTTATAAAATTTATTGAGGAGGATATTAACATCGGTGATGAAATTTTTAAACCAAAACTTCTATTAAACGAGGAAGATTTTATGATTGAGGGTACCTTAATGAAAAACTGTATGTCAAAACAATTTTCTCATGGAACCGTTTATCTTTTTGTTTCATTAAAAAATAAAAACAAAAAAGTTAATATACAATATAAAAAAGGTATTTTAATACAATCATATGGAAAAGCAAATACTCCGGTTCCCGAAAACTTTAACAATCCTATTTATATATTAACGGAGAGATTTAAAAAAATGTCAGATATTACATGGAAAAAAGAAAAATATGACTTTGTAGAAAAAATTAAATAAAAATATATGAAAAGCAACAAATTTTATTTGGTGGTTACTATTTTGTTTTCCTTAATTATGGTTTACAAATATTTTAGTTTATTAAACATAAATAAGAAATTAAATTACCAAATAAAAGAAGAGAAACTAGTATCAGACTCTTTGAGAAATGTATTATTTCCTGTAGAAATAGAGTTAAATAGATACCAAATGACACTTGATAAGATGAGAGAACAAGACTCAACTTGTTCTTTGTTATTTGAAGTTATAATGGAATCAGAAACAGAATAAATATGGAAAATAATAAAAAATATAACGATCAAATTAATGTTGGTGGATCGGGTTATTTCGATATAAAAACATCAACAGTCGTTAAATTAAATGAGTATTTGTCGGTAACAACTGAAGATGGAATAATTGACCTAAAGATAGATATTACCGCCGATTTTAATGAAATACCTGAAAAGTATCATGAGATATTTTTGAATGTATTAACTTCAAAATATCTAAATAAAGTTAATTTTGGCCAAAATCCATTTTCAGAATGTAAACCAATTGTTAAAAGAAAGTGGTGGCAATTTTGGAAAAACAAGTATTTTATGTCTTAATTTCAAATTATGAAAATAAAAAATTTATTAGTTGAGGGTGAAGTAAAAGAACTTTACCCAAAAATTTTTGGTGTCTCAATTAAAAATAATTACGATAGAGCCATGCTCTTTTGTAGATATCAGGAGTTTTATGAGTCGCCCTTTAAAGAGATAAGAGGTAAGAACTTCTCATTTGAAAAATTCATGTGGTTATATAAAACTAAAAATAATAAACCAACATTTACATATCCTGAAGATTGGGTTGGATACAATATTCCATCTGATGTTTTATGGAAAGCGTACGAAACTTTCTTTAATTACAAAAATAATTATGATGAGATAATGACTAAAATAATTTATTATTGTGAAAATTATCCATTAAAATACGGTAAATCAAGAACAAAGTGGTATTTGATCGGTGCCGATGACTTTAAATCTGACACAATGAACCATGAAATTGCACATGGTTTATATTACACAAACAAGAAATATAAGACCACATGTGACGAGTTAATTTCAGAAATAAAGAAAGTAGATTATAACAAAATTAAAAAGGAATTGATTAAAATTGGGTATGTTAACGACAAAAAGATAATAGATGACGAAATTCAGGCCTTTATGTCCACGGGTTTATATAAGACATTCTCAACAAAAACTTTTAAAAAGTACACCAAACCATTTATTGAAAATTTTAATAATTACACCAAAAAATAACGATTTTTTCGGATATTTATACTATTATGAAGAAATCATTAATCGAAGAACTTGAAAGAATACATACTCTAACATATGGTAAAGAGTTGTTATCAGAACAAAGCCTACTTGATAAGATATTGGGTAAAATAACAGGTAAAGGTGCTGATGATAAAGAGGGGAAAAAAATTGACGACCCCAAAAAGGCGGATTTGGTTTCTTCCGATGTTCAACAATTCTTTGATACGTTGAAAAAAGCTGCAGATGGTGGAGGAATTTCACAACAAGAGATGGGATCGATGAACTTCCAAAAGGAAGTTGAATCTATGCAAATAGGGTTAATGATATTAGGGTATCAGTTACCTAGATTTGGTGTGGATGGTTTATATGGTAGAGAAACGGCAGCGGCAGTTGAGAAATTTAAATCCGATAATGATGTTAAAGATGGTGCCGAAACATTGGGTGAAGCGATGACCCAATTAAAAACAATATCATATCCTAATTTAAAAATTGATTTTGATGGTACTCAGAATGACTTTGTTAATCAGGGATTACTTGATGATTTAAATAAAGCCGCAGGTGCAGCAGGATTGGTTGCAACAATAACAACCGCAAAAACAGGACACGGGTATTTTACAAAAAGTAAAAATAAGAGTCGTCACATGGATGGTACGGGTGTCGATATTGCTATATTAGATGGTGTTGGTGCTGGTGGAGCAACTAGCTCAACAAACGGTAATGCAAAATTTAGAGAATTAGGTAATAGATTAGCTTCCGCATTAGAATCTTTAGGTTATAGACGTAATGTTGAAAGTGGAAATGATAAGGCTGTTTTGTGGCAGACAAATACGGGAGGAAATCACTTTAACCATTTACACGTATCAAATAAAGTCGGGGCATCCGAATTACCTGCTAGTGTTTCAGATTCAGGTAGTGTAAGTAATAGTAAAGCAACACCTGAAATGTTAAATAAGTTAATTGAACTACTTAAAACAAAGGGAGTAAAATCCGAAGATCTTAAAAAATATATCGATACTACATTTATATCTGGTGGGGGTGTTGATTCCAATTGGATGACTATAACCCAAAAAGTAATTGATACATTCGAAGGTGGGTATTGGAACTATTGGGAATGTAAAAATCACCCATATGATTCCATTTATAATAAATCCGGTGAAACTTTGTTTGGTTTAGATAGAAAGGCTGGAAAAATTGAAAACATTTCAGCAGAAGGTAGAGAATTTTTCAAAATTATTGATGAAGAGAAACAAAGGTTAGGTATGGATAAATTTTGTCAAGTATGGAAATATAACTATAGGGGAGGTCCACTTGAAGGAAGATTAAAAGAGTTGGCCGCTAAAGTCATGAAAAGACTATACGATCAAAATATGAGTAACTATGTAAAAAATAGTGAAGTTAAAAAAAGAATAGAGGGTAATCCTGGTTTACTTTTACATATGTCATATGCTTGTTGGAACGGACCAGGATTCTTCCAAAAATTTGCAAATAAATTAGAAGAGGGAGTTAATAATGGGTTATCTGACGAAGAATTGATACAATTAGTTACTAAACAAAGGGAAGAATTAATTGCAGGAGGTTGGACTAAAGCAACCACTAGAGTTAATAATACCATTAGACAGTTATCAAACGTTTCCTAAATTTAAAATAAATCAAAACTATTTATAAATAAAAACAATGGAATTTTCAAAAAAGAGTTTAGTTAAAATAATGGAAGAAGTCGACTCAATGGATGTTGAGGAGATGGCACTTAGAAAAAGTGGGAAACAAGATATAAGAAGGAATCCTAAAACAAATGAAATAATATATCCAAAATTTGTTGCAGGTTGGCACCCAGATAATCCAACAAAAATTGGTGAAGATGGGATTCCCGATTATTGGGTTGTTAATCCAACACAAACCGAAGGTAGTGAAATATTGGCGGTTCCGTTAGATTGTGAAGAGTTAAATGAGTTCATGGAAAAACATAAGGATTGGCTTGAACAACTTAGGTTAGAACATAAGTTAGAACCACAGATAATTGCATGTACAAGAGGAAAATATCATAGACCTGTTGAAAAAGCATTGGCCGGCGGTTACAAACCAAGTGGTGAACAATATGATGAAAAAGAAAGTATTTTAAGAAAATTAAATCCAATTATTGATCGTTATTTTATTGATAATTCGGAAATGGAAAAAATTCTTGAAACTAGAAGTATACCAACAATTAGTAGGGATAGAAAACATTTAGATGCATATGGTGAAATAAGTAATAATAAAATTGAGTGGGGAACACATTCTTATAATTCATATAAAACTTCCTCCGATTTTAAAAAGGCGATTTCAGATAGAATTAAATATGCAACCGGTAGATCAGAGGATCTACCTGATAATTTTAAATCACAATATTTGGCCAGACAATTTAATTTAATTTATCAAAATTGGGAAAGTACTAAAAAATACAAACAAGAATATAAAGGTAAAACATCCAGATATGTTTTGGATAGATTTGGATTGGAGACAGATAATTTAGATGTTGCTGTTAGATTAGATTTCAGAATTAATGGTAAATTAAATGCGGATCAAAAAACATATAAATGGGATGTCAGTATGAATATTAAATTTGGTAAAAAATTAAGTGAAGAATTTCGTATTAGTGGATTAAAAGAAACACAAGTTATTACCTCAAGTAAAGAAGTTGATATCGATTTAAGTGATCCATATACTACATTTGATAACAAATATACTGTATTGGATAACCCATCTATATTACAAGGTTTAATTGAGGCGTTTGATGATTTGAAAAATCAAATACAATCATTGAAACCTAACTATATGTTAGGAGTGGCAACAGCCACACGTTTAGATTTACCGGAAAGTAAAATGGACGTTTTGATAAATAAAATCGTACAAGAAATTAAAAAATAATAAAAACCCCCGAAAAAAAATCGGGGGTTTTTTTTGTTATTAAAAATAAAATTTTATATCTTTGTCTTATGTTGAAAATAGATAAAGATAGGAAAGTTTGGATCACATCTGACACCCATTACGATCATAAAAATATATGTAGAGGAGTAACAAATTGGCGTATGCCCGACGGTTCTATACCCATTGAACAAACAAGAAATTTTGATACATTGGAAAAGATGAACGCAAATATTATTTACAATATAAATGATACTGTGGGTCAAGATGATGTTTTAATTCATTTGGGTGATTGGTCGTTCGGTGGTTTTGAGAATATAGAAATATTCAGAAAAAGAATTATATGTGAAGAAATACATTTGGTTTTAGGTAACCACGATCACCACATAGATTTAAATAGGGGTAATTGTAGGAGTTTATTTACCAGTGTTCAATGGTTTTTACAGGTAAATTACATGGGTGAAACACTTGAATGTATGCACTATCCTATAACATCGTGGAATAGTCTTAGAAAGGGTAGAATACATCTACACGGACACTGTCATCTACAAACAGATAAAAGAATAAGTGGAGGTAGAAGAATGGATATTGGTATGGACGGACATCCCGAATTCAGACCTTACGATTTATTAAGAGAGGTTATGAACCCAATGAAGAAAGTACAAATAGGTTCAGAACTTGGATCTTTAGATCATCATACCGATGATATGAAAAATGTTGTCGGTTAATTTTTTTATTTGAAACAATTTATTTACTTTTATAAAAAACATGGATATGAATATCAAACAAGCGTTAAAGAAAAAAAACAAATTAGTTGGACTTATTAAAGAAGAGTTCACAAAGGCACAAGTATATAATGTGGTTGAAGAAGGGAATAGTAGACCGTATTCGGCAACAGAATCACTTAAAAAGTGGTTTGAATTAACTGAGGAATTGACTCAATTGAAAACCAAAATTCACAAGGCCAATTTACCTATGTATGGTAAAATCTTTGAACTTGCGGAATTAAAAAACCAAGTTAAACTATTAAGAGGTTTGGATTGCACAAATGGTAAAGTTAATGCAAGTAGATGGGACGATAAAATAGTTGTTAAACAATCCGAAATTAATATTATTGAAAGAGATACAATGGTTAAAAATTTGGAACTTAAAATAGAAATGATCCAAGACGAATTGGATGTTTGGAACCATAACACATTAATTGATTAATAAACTCTTAGTTGGGGGATAAGTGATAACTAATAAATAATACAAGACGGTTGGTCTCCGTTACCAATTCTAGCATTATATTGATTAAAAGATGATGTTAATGTATTCAAAACTTAACACACAAATAGTCAAAATTAGAAAAGTCATTACTTAAAACTCTTTTTATATTTATTTTGTTTGATCTTTGAACCCAACTTTTTAAATTAAAATTATGTCAGAAAAAAATACTTCAAGTGGTGGTGTCGGTTTTTTTGGTTTAATGTTTTTAATATTCATGACCTTAAAATTAACCAACGTAATCGATTGGTCTTGGTGGTGGGTAACGGCCCCATTATGGGGCGGATTCGCAATTTTATTAATTGTTTTAGTTGTGGCATTAACGATTAAGTCATTTTTTGATTAATTGGGATATTTATTGATAAAACTATTATGTCAAAAGTTATAAAATTAAAACAATCTGATATTGAAAAAATCGTAAATAACATTCTTAAAGAAAGTAATGGTGAATTTGACGATTTCGATACAAAAATACAACCGGAAGAATTATCTGTCGATCAAATGGATTTACCAAGTAGTCTTGAAAAATTCGGGATAGATCCTTCTGAATTAGATTTTGATGGAAAGTACGATACTCCAGACTTGTTAATTGGTAAAGATCAAAATGGTAATATTGTTGTTACCGATACAAATACTGGTAAAACAATGAAAGCACCAAATTAATTTAAAGTTAATTATATAAAATAACCCCGAAAATTTCGGGGTTATTTTTTTTATTGTGAATTGTTTTTCATATATTTGTGTTATAAAACAATCCCATGATTTATTGTTCAATTGACATAGAAACCTCTGGTTTAGATCCGGAGAAACACAAAGTTCTTTCAATAGGTGCAATCATTGAAGATACAACCAAAAAATTACCATTTAACGAGATACCTAAATTCAATGCAATTGTTCTCCAAAATGAAATTGTCGGTTCACCAAGAGCACTGACAATGAATAAAGATATCATATCAATGATCGGTGAGTATCTTGAGGGTGACGATGAACTAAGATTCAATATGAATACACATACCGATTATCTTTTTTTGGAGAAAGAAGATGTTGTCAAACAATTATATTGGTTCTTAGAAGAAAATGGTTTAGGTCATGGTCTTATTAATAATAGTGGTGGTTATGTTGAACATGTTAATGGTAAACATAGACCCATGATAAACAACGGGACTAAACCAATAACGATTAATGTTGCGGGTAAAAACTTTGGTACATTTGACAAGTTGTTCTTACAACAACTTCCTTGGTGGCAAAAATTAATCAGAACAAGACAACGAGTATTAGATCCTGCGATATTATGTGTTGATTGGATCAATGATGATTCATTACCTTCACTAACAAAATGTAAAGAAAGAAAGGGAATCGAAGGAATTGTTACACATAATGCTTTAGAAGATGCTTGGGACGTGGTTCAAGTTTTAAGAAAATTTTATTAATGAAAAGATTTTTTGCCTTTATATTTTATACAATTGGGGTTTATATACTTGGAGTGTATAGTACCAGACAATACATTTACAATGAAACTATGGGTTGGTGGGACTGGTTTTTATTATCATATTTTACTTCATATTTTATGGTTTATCTTTTAGTTAACAGAAATAAAAACAATTAATTATGTTTGATATTCAAAAACATGAAGAAATTAGGCAGACACAACAATGGGGATCATTCGGTAAAAATGGTGATGAACCATTAAAATATAGATTAATAAAAGATCTGTCAGATGATCACCTAAATAACATTATTAGTTTCATCGAGGAATTTTCCGTAAGATGTAATGAGACGTATGGTGAAACATATCCAATGATGTGTAATGAAAAAGAATATCGAAAAATAAAAAACATATCAGTTCCTGATTATATTGATTTGAAAAATTTTAAATTCGGTAGATGATGTCGGTAGATAATAGTGCAAAAATCGGAACAATGTTATCTTTTGATAAGGATGATTTTTATTTTTTACAGATCCTTAAAAGAAGAAAGGACAATCCTGAAATGGATAGAGATATGGTAGTTATTAAAAACTACTATGTCGAATCAATTGACCACTATATAAAAATTATTCCGAGGATAATGTCTTTATGTGATTATGAAAATGCTAGAGCGTATTTTCGTTTAAACAAAAGAAACTATAAAAAGAATGGTCTTCAAATGATTAAGAGAGTTGCCGATCACATTTCAAGTGGAAACAATTCAGCAATTAAAAATGCGTTTGACTCGGTCTGTGGTGAGTTCCATTCAGATAAAGATAAAAAATGGATAGTTGATGTAGATTTCAAAGACTTTGAAAACAGAATGGATGTTTTAGTTCGTATACATAATTACGTTGAAAATTTACAAACAGAAACAGGTAAAGAACCCATGTTGGAAGTTCTACCAACAAAAAATGGTTATCATATGATTACAAGACCATTTAATCTGTCTAAATTTAAACTTTTGATAAACGATTTAGATGTTAGACTTGATGTTCATAAAGATAATCCAACAATATTGTATTGTCCCTAAAAATTAAAAATGGCAAAAGAAATTGAAAGAAAGTTTTTAATTGAAACTTCGATATCACCAGATCTCGGACCAAAAAAACTTATAAAACAAGGTTATATTTTTCACGACAAAGGAAAACAAGTTAGAGTACGAGTAATAGACCATCAAAGTTTCTTGTGTATAAAATATACAAAAGATAAAATTCGTGATGAATACGAATATGAGATACCACTATTGGATGGTTTGGAAATGTTGGGTAAATGTAAGCACAGACTTGAAAAAATAAGGACAACATTGTCCCCACACGGTGGTGAATATGTTGTTGATATCGATACATATCCGAATGGTTTAGTAGTTGCCGAAGTTGAATTTAAAACACAAGAAGATTGTGACAAATTCAAACCGATAGACTGGTTTGGTAGAGAAATAACAGGAGAAAAAGAATTTTCAAATATAACATTATCAAAACAAAAATTAAAATTTTAAATTATGATTGGATCAACAATTTTTTTAGTACTTTTGCTTTCATTAGTAACAAAAATGGTTATTGATGTTCAAAAATTCAAAAAGAGAAGAACACAAGAAGAAAATGAATTACTAAACGAAATCGAAGAAGAAACAATATAAAACTATACTATGTCAAGAATTAAAAATTTAAGAAACGAATTTGAAAACTGTATTAATCTTGTTGATCTTTTTTCATTAATTTGTCCCGAAGATAAATCAAAATATATTGAGTTGGGTCTGAGATTAATGAAAAGAACGAAAAGAATTGATGAATATGGTGAAGAAGTAAAAAAAATATTGGAGACAAAATTTGGAATTGATTGTGAAAAATTAAATAAATTTACCTCAATACAAATTTTATTATTTTACAAAATATTTGATGATTATTTTAGTGTTGGGGATGTGGTTAGATTTAAAAAATTCTGTGAATTAAATGAGAGAGGTTTGGTTGAAAAAAATGATTTATCATCATATGATAACTTTCAAGAAATAATAGATCAATTGACAATTGCTGAAATGAAGTCAGTTGAAAAAGAAATGGAAAAACAAATATTGAAATTACATGATGATGGTGAATGGATAGTTGTTAGACCATTAACATATGAGGCATCAAAAAGATACGGATCAAATACAAAATGGTGTACAACCATGGAGGATAAATCGTACTTTAGAAAATATGCAGGAAGAGGTATTCTTATATATGTCATAAATAAAAAAACAGGTCTAAAGGTAGCGTCTTTCAGATCGATCAAAGATATTGAATTTAGTTTTTGGAATCAAATTGATGAAAGAATAGATTCTATGCAAAGTTGTTTACCTAAAAATATTTTAGATATAATTTTAAATGAAACCGAAAACAATTTTGTGTCAAACTTATCATTAATTGGTGAAAAATATGAAGAAGAAAATTTTCGATCCTATCCTATGATAGATGAACCCATTGCTTTGGCACCAATCAGAGAATTGGATTCAGAGGATGAAATAGAGGAAGATTTACCTGACGAAATTAATTGGGATGAACCGATGGTCGAACCAAATATACTTGCTAGTGAATATGATAATAGTAGAGTTAGAAGAATCGTCAGTGAATTAATTAATGAAAATGTGGATCGAGTATACGTACAACAAGAAATACCTTTTCCCGAAACAAATAACAGAGCATAATGAAAACATTAATAGTACATCCAAAAGACGATACAACATCATTTTTAGATATTGTATACACACCAATACCGAATAAAACAGTTATAACTGGTGGTATTAGTAAAGAAGATTTAAGAGAATTAATTGAACAACATGATAGGGTCATGATGATGGGTCATGGATCACCAGGTGGTTTGTTCTCCGTAGGTCAATTTAAAGACACACATGGATTTATAATTGATCACACAATGGTTCCATTGTTAGAGAAAAAAGACAATAGTGTTTTCATTTGGTGTAATGCCGATATGTTTGTTGATAGGTATGATCTAAAAGGGTTTTATTCTGGAATGTTTATATCTGAAGTTGGAGAAGCAAATTATTGTGGTCTACCTGGAATGGGACAAGATGTTGTTGATGAATCTAATTACGGATTTTGTCATATATTAGCGGAATGTATAAATGAAAGTAATGAAACCATATACGAAAAAGTAAAAAACGAATACGGTTTAATTGCTGAAAATAATCCTGTTGCTTATTACAATAATAACAGACTATATCTTAATTCTTAATCCCCAAATATAATAAAATGTATCAAAAAAAACCGAAAAACAATCTCACAGATGAACAAATGATTTCTTTAATCAATAAAGTATCGGATTACTTTCAGATTGAACCAAATGAAGTTGTTAGTAAATCAAGAAAAGATGAACTCGTCAAAGTTAGAATGTTTATATGTGTTCTTTTAAAGAACAAACATAAAATGACATTGAAAAAGATTGGCGAACAATTATCGGGAAGAGATCATTCATCAATTTTATATATGTTATCGCAATATAAAAATCTATCTCATTCTAAATTACATTTTCTTAAAGAAGAAACAAATAAAACATACCAAGAGTTAGAAAAAATAACAAATGAATTATAAAATAATACTTGGTGTATTTTACGGGATACTCGGGCAAGTTGCAACATTTTTACAGTTACAATGTTCCTACAAATATGATTGGAATAAAAAGTATTTTTGGTTAGTCCTGTTGTCAAGTATCCCGATAGGTTGGTTTTTTATAAAATCAACCAATTATCTCATTGATGGTTATGATGGACAAATATGGCCATCTAGACTTATTGGTTTTGGTATTGGTGTGATAGTTTTCACATGGTTAAGTGTTTTAATATTTAACGAACCTCTAACATTAAAAAGTTATATATGTTTATTCTTGGGTCTGTTAATAATTTTAACTCAAATATTTTTATAAAATGAAAAAGAATTTATTTACTTACATTGTTATTATTTGGTTTATCGCAGTTTTAATATTCGCAATATTATTTGTTGGATGTGTTGATCCACCAAAAATTGAAGAGGGTGACCGTGTGGAGAATTGTATTATAGATACGTTTTATAGATTACCACAAGTATCTGTAATGGACATCGAACCAAAATATGTGTATATCACAGATTGTGATTTCAAGTTTACAACAACAAGAAGAGATATTTATAAAATTGGTGACACAATAAAACTTGTTTATAAAAAAGCAAAAATATGACAATACAAGAGGTGTTTTCCTATTTACCCGAAGACATATTTAAACCTAATTTAGATAACATTCAAACTTATCAGGAATTAAGTAAAGATAGTTTAGATATTACGGGTGATAATGAAATTGGATACTATAAAGAAATAAACGAAAATTACCATATTTTAAGTAATGATAGGGTTGATAATATGATTTACATTGTTGATCAACCTGAGATATATGCCATATCAATAACTCATTATCATAGAAGAGGTCAAATGTATGCGGTAAAAATATATAAATAATATGGTCGGTTTGTTAATTAAAAAAGATCAAAATTGGTTTGTAAAATACGAATCAATTAAAGACAAAACAAAAAATGAAATACAACTTCATCCAGAAGATGAACTTTATTGTTTAGAATCAGATATAGGTTCCAATGTTATTTTCGACATCATTAAAATTTATTTAAGTGATCAAACTTTATACAGGGCGAAAATATTACAAAGAATTGGTTATGATATCAAATGAAAAATGGGATGAAATTTATGAGGAATATTCTAATGAAAATTACCCACCATTCGGTGGCCCATTTACAGACGCAATTCCATTGATTGAATGGTTAAGAAGAAACTTTAATCCACCGAAAAGAAAAAATTAAAATTTATTAAATTCAATTCTTAATTTTTGAACTTCAGATCTAAAGTTTTTTGTTAAGTCATCTAATTTAAAAATTAGTTCGTTGTTGGTCGGATCATTTTGTAACTGAGATTCGATTTCTCTTTTATCTTTTTCGTAATTTCTTTTTAAATTCATTAATTCGGTGTCGAAGTTTTTTGGTTTAACCTCAACAAGATAATTTTTTATCTCACCAATCCAAGGATATTTTTTAACCATATCCTCTAAATTATAATATTCTTCTTCCTGTCTATTTGTGGCGTCGGTTACTGTGTATTTGTTTTTATAAACAATAATAACCATTACATGTCTCGGATCACCAAAATTACTTTGATCATCCATTTCTTTTGGTAAATTATCGTTGAAAATGAAATATATCGTACCTCCTTTATGTACCCTATATTCATGATATTGATTCTTTAAACCTCTTGATGATATACAAAATCTATAACCCGCACCATATTTTACACATGATTCTAATGTATTTGACTTATATAATCTAATACCATTATTATTGTAGATTAAATTTGGGTCATCTGATGTTAAATCAATTTTACCTGTTTTTATTTTTCTTTTTTGGTTACTATCGACCACTTTTTCCAATTCATTCCAAGAATACCTTGTTATGTCCTTTTCTCCAATATTTGGGGAATCCTTAAGTTCTTTAAATCTTTTTATATAAAATCTAGCAATTTCACTTGATAAATCGGGTTTTTCCTCTGTAAATTTATTTACAAGACCCCCAATTAATTTTTCACTATATTCTAATAATAATATATCGTATACCGTTTTTAATAGTTTCATATCTAAATAAATATTTTTTTTTATTGAAAATATTTATTAACTTCGGATTAAAATTATTTTTATGTTAAAAAGTCTTGTCATTTTTTTCATTTTATGTGTAATTTCATTCATTTTTTTATTTGGTTTGATTGTTGGTGAGGTATATGTTGCTAACAATGAAGACACGAAATTTGGTAGGTGGTGGAGAAAGTATATTTGTGCACCCGATCCTTACGAAAATGAATAATTAAGATATATATATAGTATATACCTTTAATATGAAAACACATTTAATTACATTTTTATTACTATTAATATCAAATTTTTCTTTCTCCCAAAACGGAGGTCAGTTTTTTGAAAATAATGTAATTAGAATAAACTATTTAGGATATTCTAATGAACAACACACTTTTATAGTGTGTAACAAACAAGATTGTGAAGCAAGAATTAGAACAAAAGCTGATCAAGATTCTGCTATTGATATAATAGTTAGAGCATTAGAATGTGAAACAGTATATGTTGCACGACCAACTAATATAAACATATTATTTAGAGCTAAAGCCGAAACAGCTTGTATAACTAGACCAGATATGGGTTGGTTAGAAATTAACACGAGTTTAGTTGTCCTATCTCTTAATGAAACTAATGTGATAAAACCAATTAGATCATCAAGTACATACAAAGTATCGTTTGTCGGTGGTATACTAAAAAGTGATTTTGGTAATTTATCTGATAATCAAATAACAATCATTTATGATGGTGTCGGTAGAATATTGTTTAAACACAGATGTTGGGTTAAAAAACAATATGAAATTAATTTAAATGATTTCTTAGTAAGGGGAATGAATTTTATTTCTGTATATATAGAAAATAAAACATACGATTATCATTTATTTAAGATTATTAAATAAAATAACCTTATCTTTGTTGAAATAAATAAGAAATTATGGCAAATCATTATGAAGTTACTTACTATTTAGTTTATGCGAACAATAGTAAATTATCACAAGGAACAACATTAATTATGGAATCTGATTCAAGTTCCGAAGCGGAAAGAAAAATCAGGGCAACAGGTAATATTGGATCCAACGTGAAAGAGATCCAAATTATAAAAATTAGTAAAAAATGAAAAAAATATTATTAACCCTTCTCATAACCACATTATTAATTTCTTGTGGTAGGAATCTTACACCATATCAAGCATCACAGAAAGGTGGAATGAAATGTGGTAAGAATCGTTTAAGATAAAATAATTTACATGGTATTTCCGGTAAAACCAAAATACACCATCGGTCCCGATATTGTTAAGTACGATGGTGAAGTTTTTAGTCCCGTTATTAGTGAAAGTTATATTAGAGAAAAAGAAAAAGAATTATTTAGACTTGAAAAGTATCTATGTAAACAAGAAGACGAAAGTGTTGTTCGTATTCTTGGTGACTATTGTGGTGTTAACTCATTTAATATAAAAGATATTGGACTTAGGTTAGAGGAAGATGTTGCGGTTATGAAGGATGGTAAATTATCTGCAATATGTTTTTGTTTTCCAAGTGGGTTCTCACCTGATGAAATTGTCGGTAAATCCTTTTATCAAATTCATGAACCAGTACCCGAATCTGAAAGATTAAGAAAGTCTAGTGATAATATAACGACAGCAATGTCAAGGGAGGGATCAAAATATAGGAGATATGTTTGGACACTTTCATCCTTATCTTCATTAAGTCAACACCCAAGATACGAAAGACCCATACCGGAAAGTATTGATGATATATACTTTAGAACAGAAGTTCAAACCACAGTTGGTATGGGTAATAACATTAGTTTATTTTTTGTTAGAGTTGAAATGACACCATTGAATCAGATATGGGTGGAACATAAAGAAATAATAAGAGAAAGTATTAATTCAATGTCCGATTCGATTTTAGAATACAAGGGTCTTAAAAAAATAAAGGAAATTATATCAAATGTTGATTAAAATTTGTTTAATTAGAAATTTTTCATTATTTTAAAACAAAACATTTAATATGAATATTTCAAAATCTTATCGTTGGTTAGTACAGGAACCTGCACCAAGACATTTATTAAAGGCAGTTGAATTGTATGGTGTAACAGAAATTGTTGGTCCTAAACACAATCCGGTCATCATGGGATGGGCAAAAGAAGTTGGATTAGATAACGTCTATAAATCAGATGAAATTCCATGGTGTGGATTATATGTTGCAATTGTTATCCACAGGGCCGCTAGACCTGTTGTCGAAGGTCCACTATGGGCTTTAAATTGGAATAAGTTTGGTGTTAGAGTACAAACACCTATGTTAGGGGACATCTTAACATTCACAAGAAAAAGTGGTGGTCATGTTGGTTTCTACGTTGGAGAAGATGAAACTGCATATCATGTTCTTGGTGGTAATCAAGGAAACAAAGTTTGTGTTTCAAGAATTGCAAAATCTAGATTATCACAAGCAAGAAGACCAGAATACAAACTACAACCAACAAATATTCGTAGAATAATGTTAGCAAGTAATGGTATAATTTCAACTAATGAAGCATAAAAATAAAATAAATGAAGAAAGCACTAATAACCGGAATAAATGGGCAAGACGGATCTTATTTATCGGAATTTTTAATTCAAAAAAAATATAAAGTTTATGGGATATTAAAAAGAAATTCTGTTGCTGAAAATCAAACGTATAGATTAGATAACATTTACGATAAGATTACGTTATTCTATGCGGACATGACCGATTTATCATCTTTGATTTATGTGATTCAAAAAATACAACCAGATGAAATATATAATTTGGCGGCACAATCACATGTCAGAATATCTTTTGATCAACCAATATATACATCACAAGTCACGGGTTTAGGAACGTTAAATCTACTTGAAGCGGTTAGGTTAATTAAACCTGACACAAAAATATACCAAGCCTCTTCTTCGGAGATGTTCGGCAATAGTATTGATTCCGATGGTTTTCAAAGAGAAACAACACCAATGAATCCCGTTTCACCATATGGATGTGCAAAAGTTTTTTCTTATAATATTTCAAGGAATTATAGGAACTCATATAACATGTTCATATCAAATGGGATATTATTTAATCACGAATCACCAAGAAGGGGAACCAATTTTGTAACAAACAAAGTTTGTAAAGAAGCTGTTAAAATAAAACTTGGATTATCTAATAAATTAAAATTAGGTAATTTAGAGGCAACAAGAGATTGGGGCCACGCTAAAGATTATGTTAAAGCAATGTGGATGATTTTACAATTAGATAAATCAGATGATTTTGTTTGCTCAACAGGTATATCACATTCAGTTAGGGATCTATGTGAATATGTATTTTCAAAATTAGGTTTAGATTGGAAGAAATATGTGGAACAAGATCAGAAATATTTTAGACCAGAAGAATTAGAGGACCTTAAAGGAGATTCAACAAAACTTAGAGATATAACTAAATGGGATAATGAATACACTTTTGAAACAATGCTCGACGAGATGATAGACTATTGGTTAAATTATTATAAATGAAAAAATTAATAACAGGAAATGGTTTGATTGCCAGTGAATTCAAAGAAGGAACAAAAATAAGTAGAAAAGAATTCGATCTTACCGATTCTAACCAAGTGAAATTAATGTACGAAAAACATACACCAGATTATGTTATTCATACTGCGGCTAAAGTCGGAGGAGTTCTTTCTAATATGAGACATAAAGGCGATTTTTTCTATCAAAATATAATAATGAATACAAATGTTATTCATTACGCAAAAGAATTTAACGTTAAAAAGTTAATTGCTTTTTTGTCAACTTGTGTTTTCCCCGATGATATTGAATATCCATTGATTGAGGAAAAAATACATTTTGGTCCACCACATCATTCAAATGACGCATATGCGTATTCAAAAAGAATGTCAGATATTCAAATAAAGTCATATAATCAACAATATGGTACAAAATATTTTTGTGTAATCCCAACAAATGTTTATGGACCAAAAGACAATTATAATTTAGAAAATGGTCATGTTTTACCTGCAATAATTCATAAATGTTATTTATCTATAAAATACGATACAATTTTAGAATTATGGGGAGACGGTAAATCTTTAAGAGAGTTCATATTTTCTAGAGATGTATCCAATATATGTGATAGGTTATTAAACGAATATAATAAAACAGAACCGATAATATTATCTAACTCTGAAGAAATATCAATAAAAGAAGTTGCAAATTTGGTGACAAAGATAATGGGATATAAAAAAGAAATAAGATGGGATAAAACAAAACCTAGCGGTCAGTTTAGAAAACCATCTGATAACACAAAACTAAAAAAAATATTAAAAGATTTTAAGTTCACTAATATAGAAGATGGATTGAACGAAACAATAGATTTTTTTGTTAAAAATTATGAAAATATAAAAAAATAAAAGAAAAATCAGAAGGCAAAAAATAAACCATGGCAACATTAACTGTAACCAACGAACAATTACAACTCATACAAAAAGCGCTTGATTTTTATTCAAGAGTTGGTATCGGACAAATGTGGGCAATCAAAGAACATCCCACATACGAAAGAATATTGGCCGACAAACTCAGACCAAAAAAGAAATTAGAAGTCGGTGATAGAACAGAAAGAGGTGATGTTGTTGAAATTGGTGATGGGTATATTAAAACAAAGGGAAGTTGGGGAAATGGAGAAGAGATTAGAGAATGGACTGATGTTGAGAATATTAAATTATCTATTGATTATGGTTTATATCACGATATAAGAGACAAGGCAGAAAGAATTCTTAATCAAGGAAGAAATGTGCTTCTCCAAGAAGAAATCCCCAATAACGGAAGTTACGGCATATATAGTCCAGATGTAGATGAAAGTTGTAGGGTCGCCTATGATATTCATCAGGTAATAAGACATGAATTTTGGAAATCGGATCCCGACAGAAGTTCAATTACTGTTGATTCGTCTGTACATTTAAGAAGTAAAGATTGTAATAAAATAAAAGTTAAATTAGATAAATGATTTTATATTAAATTCATATACTATGATATTTGAACTTACCGATAAACAAATTAAAAAGTATAATAAGTGGAAAAAGAATTTACCTAAAGTAGATGAGGGTAAGTTCGGTGCGGCGGGTGGTGGTTATTGGTTTAAGTTTATTCCAACTGGAATAGGAGATATTGTATTGGCAGGTAGAGATGATGTACCTGAATTAGATATTAATTTAACAGACTACGAAAGTTGGTGATTTTTTTTATAAAAATATGTAAAGTAAAACTTTTAAAAAGTGTAAAATGAAAATACAAGATCTACTAGATAAGATGAATAAGTTGCAGGATGAACTTCATGAAGTTAGAGGACAGATTAGAGAATATTCTGACGGATTTGTATATTTGACTAAACTTAGGTGCTATGGTTCTATAAATTGGGATATACACTACAATTGTTTTTCCGTTCAGGAACTTTGTGACGAATATTATGGGGATAATGGAATTGTTGATGTTTATACAAACAACCCAAATCATTCAATAACAAGTTATGGTGAAGTTGTTGTAATGACTACGGAAGAACTTAAAAATTTGAAAAAAGAAAATGTTTCTATGTCTGAAGCAATTGTAAATAGAATGATTGATAGTGTCATTCCAAGAAAAGTTGAAGTATTTGATAAGACAATATGTAGTGTGTGTGGATCCAAACTTAAAAGAGAAGGTAGTTCACTCCATGCATGGGATAGGGAATATGAGTGTGGTCATCATATGTATGGTTCGATAGATTCAGACGAAACTCTTGTAAATAAAGAATGTCCACAGTTAAATAATATTAAAGAGAAATATAATTTAAATAATGTTATAAATGGAAACAACAAATGAAATAAAATCAGAAGATAAAGTTTGTTATAACTGTAAGTATATTGCTTGGTTGGTTGGTGTAGGGCAAGGTTTAAAATGTTGTAATCCAAAAAAAGAAATTAAACTGGAATCAATACCAAGTAAAAATCACACTTGTGATTTATTTGAATCCAAAACTAATTTTAATAAATGAAGATTCTATTCTTGGATCACGATGGTGTAATTTGTCTATCAAATAATTTTGGTTCTCGTTATAAGAAACAAAAGAAGTGGGGTAGAATGAAAATGTCTATGACATTAAGAGAAGTTCCGATTGAATTTAGATTTGATAATTTTGATAAGAAGGCAGTTAAAGTTTTAAATGAAGTTTTAACTGAAACCGATGCTGAGATAGTTGTTAGTTCAGATTGGAAACTTCACGGATCATTAGAAGATATTGGTAAGTATTATGAACTTATGGGTGTAATAAAAAAACCAATAGACTTCACACCCATAATCAATCAATCAGGTACATTAGAACTTCTTAGATCATTAGAAATAAAAAAATGGTTGGAAGATAAAAATGATATCACAAGTTGGGTTAGTGTTGATGATTTAGATATGAGTTTATTTCTTGGTGACAATTTTGTTTTAACACCCAAAGAAAGTGAAGGTATTAAACAAAGTGGAATTAAAGAAAAATTAATAAAAATTTTAAAAAATGAAGACTAATGAATTTAAGTGTAATTGTTGAGACTGAAATTTTAGATGGTAAATCAAATGTTTTTATTAAGTTACCACCAACTCAACCAAAATTAAGTTTTAGTGAAATGTCTCATATACTTGTATCGGGAATATCTTTATTGGTTAAACTTTCTGAAAAAGATGACGGTAAACCCGATCATGAATTAATGAAAGAAATTATTGAACATCTTCATTCCGAATTCGTTTCAATAGAATCATTTTCAGATGCGAAAACGTATCCCAAACAATAATTTATACTAAAAGGTATAATACCATAAAGTAAAAATAAAAATGATAATCGTAGGTGACATTGTGTTTCACACACTTTCAAAATTATATTTCATTTGTGAAAACAATAAACAGGAAAGATGGATGAACATCAATTCATATTATGTTAAATCTAACGATGTTAAATTACCTTTAACATATTTTAAGAAACAAATATAAAAATTTTATGTCACAGGAAACAGCAGTAGATTGGTTAGTTGAAAGAATTAATCATGCTAAAATAGAGAAAATATTAACAACCCAAAGGTTATATGAATTGAAAAAAATAGCCAAACAAATTGAGAAGGATCAGATAATTGAGGCATACAAAAGAGAATCACCATATATGAAACATGCCGGATGTACTGACGAAATGATCGATAAAAGTTCAATAAAATACTATAACAAAACATATGGAAAATGAGAAAGTTATTAGTATTTTTTATTATATTTGTTATGTTTATAACATCCTGTTCACCTGGACTACATTTGAATGGAATGTTTATGAGAAAGTTTAATATGTCACAGAACAAGTATTCACCAAAGAAACCTTATATAAAAAAATAAACTCAAATGTTTCAAATAAAAAGAGAAGACGGGACAACATATTTTACAACTGAAAACCCAAATAAAAACTTATTTATGAGTATCAAAGATTGGATTAAAGATAAATGGTATTGGTTAAAAACATTTAATAAACCTCCCACTGTAACAATTAATCAAGATATTGTTGCATATGAAGGAGAGGGACCAGCGGTATTCAGTGACGGTAGGGTGATATTAAGTGTAAATGGTAACATAACATTAAAGAAGAGAGTATGAAAATGATAGTTGGGAAAAGTGAGATAAACAAATCCATGCACTATTTCTTTTGTGAAAAATACTTTTACGCCTCACATAAAGATCCATATTTGAGACCGAAAAATTTGGAACATGCAAAGAAATTTAATAATGAGAAAGAAGCCATTGAGTTTCTTAACCCATGGAAAAAAAGGTTAAATGAAACTAGACCTGACATTAAATGGTTTGTAGTAGACTACTAAAAATTAAAAAATATGCCAGCATACAAATTTATTATTACGATTATTGGTGGTACTTGGAATGGTCAAACTATCACCAGATTTAGTGAGCAAGAAAAGGATAGTTTTGTGTCTTTAATTAAAGAAAATTATGGGTTGGATTGTTCAGTTGAAAAAATAAAATTATATTAACTAAAATAGTCAGGTGGCGGAATTGGTACGCCATTGTAATATAAAAGAGAACAGTTTAGGGACTACTCAAACCACGCTACAGAAATGTAGGTTAGAAATAACTGTCGTGAGACCCTTTATTACAAAACAGGTTCGAATCCTGTCCTGACCACAACCCGTCGGAAGCTCATGTTGGTCCGAGTGAGATGAAAACGCGGATATCGGACCTTTAATAAATATTTTTTTTGTTTTAAAATTATTTCTCTTATATTTGTTGAAAATATTGATATGGATTTATCACATTATACAATTGATGAGGACATTCTAAAAGCCGATGGGTTTGATGACGCAATAATTGGTATTGAGGAATCGACCTATCGTCTTATATATTCTGTCACCAAATGTATTGATATATTGGTTAAGGAGGGAATGACGGAAGATGATGCGATAGAATACTTTTGGTATAATGTTGCTGGTAGTTACGTTGGAGAGAAAACACCGATATGGTGTAATGATACATTTATAAACAACAATTAATAGTTATGTCACAATTTATTCCAAGATCAAATAGGTTTGAATGGAGACCTGAGTTCGGTAAATTTTATTCTATTGAATCTTTTTATGGGAAGGAATTTGTTGATAAAATGGATTTAACAACGAGTTTCGCGGAGGAGATATCTATGTCAATGTTTAAACATTTACATCCAACTGAAGGGGTACACAAAAACAGGGGAGATTTTCTTCTATATGATCCGGTTATGTATTTTGACCAAAAGACATGTGAGGTTGAAAAATATTTGGATGGAATGAATGGTATCTTTTATCATGTGAAGTACAGTAATGTTCTATCTAAAATCTTTGTTCAATTGATACTCAGGGAGATTGATAATATTATTTATGATATTAAAGAATATGGGTATTGGAACGAAGATAAACATTCGAGATTAATGTATATGAGATATAAGACGGAAATCACTTTTGAGGATATGTGTTTTATCAATGAGGTGGTTCTCACCAGTGAACGTAATTTAAAATCTTTCTGTGGTAAGAACAAAATGTCTTTTATACATTTTGCAAATTATCTATGTACACATAATGTTAGAAAGTTCGCCAATCTTCTTATCTTTCACGAACCGGTGAACTATGAACAAATGATAAAATGGAATATTGAAAAGATTGGTGATACTCAAATAAATTATACTACCTATAATAAACATAAGAAGTATATTGTCACACCGATCAATGTTTTAACATCTAACTTTTTTATAGATTACATTGGATTTGGTGGGTTTAAGTGTTATGTACAAGAATCTGAAAAACTTTATGGTAATCCACCTGATACAATTCAACATCTTTTAGATGAAATAGATTATTGTTTTTCTTTAATGATTGGGTGTAATGAGTTTAAGGAGGTTCATAAAAAATTACCATGGAATTGTCATTATACGGTTCCAAATTGGAGTGAATCCTATTGTGTTAATCCAAATAAATTATTAAAAGAACATGAGAGTGATTTGTATTGAGAATTCGTTATGTGTTGATGAGGGTGAAGACAAGGGTAAAGTCTATACCCATAAAGGATCGATATATCATGTTATTGATGTGATCAGTGGTGAGGAAATGAGGGAGGAAACGGGTATTAACTTTGCACCCGGTCCTTGGTATGAATTCTTGGAGGTGGAAGGTAAACATCATCATATTAGGTTCCTTGAGATACCCGATCAAACCGAGGAGATTATGGAGTATAATAAAGAAAAAGTCGAATTGATATGAAAACAACAGAAGATATACATAATCCATATTGTCCTATATGTGATGGATGTGGTGAAGAGGGGTGTTGTAGTCCATTAAGATGTGAACAAAGTTCCGAGGGTTCTTATTGTCAAACTTATTTGAAAGATTTAAAATTCGGGTATAAGATGAACAATATTTTAATGGAAAAGATTTACCAGGATAAGGAAAAGTATAAAGAACTGATCGAGTTCTACGATCAAATGTACGATATCAATTACGATAAAATATATAAATAATGTCACAACAAACGGCGGTAGAGTGGATTATAAATCAATTACGTCAACTTGCACATGATCCAACCACACATATAGGAATGGGTGATGTGAGAGTTACACAAGGTATGATTGATGAACTTGAAGAACAATCCAAACAAATGGAGAAGAAACAACTAAATATTGCAAGATTAGATGGTATAAACTTAGTAAATAAAGGATATGGAAAATAAAAACATGACAGCAGTAGAATGGTTAATAAACCAAGTACAAGATAACATGGGAGATATTCCATTAGATATACAAGAACAGGTTAAACAAATGTTTAAGGATCAGATAAAAGAATCTTGGAATGATGGTAATCTTCTCGGAAGGAATGGTCATGTGTTATTAGAATATAGTACGGGGGAAGGATACTATAAAGAAACTTATGGGAAAGGTTTACCTGAATTAAGATATAAGGATGGTAGACCAATGAGGATATATAATTCTCCTAAATTACAAGCAATAGAAATGGAAAATGAACTTGAAGAAGCTGCTGAAAAGTATAGCTTAGAATTGTTGGAAGCAAAAACAATAGATCCTCATGAAAAAACTTGGATAAAATCAATGTTTATTCACATTGTTAAATGGCAACAAGAAAGAATGTTAAAATTTATTCTTGATGAAGATAACCACACAGAAGGAGAATTAGGAAATTCTTGTATAGATGTACAAACATTAGTGCATTTTATTGAACAATTTAAAAAGAAATAACTATGACAGCAGTAGAATGGTTGGTTGAACAATTAAAAGAATACGATTTTGCCGATATAAAAGATAATGAAAACTATATTATCAAAATACCTGCTTGGGTTTTAGCTGAAAAGGAAGAACAAGCCAAACAAATGGAGAAGGATCAAACAGAAATATCAGATGAGGAGATATTAAAAGAATCAAATAGAATTCATGGAGTATCTTCAATAGCATTCGAAGAAGGAGCCAAATGGTATAGGGAACAAATAAAATCAAAACAATAGAAGTTTATGAATAAAGAACAGATCATTGATGAGGCTTATGAGAATTACCAAAACTATCCATTAGCAACAATACACGACCATCGTACAAATCTTCTTTATCAAAATATAGGTAAAGGTTGGTGTATGTTGAATGGTCGTTCTATGGTATCTCCACATCCAACTCGTCATTTAACCAAAGAAGAATTCATCAACAAAATCAAAACCGACACAGAGTTCTCTGAAAAGTGGAGATTAAAGATTGAAGAAAGAGAGTTGAGTTTGGAAGAAAAAGAATGGCAATTGGAAAAAACTAATTGTATAAATGATATTGAGAATGATAGGATAATTTATGGACATGAATGGGAAAAGTATATTCAAGAACAATACGAAGGCATTCAGTCAAATCAAGGTATAAACATCCCAACTCAACTAATTACAGTAACATACAAAGATAAAACAATAGAAGTTTATGAATAACGAACAAAAATACATTGGATTATTTAAAAATGAATTTGATGACTACTATAAAATGGGTTATAGAGAAACATCCAACTTAGAAAAACTTAAAGAATGGAAAAAAGAAATGTTGGAATGTGTAAATGTGAAAGATTGTAAAATACTTAAAATCGAAGAAGTTTATGAATAAAATAGACGGAAATCAGTTATTGAAACACTTAACATTTTGGCATAATAAAACAGATGATGAGTGTATTGAAATGGCCACAAGTGAAACAGGTGTTGATGCAGAACAAGCACTAAAGAATATACTTGAACGAGATTTCTGTACAGAGATGAATAATAATATAATTGAAGAATTAAAACAATGGAACGACCAGAAGTAGATCTGAACCTCTCCATACTATTTCCTCTACTCGGACACAGTAAGAAAGTTCATACACAGGAAAAGTATGTAGAGAAGATAGAAGAGTTTGAAAGGAAATGTGAGAAGAGTCTAATGGAAACATTGGGTAAATTAGATATACAAGGAACGGTTAAGACGGACCCTTATTCACTCCCTCACACAGATGAGGTGGTCGTCACATTAAAGGGGGAGTCTTATCTAAGTGGTCCATATGAGTTCCACAGAGTTGCTCGTCAGATCGTAAAGAAGTTACTGGAAGAGAATGTCTATAAGGTAAGGTTCTATATGTTCATTAATGTTCTACCCATGGGACTCTTGGGGAAGGTTGAGTATAAGTTTAGGTATTATATACATAACTAATTGGGTACCAGTAAACGAGGTCACCCACTTTATGGGGGACCGAGTGTATTACAAATTTCTATTAAAATAACCTATAAAAACCAGACATTTTGTCACCTTTTTTGTCGTACCTATTTTTTCCCTTCTACAGATACCTGTAACCCACATTTTTTTGGTTCTATGTATGACAGAGTGGAAAAGTGGGGAAAAGTGTAACTTTGTGGGAGATAGTGTAGGATTGTCCCTTGTCCGAATCACGACCCACTTTCTGAAAAATTTATAAACGTCATACATTTATACGTCTTCAGTATACGTTTTATATATGTATATGTGGAATAGATTATCGTCCTCCCTCGTTTCACGATGGTCGGACTTCAGGGGGAACGGTCACAAAAAAACCCATATATATTTGTCATACATATGGGTCACTATATTCGGGGATGAAGGGCCGACCGAAGGGAGGCCCGTAATTAATTAAACTCTACATTGTCTATACCGAACTTTTTAAGTCTATTCTCGATGTGATTTTTTACTTTATCATATTCGTCGGTATCCTCATAAAAATATTTACTTAGGTTTATCTTTAACATACTTTTGAAAACCGGGTGAATATAGTTTTCCGATTCCCTGTATAGTTTACGATCCAACTGAATAAACATATGTACGTGTGAATTATTTATGTCATACGTGGTATCATCAACCTTACCTTTAAGAAGGTGTTTTGTTGCGGTTAATATCTTTTTATATTCAATATCGTTCCATTTTTTTAGGTCCACATCTACCTTTGGTAACGGTCCAACATCTTTAAGTAGGTCACCTGAATATAAATCTTTAAAAGAATATTCCTGACGGTATACGATATTGTTAAGAGAAGTGGATAGGTAATCGGTTAGATCAAACTTAAGAAAATTAAAACTAAGTGCACCTAAGTCAATACTATATTTATAATCTGGATTTGGTACGATAACATGAAAACCGATAACTCTAAATTTACGGTCACCAAAATCTTCACTTGTGTACCCGCTACCTTTTAACTTTTCAACTAGTTTGTTCAGGGCGGTGTTGAATATATTTGGATCAATTGTATTTGATTTTATATTCAATGGTACGTTTTCAAAAGTGACATGGACCTTATCACCATCGGACATTGATTTATACATCATTACAATGGGTTCATAAGTTCGGTCTTGGTCTTCATAACTTAATTCATATTTTATATACTTATCAAGTTTATTTTCTATCTCTTCCCTTTTTTCTGATTCTCTCAGTATGTCATACATCTTAAGTCTTGTCATACACATAAATATATTTGGTTAATTAATGAGCATAGTTATGCCACGGAAAATCTGATGTTCAGCATTCTTCTTCGAAGTGAAGTTCTTGCTGTACTTGATACCGTCAACACTTACACGTACACGGTAACTAGTACCGTCATGGTAAACATTGTTCGTTACCGCAACATAAGTGGTGCGGCGGGTCTTGTTGGCTGTCTTGGAACCTGTTCCACGAGTAGCCTTGGTTGTTGTTTTCTTCATATCATAAACATACAAAATGAATGGTAGAAAACAAAATCTTGCCGTAACTTTTTTTAACAAAACTTTATCCCAGTAAGGATTTCAAAGAACTTATTGTCGGGGCATACCTCTCCCATATGGATTTGCCACAGAAAATCGAGGGGTCATATCTCACCTGTCGATTCGTATTCTGTATTTGTCCCCGTACTTGTTGATCATATTACGATGGTACCTGTTGATCTTTCTCTCATTGTACAGGAAGTACAAGATGTAGTAATCAAAGAACCAAGCAATCTTACTTATCATAAATTATAGGTTATATAGGTCAAATTCTTTAACTCCTTCGAGCTTTCTCCACTGATCGGTGTTAGATCTAATGTACTCACGGAGGTAATGTCCGTCGGATACAGCGTATAAAACCAATTCAGGATGATATTGATCGGAGGTGATTATGGATACTTTGGACAGTCCGAAGATTCTCATCCACAGTGGTTCGTCGATTCTGATGGATTTAATCCTGTAGAAGTGAACCTCCTTCCTTGTCACGGATAATATTCCCCTTCTTTCAATGATGGTCCTCTCCCTGAATTCATATCTCCAAAAATATACATCCAACATCTTGATGACAGCAAGAAGGGGAACAAAGATAGTTTGGATCAAAGCAATACCAAGAACGATATAGATTAAATTAATCCACTGAGATGGTCTGATGATTCTGATCAAGTTATCTGAGTACATAATATTAGATTTATATTTTTATAATAGGGTTTAAATGAAAATGGTGGTCATTTGACCACCAAGTTCTTAAACTAATTCTTTCTTCCTGTAATCGAAGTCGATGTACTTACCCTCCTCAACTCCAAAGTCAATGGCGAAGGCCACGATCTTGTTTCGTTTCTTAACAACATACAATTGATAAGCTCCATCTCCGAATCCTGAACTGGAAACAATCCCACTGTCATACACTCCCCAAGATTGATCACTCAATGTGTGTTTACACATATGACGATACCACAGGTCACCACCCTCATTATTACTAAGGTAATCATTACCGAAGTCATATGGTTCGAAATCGAACTTAACTTCGTCATTCCTGTAGGATTCAAAAGAAAAGATCCCACATTGACCCGAGTCAACTCCGATGGATGCTGGGTGTTCTTCCCATTTCCCGTGTAACAGGTGATCAAAGTTAACATACTCCTCGTGGATTGCAAAGACCATTGAACAACGATTTCCCCAATCACCAGCGTCGTGTTTCCTGACTGTCGTGTGATACACGCCGGGTTTTACATTTTCGATTACAGCTTGACACCAAGTTGGGATGGTGTAACAAGGGTCGGATACGACCACTTTTTTTCCGAGATTGATAGTGTGCATATACTTGAGTTTTGAGTTACGAAATTTAAATGTGAGAATGTAATCCTCGTCCACCAGCGGGATCGATAAAGTCGTCTTCATCTACCGTGTAGTCCCCACTCTCGAGAACATCCATTATGTATGCGATCTCGTAGATACTACAGTTCTCGATCTTTATTTCTTCATCATAAGCTCCGATGGAACCATCAGCATACAATGACCTCGCCACAATTGGAACCATAACATAATCATCAAATGATGGTTCTTCAACAAAGATCCTGAGTGGGGTTTTTAATTCCACCATATTTAAATCATTCTCATCCATAAAGGAAAGAACCTTATTGATCAGTTGTTTCTGTAGATCCTGAACTAACATTCTATTGCTATTTGTCATACACTTGGATTTAGATTACAAATATAATATGTGAAATGTTTTCCACAAAATTTATTTTTTAAGACCTTTTAATAGGTGAACAAATACATTGACGGTGAACCCATTACCGATGGCGTGCCACCTCTTACCTTCAGCAACACCAGGAACTTTGGTATAGTTCTTCGGGAGATTTTGAAGTTGTTCAGCTTCCTCGATGGTGATTTGTCTAATGGTTCCGTCCTTTAATTCCACTTTGGAACAGTTACCCTTTCTTGTTGTTAAACAGTTGGCCTTACCATCTTTTCTTGTTGTAGCGTTCTTACGCCAAACTTTTTTACCTTCAGGAGTTTTCTTACCTGTATCAATGTTTCTAACACCGTGTCCACCGATCGCATCAGGAATAATACTTGAAAGATGAATTCCTTTATCTTTTGGAATTATAGCACCAGGAATATTTGTCCAATAGTATCTCTCACGATGTTGAGCGGAAACCAATTTTGAATCTATTAAGATGGGACTAACACCGAAAGATGTTGATATGATGTACATCCACTTTGGATCCATTTTAACATTCTCAAAAATGAAATACTTCGGTTTAACTTCTTTGAAGATCCTATATACTTCCCAAAAAATGTGTGATTGAGATCCTTCTCTAATCCATCCCTTTTTATCGGCTTCACGATACTTCTTGTATGTGTCGAGAACATTTCCGTGAATATCTGTTAATCCATCTTCATTACCTGCTCTTGAGAATTGTTGACAAGGAAATCCCGCAACCATAATATCGATCTCAGGTAAATTTTTTCCTTTGATGTTACGGATATCACCAAGTTGTTTTGTTTTCGGGAAATTCTTCATTGCTATACTCATAGCAGTTTCACTGATCTCACCTGAAAAATAATTCTTGTACTCAATTCCTGATTTTTTCAATGCGTATTGGAACATTGAGATACCGTCACATAATGATAATACATTGTTAATCTTTTTCATATTAATCTATTTTATTTACAGTTTCCAAATTTTGGTTAATAATCTCGTTCATAGCCTCAACCAATTTATTCTTGGCTTTGTCCATAAACTCTTTGTTGTCATACATCTTGTCCACTTCCACACCATTGAATTCAGTTAATCCAACGATGACACGGATGTCGTTTGATTCCTTATCGTTACGATGGAAAGGAATACGAGCGTAGATGTACTCACGGACAATGTTCAATTTGATCATATCATTGGACAGGTTGTCCCGTGTACGGATCTGCATAATCACATCCTCAAGCTTTGCTAACTTCTCAAATATTGTTTTATTTGATGTTATTTCTTTCTTGTATTGTGTGATTAATTTCTTAAGTTCCTGACTCGGTTTTTTTAAATCGTCCTGAACATTTAAGAATTTGTCATACGAAGGAATGATTGTTTGATTACCTACGATACTGGTGAACACACCCTCTGTAAGTTTGTTAACTCTACCCATACTTGTTTGATTTGTGCTGTATAAACAGCTGGTTAAAAATAAAAACTATGATTCATTATATAATTTCTCAATCTCTTTTTTGTCTTCTTCATTCACATAACCATAATCCAATATGAAGTTTTCCAAAGATACATCATCTTCTTTTGCAAACTCTATATTATTTATAATTTCATTCCAAAAACCTTCTTTATCAAAGACATATTTCCCATGTACAAAATCATAATCCTCCTCCGTCAACGTACCATCTTCAGTGATTATAGTTTTACCACAGAAGTCGGAACCTGGTTCCTCATAGTACATCTCCACCTTTACCCCATAGTTCCTTGCCAAACTTTGAGCAAATCCAATTGGTGGTGACCAAGCTGTATCAGGTGACATGGTTATTTCAGTATCCTCAAAAGAGAAATAAGATTCATTATATGCCACATCCCATTTGGTCCCCCAATTATCTATGTTGGTTCCATACCACTTCTGTTCATATTCATACAGATTCATGTCAGGAGGAATTCCGACGAGAGTCATGAAAACATTCGCTTCCTGTCGTTTTTCAGTGGGGATACCATTCTCAATTACATTCTTTAAGAATTTAATTTTTTCCTCATCACCTGTTATGGTGATTGAGTTTGAACACCAATTTGGCATAGTTTTAATTTTTAGTTATGAATAATTTATAATCCACTGTTCCAATTTCATTTACTGTTACTCCATCCATACACATTAGATAACCATCATCTTTCACCCAATATGGTAATCTTCTTGGATTGTATGTTAATCGATCCAGATCCATCGTGTCATACGCCTTAAATTTATCGAACTTCACATCGATATCCTCACAGAGTACCCAAGCACAAACGACTTTGTGTGATTGATTTTTATAAATCTTCTCAGCGGCATTCCTGTTGTTCTTAAGCTGACAGTTCTTCATTACGAGTTGTACATTGATAGGATAATGATACTCTACCTCACCTGATGGATATTCGATTTTCCATTTTAGATAGTTCTTACCTCTACCGAGATTGAACCTAACTTTAATTCGTTTTTTCATATAGATTTATTTTAAAATGATTTCATGTAAATAAACCTGAGCTTCTGAACCCCCATATTGAATTAGAATTGGATAACCCATTGGGTCTTCATCATCATCAATTTCATCTAGTGGTTCAATGTATGTGATTGTATAATCAGTACCTTTGATTGGGTCAGGGTCATTCCATACTAATGGAACACCGTTTGTTATTGCTGTTTTTAATTCTAAAAAACTTCTCATATAGATTTATTTTAAAGTGTAGGTAATACACCATCTTTACCATAGAATAAAACACCACCATCATTACCCTCGTCGTCCATAGAGAGAATACAGGATGTTCCGTTGTCGAGGAAGAACACGACAGGTCGTTTATACCAACCCATCATTTCCATTTCTTTATCATTAAGATAACGGACTGATATAATAGTTCGTCCCTCTAATACTTCTTTCGCTTTGGTTGTCCAAGTTTGTAACAATTCTTTTGTCATAAGATTTATTTTAAAATGTGATACAAAGATATAAAGGGGATATCGTTTTACCAAACAATATCCCCAATATTTTTTTACCAAGACGAGTCGTAATAAAATTCACCGTCACTGTCTAATAGTGGTTCGATCGCGTTAATAGTATTTTCAATATCCTGAAGATACCATTTATCGAACTCATATGAACCAAAGAAGAAACCTGGACTCGGTGGTAACAATTCCTCCGCGACTTCCGTGTCGGTGTAAACTTCGATATTGTCATACATCTTCTCACCATTAGCCCAACCAACCTCAGCTTGAACCAATTTGATTTCGGACTTCAATAAACTGTCACGAACTTTCTTACAGGTGTCAACAAGTTCTTTCAGTTTTTCTTTCTCCACATAATGTTCCCGACAATTATCTTCACCATCCTGAACATTCTGTACAAACCAATTATGAATTTGATTTGCTTTTCTCCAATACATTACTTCCTCAACAATGTAGGAGATTTTTTCAGGGTTAATGTCGGTTCTTTTCTTACCACCCTTCTTAACGGTGACAGTGTGTTTTTGTTCCTTAGTGTGGAAGCTCCAATTTTTAACATAAGTTTTCTTGGAGAGATACTGGTCTAATCCCATAAAATAAAATTTAAATTGTTAGATAATGTGATACAAATATACGGAGTTTTAAATTATAATACAAAAATATTTTTTATACTTTTTCTTTTTCTTTGTATTTTTTAACAAAATCTTTAGGGTTTCCCTCGAATATCCATTTACGGTCATACACATCATAACAACGGAGTAAGATTTCTTTCGGGTTGTCTTCATCTACAATAACCTCATATCGATACTGTTCCCAACAGTTGGTAATTCCTCCCCTGTGTAAATAAATTCCTCCAGAATTGGTTTTGAAATGTCCGATTACCTGTGCGGACAAACAACCCATTCCATTAAAGTAAAGTGTCTTGTCTTCACCTGTAATTACACCTATCGGCAAACCATTAACAACAGTACCACCAGCCAAAAAATCTGCGAGGTCAAGTCCGTGTCCTTCGGGGTAACCGTCCATTTGACGATACATTGTTACAATCTTAACTTGTTTCTTTTTACCTGTCTTTTCATCGTTCCATCTTTCAATGAATGTTGTGAGAGATCTAGTTCCCATGTTAATAAAATTTAGAGTTTAATAATTAATGACATCACAAATATACAACGGATAAAGTTATAATCCAAATATATTTTGTTAAAATTTTGCAAAAATATTTTTGATCACGACCCCAGCCCGGCACGGTAAAAATATTCTGTGGCGTAATACAAATGTCTGCCACAGAAAATCCATAGCTCTGAATCTGGCAACTTGCTCTGGTGTTGCTGCAACTTTTGCAACTTTTGCTATTTTCATAACTCATTGATAATCAATAAAACTATTCTGCCACAGAAATTCCACTGTGCTTTGCGCTGCGATCTGCTCTGGTAACAGCAATAAAAAACCCACCATTTTACTGGTGGGTTCTCTATCAAAACAAAAACTACTAAACAACGAACTTGTAATCATCCTTTAACTTGTTTCTAACACTTTTATATTTCAAACCTACAATAACATTTTTTTCATCGTAGTATCTCATATCGTATTCATCCCCGTCAATAACTTTACGACCCCAGAAAGTTTCGGGTAATTCTTTTCTAAATACGACCGCCACTCTAACATCATTATTCAACATACTAATACAATCGGGAAAGTTATATCCACTAAATGAAAATGTTAAATCGTAGTTATTGTACTTCTTTAACAATTCAATTCGTTTCGGAACTTTCGTGTAATCGTAAAATTTAACATCGGGGAAAATCTGTAATACATTTCTCACTTCTCCTTTATATGTCACATAAAAACTTTCGGGGGTTATATCTGATGTATTGTTTAAACGAACACTGAACTTGTGACCGAGTTTATCTGCCTTTTTCTTTGCGGTGTATATTTCATCTATCATCCAATTAACAAAAAATTCCCTGTGTTCAAAGAATAATTTCGTTTTTTTAATTCTAGATTCATTAATAACATCACCCTTTACCTTCTGTGTCATTTTATTCATTCCCGATTCGTTCAAACATAGCAATGTACATTCTTCACTTCTCATAGGACAAACCTCATAACCACTTGACTTTGCGGGTGCGAGGTATAAACTATAAGTAAGTTCATTGTACTTGTACGCCTTCTGATGTTTGGTAGTTAAGTTAACCGACCCCAGGTAACCGATACCCGTTAATTTTTTTGCTTGAGCTTTAGTTGTGTAAATCATAATTTTAATTTTTACAAATATACAACTTATATATTTTGATTCCAAATTTATTTTCGTTAAAGTTTAGTTAAGATATTATATCTAAAAATTTCAGGATCTGAACCAAGAATTTTCTGTGGCGAGTATAGTTGATCCGCCACAGAAAATCTCACCTGTTAATATGCAGATCGAGTGCACAAAAAGTGCATAAAAAAAGGGGTACTAATTGTACCCCCTTTCATTTGTCAAAAACTACTAACTCTCAGCGACCAACAGATTTTTGTACTCACTTTCCGTTAAGTGTCTTGTACTTTCCGACTTTACTTTCTTCCCTATCGGTTTAATCAACACACAATCTCCCTGTCTTACAATCTTCTCAATACAACCTTCGGGAATGTCCGTTTGAATAGTCCAAGCAATTGCCTGAATTGCATTGACCTTTTTAATATCCCAATTCCAACCCTGACCATTTGTGTTTGCCACACTTTTCATATCAACCCAAATGAAATACTCTCTGTCGGTACTTGTGTCCTTACACTTTACATAGTAACAATCATCAGGTTTTGACCAAGAATTACGAGCCTTACCGAAAACTTCCCCATTAACTTTGTAAAGTTCATAAGTGTCATTGAATTTTTTGGTAACAAGTTGTCCGTCTTGACTAACCCAAGTTGTTGTTTTCTTCAATGTTTTCTTATCAATCAATTCGGGTTTAATCTCTTTGACCAATCTATCTAACCCATAGTTCAACATAGCCACACGGCGTTGTTCCAAGTTCTCTAATTGGGCTATCTCTTTGAAAGTAATCGGGGTAATATCTTCCCAAATATCTTCCAACTGACTGAAAGGACAATCTTTGTGTTTCACTTTCAAAATACGACAACCAATGTCATACGGAAATTGTAAATTATTGATAACGATTTGCATAACTGATTTAATTTAATTTGTTAATAATTTAATCTTCTTTGTAAATGATAAACGAAGTTCCAACAGATACCAACAACTTATCATCTTTGATAGTTAATTCTTCTCTATCATCTCCGTCATTTGTTGTGAAAGTATAGTAATCTTCTTTCTCCCCTTCATCATAGGAAGGCTCAAAGTCTGCGGTTTCTTGTAATACAATTTCTTCCAATTCTCCCACCAACTTTTCTTGTTCGTCAGACATTATGAAATCTTTTTTGAAATTGATAGTACAATTCCCTTCTTCTCCGTTAATGTTACTAACATACTCCGAAACAAATTTAGACATCTTCTTTGATAATTTGATTTCCATTGTTTCTTCAATTCTCTCCGACCACTCACTTTTGGCACTTTTTGAATAAATGAAAGTATGTTCTTCTTCATCTTCATCACTATCATCTAATTCAATATAAACATTTCCGTGCTCCCCAATGTAGTGTCCGTCAGAGTTTACATAAAACTCAACTTCATCAAACACTTCTTTGTCAAAGTAACTTTCCAATTCGGGACTATTAACCTCAATTTCTTCGGGGACATTCTTTTTCTTACTATCGTTTTTCTTGTAGAAAGTAAAGTGGTAGTCATTCATACTATCTCCACCACAACTGAACTCCATATTTGCGTGTGTAATACCTAACTCCTTCCAGAGTTTTACTGCTTCATTAGTTTGCATAATCGTGTAATTTTTGATTTAAGTTTTTAACAATTTCGTACGCTTCGGGATTATCAACGGGCTTAACTCCATTATTCATCCAGGGTTGGACTTCTAAATGTTTAAGATAGTCCTGTGGTGTCGGTACAAACTTCATTCGGAAATCTTCTGCAATATGTAACATCGCAATATCTACAACATCAACGGACTTTCCGTCAGAATTAACAATGTTGTAACCAAAGATTTTCGGAACAATGTGGTATGCGAACCAGGTATTGTGAGTAAGTAACCTCGCACTATTATTATTCATAGTCATTTTTGGACTATCAATAAGTTCGTGAATAGGTAAATAATCTTCTACCTTTCCACCCCAGCGTTTAACACTGGATTTAGAATGAATTAACGGATTTGCCATTTGAGTTGATTTAGTGTGTGAATAAATTAGTCCCAAACTTGACTTACTGAACGAGAAAACGGATTGTACTCAACTTGTTTTCCCATAACCCAATTACCTTTGTCAATCTTTAAGGCTTGATGTTCGTTTGAGAAACTTCCGTCAGGTTGTTCGTGTTTTAATACACTATCCTTTGTTACTTCCAATGTTGCAAAGGACTTTTCTTCATCAATCTTAAACTCTCCGTAAAGAGTGTGTTGGTTTGCTCCCTCTCCTTTGAGTAGGGTGTGTTTTTGTTTTTTTACTTTACTTTTCATTTGAAAAAGTTTTGAGTTAATAATTAAATGACATTACAAATATACAACTTATTTCTTTGTATTTCCAAATTTATTTTGTTAAAATTTTCTTAACAGATATAAATAGTTTTACCCTGAAACTGTCCTGACCCCGGTCATCTGAAATTTCTGTGGCGAGTGTGTTTAGTCTGCCACAGAATATCTCACCTGTTGCGCACAGGACCAGCAAAGTTCAAGCAACAAAAAACCCCAACATTATGTCGGGGTTAAAAAGGTACAGATTAGGTTTCTCATATTATCTCTTTCTAAATTGAGAAAATGTTTGATACGCACCAAACTGACGCCACCTATTTAATTCATTGTTCTTTTGAATACAAAGGTCTTTCGCCCAAGTATAAACCAATTCAGTTTCTTCAAAGGTTTCAAAGTTCCTTTTAATATGTTCCTCTAATAAGGAACACGCCCTCATCCACTTATAGTATTGTTTATCATCAATCCTTGTATTAACCCATTCATCTGATACTCTACCACAATCCTCTCTTTTAATGTGTTTCCACTTATCAATGATGGCGTCGAAATCTACTTTATCGAATTGACTTTGAACAACTTTTGCTATGTGGTGTGCGGTCATATAACTTCGTTTAATAATTCTTGATACTGACTTTGTATTTTATCAAAGTTATCGGTGTAATGTTTCAACAACATTTTACTTTGTTCTTCTAACAAACCATTAACAATCTTTGGGGTTTTTACTTTAAGAATTGTTTTGTTAAATGATTTGATTTCTACTCCACCCTCTAAATCAAAGATAACTTTTACAAAGTTCTCACTCCATTCTCTAAATGTTAAAATTTCCATATTACAAAGATGATATTAATTTTTTTCTTTTTTCAATATAAGTTCCTAATCTTTTGATAAAGTTCTCTGCCGCTTTCTTTGTACTGAAATATGCAAAGAATTGACAATATTCACTATCCTCACTAGTTTTACTTGAAAGGACATTATTATCTTTTAATCTTTCAACCACATCATAATTACTTTCGCAGTTCTCAAAGGTTTCAAGTCCACGAAGATCTGCGGTTACCGTCCATTTATCATCCCATTCGTATTTGACTGGAATTATTTTATCTATTGTGTATGACATTATTTTGAGTTTTTTAATACTTCACCAATAGCGGTCTGTAAATCTTTAAGGTCTTCCCTTGTCATAACGGGAACCATTATCCTATTAAAATTCATATCCCTTCTATCTGCTCGACTATCACCTTCGGGATAAAGGTTATTATCTTCAATAGATATATAACCAATATCACCAGTCAATCCAACACAAATTTGATGTCCGTTTGAATAGGTTTGTCTTTGTGCTAATTTTGATACTCTTGCCATAATTAAAATTCTAATTTTGTACCTGAATGTAAATCTGTAATTCTCTGTTCCACTTCACGAACTTCATCACTTGTTAAACCTTCGGCGTAAAATCTACCATAACCGAATTTCGCTTTAATCTGTGTAAATCTAAAACCGGGTTTCTTAACAAAGTCCTCAAACTTTTTATCTAACCATTCTACAAATTCTCCAGCACCTATGGCTAAACCATAGTGTCCTTCCTCCAAGTAATCTTTGTACTTCTCGTTGAATTGTTGTGTTGTCATACAATTTTTTTTATTTGTAAAGATAATATAATAATCGTTAATCAAAAGTTAAAAGGTTAACTGGAATTAAATCAAATTCTTCTTTTGTTTCGGGTTCTGCATCCCTATCGTAGTTATGGTTCTTCAACCACTTCTTAAAATCTTTTTCATCTTTTAATACCACCTCTATTTTCTTCTGGTCTCCGTTACCATATCGGTCATTGTACATTACAATAAAAACTTGTTGTGATTTCATTTTATTTTATTAATGATTGAATAAATTGTCCGATAATGTTGAGTTTAATTCTCATTTCGATTGATTTTTCTTCTTCGCCATTGTTTTCAAGTTCATCGGCGATGTCATATAAACTTATCAATTCAGTGAAAACTTTGTCTGTTTGTTCTCTTGTTGGCATATTATTTTATGGGTTATAGTTTGTGTTGTATTGTTTATTATATCTCTCCACAAGTCCTTTCCAATAACCACTTTCGGAGGCGTATCTTTGAGCGACTTCAAGTTCGGGAAAAACAGACATTAACTTCTTTCTGTTCTCCGTATCTCCTTTGAAAAAGGTTTCGTAAAGTGATTGTTTGAACGAACCGGCTAAACCGATTTTATAGTCCATAAATTTTTCTTCGTGTAAAGTTACCATAATTTTAATTTTTACAAATATACAACTTAAAACATTATACCTCCAAATAATTTATGTTAAACATTTGTTAAAGTCTCTCTATCACTCCAAGTATATCCAACTCCCTTAATTGTTCTAATTGGAATTGTTGGAAATTTATTTCTAATTCTCCTGATGTGAACATCAATAGTTCTGTTTATTACAATCACATCATCTTCCCAAATTTTATTTAGTATCTTATCTCTATTCAATACCTTGTTTTTATTTTCCATAAGGTAATGAATAATCAAAAATTCTTTTTTTGGTAGGTTGTGTTTTTTATCGTCAATAGTTATTTGTCTGGTTTCCATATCGGCAACAAACCCACAACTTTCAACTCTATGAGTTTCTTCTTTTTTATTATACTTCTCAATGACTTCAATAATTTCTTCTATTGAGTAGGTTTCTTTTCCTCTCCACTTCAATTCCGATTTAATCATTTCAATCATAATGTTTTTTTTCAAATATACAATATAATACTTTCTATTTCCAAATTTATTTTCATAATGTTTTGTTAAAGAGTTTGATCCTGCCACAGAAAATTTCCCCGTCGTCTTCAGGACCGCAGATTCTGAGTTCGTAACAAAAAAAACCACCCCTTTCGGAGTGGTCTTTGTTCACACTTACTATCTAACTCAAAACCTTAAATTCACTTTATCCTTTCTCATGTAGTTGTAGATACCCTCAATCATTTCCACATATTGTTCCACCGTTCCACACGGAACTAACTTCATTGGTCTCAACTTTACTTTGTGTAAAAACTCTTCAAAAACAAAGTCTTTCTTATTTGACATAATCTTCACCATCGCCCTCACAAAGATTGACTTGTTGTAATACTTCTCAAAGTAAGGTTTGAGTTCAAGAATGTTGTTAGCCCACTCACGAGCTTTCTTCTCGTTCTTTACAACATATTCACCACTTTCAAAAGTATCTCTCTTCACACTTGACATTGAGTTGTTGAGAAACATCGCGACTTCGGTGTACTTATACATTGGATAGTCGGTAATGAAATTATTGAATACAACATAATTCTTATTACCCTTCACAACGAACTTGTGTAAGTGGTCAAACGGAGACCAATTCTTTTGTAGTGTATTCATTTCCGTCATTTCATCACTTCCTGCTCCTTTCACTACTTTGTAACGAATCGGACAACCAACACTCATCGCTGCGGTCACACGATTTTGTCCATCAATAATATCACCACTTCCATTAATAGTGACAACTGATGTTGGTAACCAACCACGTTCAGACATTCTCTTCGCTAACTTCTTAACATGGTTTGGAATGATTGGACGATTGTCCTCTCTGAATTTGAAAATTGAATAATCTTTTGTCTCAAAGATTTCTCCTACTTTTTTTCCATGAAACTTATTCATAAGATAATTTGTTCAGAACTCCTGTCCCCGAGTTAGATTAGTAATGAGTAACAAAGATATAACTATTATATTAGTTTTCCAAATTTATTTTCTTAAAGTTTTGTTAACATGCTGCAATTCCGAAGAAAACATACTTACCCTCTTTTTCTTTTCCATCGGTTTTATATTCGATCTCCGCAACCCTTGTGTTACCATTAACAAGTTTCTTCCTCATTTCTATTGATACTCTTCCTTTACTCTTCTCAACCAAATCACGACCATGTTTAACCGCATCGTTCTTACTATTGAATGACTTAACACTATCTCCACGAACAATCACATCATAAACCAACTCCCATTTCTTCGTTCCCTTACTTACAATGTTTGTAACCTTAGATTTTATCTTAGATTTATTTTGTGTCGGTTCTTCAATACATACTCCCCAAGCCGAACCCCACTTCTGACAACTATCAATATGTTTGTTAATAAATTCATCAATAGAAAGTTTTGATGACTTAAACATTGAGGTCTTATCAATAACCCCACGAGTTGTGGATATTGTTCCGTTGTAACCATCGTTTCCATATTCGTCTCTCGCATATTCAACTGCGGTGTCATACGCTTCGGACATTGACCAACCTCTTTTTGTTGTTCTGAAATCTGTTGCTCCCATTGTTATTGTTTTAATTGATTAACATTATTGATTACTATATTACAAACGATGTCTAAATCTTCTTGTGAGATTAATTCCTCCAA